AAACAGAAGACGAATTTCCCGGGCAACAGTATGTTATTTGTGATAAAGGAAAAGTCGATCTAACAGATTGTAAAAAATGTGATGATAGCGAAATTTGTGATCTAGAAGACAACGATTGCGATGGCAACATCGATGAAGGGGCGTATGAATGTACAACAGTCTGCGAAACTGCACCAGCATATTGTATTGAAGGTGAGATAATCTGTACAGCGGAAGAACCAGAAGAAGAAATCTGTAATTATCTGGATGATGATTGCGATAATGAAGTTGACGAACACCAAAGAAACGCATGTGATAAATGTGGATCGATCCCGGAAGAGGTGTGTGATGGAATTGATAATGATTGTAATGGACTAATGGATGAAGATTTACTTCAAGAGTGCGAGACAGTTTGCGAAAAAGGTTACGAAATATGCCTTAGCGGGATGTGGTCAAGCTGCACAGCACAACAACCAATTGAGGAATGGTGCAATTCCGAAGATGATGATTGTGATGGAAGCATAGATGAAGGTTTAGATTGTTTTTGTAGTGCCGCAGATGTTGGTATATTGGTACCTTGCATGGAAGATCCGTTAATTTGTGGACAAGGATATAAAACTTGTGAATGCGCAGTTGCGCCGCCAGAAGGTCAAATGTGTGCTGAATTTGGGATGACACAATGCAAAGCTACTTGTTATTATTTTCCTCCTCCTCCAGATATTATTTGTGATGAACAAAAAGGAATTATAATATCAGAAATATGCAATAATCATGATGATGATTGTGACGGGGAAATTGATGAAGACTTATTTAAAGCATGTTATACCGGCCCTCCGGAAACATTAAATATTGGTATATGCAAGGCTGGTAATTTAATGTGTAGTGCAGGAAAATGGGGCAACTTCATTGAAGAAATTTTTATCGACGATCTGTGTATGAACGAAGTTTTACCATTACCAGAAGAACTTTGTAATGGATTGGATGATAATTGTGATGGCGAACTTGAAGATGATATGAACGATACAGATATATTATTCATATTAGACACCTCCGGTTCTATGAACGATGAGATTGACGCTATCGTTAGCGCATTAAATATGTTTGCATTATATTACAGCGATGAAGATGTAATCAAATGGGGATTGATTTATGGTCCCATGTGGGAACAACTTATTGCTGAAAATGGAACTTCATATGTAGCTGAAGCCTTAAAAATTAAACATAATTTTTCTGCTTTTAGCGCATTTTTAACAGCGCTGACTTCGACTGATTTTAGTCAAGTCGACGGATCTCGAGAAATGTTATATGATGCGTTGTATCTTTCTCTTACTAATATTGCTAATCCAAGTTCAGTTGAATACGGCGACGACGAGATATCTTGGACGTCAATGTATGGGACAATAATCTATTCCGATCCAGTCATACCCAAATTCAAATTAAGCTGGAGAGGTCTTCCAAAAGAGACTAACAAAGTTGTTGTTATTTTTACAGATGAAACTGCGCAGAGTTATATGAACCCTCAAATAACAAATGATATTTTGCTTAAACTTGAAGGCGGCGTAAAAGATTTGAGCGTGTTCGTTTTTAGCCCAACGTCTACTGCTAATGCTGCTCATTGGGATGGTACATACGTAGGTTGGGAGAACCTCTGCCAAGTCGGAAATGGCCAGTGGTTCGAGCTGACAAGTAATCCAGAAGAAATATTTAACAACTTGATGCAGATTTTAGACAACACTGTTTGTGAATAATTTTGATAATTTAAAAAAGACATGGCAATATTTTAAAAGACTTATCCTACTTTGGTAACTATTTAAGATAGTTATGCCTTGCAATATTATAAATCAGTCTGTCGACAGCTTAACTGGTCTGAAAAAAATGGCCGGTACCTTCTTTCCTTACGCCGAACAACAACTGGGTTTCGATCAACCAGTGGACATTATTTTTCAATCAGATTCAGAAAATGCACAAAATATACTTGGCAAAACGGCCCAATACGATCCAGATGGAATGTCAGTAACATTATTCACAGATGGTCGGCATCCAAAAGATGTTCTTAGATCCCTCTCACACGAACTGGTTCACCACGCTCAAAATTGCAGAGGGGAGTTCGACTCAATTGGGGATACTAGTTTAGGTTATGCTCAAAAAGACGGTCACTTGAGAGGTATGGAAGAAGAAGCATATAAACTTGGAAATTTGATTTTTAGAGATTGGGAAGATATGTTCAAACAAAAAGTCACGCAATTACAAGAAAGAAAAATAAGAAAAACACTTAAAAAAGGCCTTCGAACAATGCTTAACGAAGTAACTGCCAAAGTTGGTGGAAACGCTCAAGTTCGAGATTTAGAAGGACAAAAAATATTACTTGTTGGTGACTCCCATATGAAAGGACCTATAGGTAAAAACCTAGAGAAGATGCTTCGCGCAAGAGGCGCGACAGTTGTAAGGGCGGCTCAAACATCAAGCCGGAGTTGGTATTGGAACGACAACGTATTTGGTGGTAAAAAATATACCGGTAAGATGACTAAGAGAAGGGGTTGGGATTCGGAAGGAGATCGCGAAAAGCTTTATCGTCACAAATATGATAAGATTATTGTCTCTTTTGGTGGAAATGAAAGCCCCGACCAAAGGAAGTTCGCGGGCTTTATTCGTAACTGGAAGGGGCAAAAGAAAGCAAGACCAGGTGAAACTGATGCGGCGCGCATCAAAAGACTCATTCCCGTATATGAGCATTTTAGACAAGAGAGAATTATACCTTTCATGAAAAATCTGCAGAGCCTAGGCGCGCCAATAGAATTCTTTGGATTGCCGCCAAGCAAAAAGAAAGAGGCCGGGAGGACTCCAAACCCGGTTGGGCGCGGACTCATTAATGGAGCATACAAAGAAACAGCTAGGGAGCTTGGCATCAGATTTCATAATATGGATAATACGATTGACGATAATCCAGAGTTCGCGAAATTAAAAGGCAACTTTGGCCTGGCGCCCGACGGATCACATTACAGGCATAAAGCCGGCAAACTATATGCAAAAGACGTTCTTTCTAAAGCATTTTCTCGCCCCGGAGAACCTCTGTATATTAGAGATCCGGAAACATATGAACCTGTTATAGATCCGTCGACGGGGAAGAAAATGCCCTATGCATATGTCCCAACCCAGGCCGACCGAGAAGCTCAATGGCTTAGAGATCAAAAAGCAAGTGTAGCTTCTGAGTACGAACATTATCATGTAGAACCGACTTATTGGGGGCCAGAAAAACTTCCTGCATCAGCTTATACTGATCAACGTACATTAGACCACGAAAAGGGACCATGGGGGCGCGATCCTGGCCGATGGATTAAGGGATCGAACCCGGAGGAAACTTCGCGGATGTTAAAGCAATATCTGGAAGATCTTAAAGATATCGAAGTTACCACTGACGCATATAACAGCCCATGGGCACGTCCAATTAGTAGTGGCATTTTCGGACATAAAGGGCACCCAAAAAATCTTTTAAAAACAGCATGGCTGCCCGCCGCTGAGTGGCTCGCATTGGGTGGTGCAGCGCTAGCGGCTCCTGTTCCCGCCGTCGCCGCTATGGCGGGTTATGGTATAGGCAAGGCCGCTGACTGGGCAGCAGAGAATGCCCCGATTCGATGGCCATGGAAGTCAGTCAAAGATCCCATTGCCGCCGGCGGGCAAATTGCAAAAGATCCAACGACTGATTGGGGAGAGGCTCAGAGTCTAGAGGCAGCGCTGATGCGTGACCGTAGGCGCCAAGAAAAACAACATGGATCTCAGCATTATCCTCGTTTGCCGTTGGACAAAGCTTATGGCGGAGATTCTAGTCGCGTGAGGGAATTAAGAAGACAAGAACGAGAAGTTGCGCGTCAAAAAAGGATCGATACCTATCAATTGACACCGCAGGAAATCAAAATTTTAGATTCCGCGGACAATCATGCTGCAGCGTTTGAACAAATAAAACAAAATCGAGGACAAGTTAATGTTGAAAATAAATAAACAAGAATTGAAAACTATAATTGTTGAGGAGCTAGCGCGCGACAAACGTTTCCAACAGTTGCTTGACGAAGGCTGGTTTATGGATACACTTGGAACCGCCGGAAAAGAGTTCCGGGATTGGTGGATTAGGAAACGCGGTGGTGGGGATCTCCCTGGTGTAGATCTCCCGAAGCCTCCTCCGCGGCATCCAGATGCGCCGGGTCCACATGGGCAACATGGAGGAACTGGGTACGCACCAGAAAAGGCAGATCCGGCCTGGATCGATCCAAATCAGCGACGATGGACTGGTGAAGAGCTGCCAGTTTCGGAACCGGGCCCTCACAAAGGTTTTCCAAATCTACCGGTGGTGAGAAAACAAACAGCGGATGATATTGGGGAGAAGCTTGCTGCGAACGAAACTATGGCCGCGGCGGAGTTTTCCGATCATATGAACAATCCTAGATTTATGAGATTTATAAAACATTATTCGACTGAAGTTGATGACATGGGAGTGGAAGTTCCATCCGAATTACGGATGTACGTAGAGGAAAACGAACTTGCTCATGCTATGAGAGAGGTAACCAGAATTATGGATTCTGCAGAGGCACAGAGGCTTTTTCCGGAGTTTTCCAATTTGCGGGGCCGGCCAAAGCCAAAGCTTCAATCTGATGTCGCGGGAACTGCTGAAAAACAAGTGGTCGATTCAACAATCGATGCGGCGCGACAAGGAGCAGTGAAGAGCGGTGAATCATTGGCCGTTCAGATAGAAGCCGGCGAGCAAACAATAGCGGCAATCACAAAAGCGGTGGGGGATATAAAAGATCCGGGTGCGCGCTTCTCATCGGCGGTGAAGGCCTCCATGGCGGCTTTCGGCGTGGGCTATGTTGTCTTCGATTGGAATTCGTGTGTGGAATATCAGGACGGCCCAAATAAGGGGAAGTGTATTCCGAATATACCTAGGGGTGGACCGATCCGTCGAAAGTTGCTCGAGCCTCTAGCGCTGTGGGCTCTTGGGATAGATTATTCAAGTCCGGTGGAAGCGCTTAAAAAGAAAGGTATACGTGGGAATAAAGCCGAATGTGATTATGGCCATGGCCCTGTCCCTTGCTCTGCAGATGCAGACCCGTCCGCTGTAATATCAAACGCGGAGACGGTGGATCAAACTGCCGATGAAATCGGAGCGCGGAAGAAGTTAAAGCAGAAACGGTCTAAATTGTCGCCGAAAGAAGTGCTGAGGCGACAACAACAAGCTTACAGCAATTGCTCGAGCATGTCTGGCCTCGGCCAGTCGAAATATCTTAAAAAACATGGGCTTAAACAGTGTCACGAGTTGCTTCCGGAGCAACCTCAGCAGGAATCCGCGATCAAAGATATGATTAATAAAATTCTATTAGCCGAACTAGACGTTCCGGAAGTCGCAGATCTGCCGCGGGATATACCTGAACCAACCCCGCCGATCCCCGGGCTGAAACCTGCGGAAAAGGATCTTGGTGATCTGGATGACATAGAAGATTTTGAGCCGGAACCACCAAAGCCGCCAATAGCAGAAAGAATAGAATCTGCCAAGTCTTATCAAGAACAAATATTTGAAGAAAAATTCAATAAGCTAAAAAAAGCTTTTGCAAAACAATAAGGAGTTAACAAATGGCAAAACGAAAAAAACTTTGGAAAATAGCGATGGTGGCCAAGACCCAAGGAATACCAAACAAAGAAGATGTAATTGCAGAAAAAGTTATTCAAACAGTAAAAGAGGTTTTCGAAAATGTTGTAGAGTCTGAACCTATCATAGAAAAGGTCGACCCTATCGTAGAAGAGGTTGTAGAACCTGAACCTGTCGTAGAAGAGGCTGCAGTTAAGCCAAAACCTAAAGCTAGAACTAAAAGAAAACCCGTCAGAACTAAGAAAGATACAGGAGTATAAATCATGGGCGGACCAGCGGGACATATGGATCACCCGTTTGATCTCGCGCGAGTTAAAACTGGTAAGGATTTGATTGAGGTTTTTGAGCATGCAGCTCAAGAAGTTCAGCAAAACCCAGCAGCGATAAAACTTGATGGGGCTAACGTTGGTTTTAAACTGATAAAGGGCGCTCGCGGATATGAATTTGTTGGCGATAGAGGTTCTTTGAGTTCTCTCGATATACAAGGGTTTACAGTGGATAATTTATCTTTAACACCCGCAGAGCCCGTGATATCCCCTGAAACAGGGGAAGCAATACCTCAGAGATTTAAGCCTAGTGTTAATCCTGAAACAGGAGAGATGGTACCGCATGGTCAAGCTAAGCAATATACAGATCTTTTGAATATGATGAACGAGTTGCTTAGTGCGGGTCAAATTTGGTCTGAATTGAAAGAACTCGGCATGCTCGAAGATCCGACTCTTTTTTTTAATACTGAATATGTGTCCGGGCAAACGAATGTAACATCTTACGAGGGCAATTTTATTGCAATTCATGGTTTAAATCAATTCTACCAAAAAACTCCTTTTAGAGGCGGCGGGATGTCTAGGCCTGGAGCGCCAAGACCTGTAGATAAATATGGGAATGTCGATAAGAAGTCTGCAGGCAGAGAAATAAGGTCTAGCGCAAATGATCCTTCGATGATAAGTATAGTCGAAAAGCTGCAGCCAATTGCTGAAAAACATAATTTTAAGGCATATGGAACTGTTCCGTCTTATGCAGTTGCGGCGCCCGAATTCGAAAAGACTTTGAGTACTGATTTTACGATTAATTTAGGTCGGCATCCCGAAACCGGAGAGGTGGTCTCTAGAACTCAATCGCTTCGCGATTGGCTTTTAGAAGCAGATCATCCCGGAGAAGAGGAAAAAGTAACGTTAGTTGATGGTAAAAAATCGCCAACTCCAGGAAAGTTTGTATATGGTGCGATTTTAGAAGGCACACTGATTACCGACCTTTTAGCCGAAGGAGAAAACTGGTGGTTGGAATTGTGCTCTGCGGATCCTGCATGCGCTACCGACGGTGATGTTAAAAAGGCCATCGATGGAGCTATTTTTTATCATGCAACAAGAAAGTTGGGAAATGACATTTTCGCAGTTTTAAAAACGGATGCCATGGGGATTGAAGGACAAGGCGTAGATGAACACGAAGGGCTAGTACTTAGAAATCCTAAACTATTTGGTCCGAAGCCATTGAAAATTACTGGGGAATTCTTGTGGAAAGGATATACAGAAATCTCTGCATTTCAACAGAATGAGTCCTTAAAGCGCCTGAACGAGCAAATAGACGCAGAAGGTTGTCAACGCATGCTTGCGGTCGTTCCCGGGGCATTTAAGCCACCTCACAAAGGACATATGGCGATGGTCAAAGCCTATTCCGATAGCATGGGTCCGGATGGAATGGTCTTTGTGCAGATTTCATCGATCAATGCTAGCAAAAGAAACTTAAAAAAAGCCAAAAAATGGCGCTTCAACCCGGAAACTCAAGCTGATGTGACGCCAGAACAATCGAGGCAGATTTGGGAAATTTACAAGGCCGCGGCAGGGCTAACAAATGTTGATATTAGCATCATGCCTTCGAGTAATGAAAAATCTCTTTATTTTTCAAAAGCCGGCGGTTTTGATTCCCCGGTGCAAGCTTCTCTCGAATTTATTGGAGTAAATGGGCCGGCCCAGCCTGGTGATTGCGTTTTCATGGGCGCCAGCACAAAAGGCGGAGATGATAAGAGATTTGCTAATTTACAAAGTTATGCAAAAGAAGGCGTGCAAGTTAGGTCTTACCCTGTTGTTCCTTTTGGTGAACTAAGCGCAACTGACTTTAGAATAGCAATTAAAGCTGGAGATCTAGAAACAATATCAAACGTGTTTTTACCAACGGAAGATCTTTCTGCAGAACAAGAAGTTGCAATATACAATATCTTGGGTATTGAAACTCAGCCAAATGAAGCGCTTCAAGAATTGTTAGTGAGCTTGTTACAGGAACAGCATGGTCACGGATTCACAACAGGCGAATCCGGTTTACCGAAAACTAAAGATATCGATTATGATGAATGGTACCGAACTGATCCGGACATGCAGGCAATTAGAGATTTGGCACTAGGAACTAAATCGGTGAAAGATGTACAATGGCTGGACCGCGGAGAACTAGGACCTCCGCCAGTGAAACTCTCTCAGCCAAGTGATTACAGTCCCGGGTCTCCAGACGCAAAACCAGCTGTTACGACTCAACAGACAACAGGGTTGAGAAGTCCTGGAAGGATTGGTCGTACCCTTCGTCTTGCTAAGAGAACGGGAGTTAATCCAGCAGTAATTTATGCAATTGAACAAATTGAATCAAGTGGAGGCAAGACCCAGGCTTTTGCTTTCAATGCTCATTCTGCTAGAAAATACATATATCAAAAATATAAAAACGATCCTAAAAAGCTTAAGCAATTAAGAAAAGAGCTTGACGGCATCGGGATGGGTCCAAAAAGTGGGGATACCGCAAAAGCATGGAAAGGCAAGCAGCAAAGTTTCATCGGGAAGCGCAAAAATAATTATAAAAAAGCACGAGATGCATATGATAAGTTCTACAAGATAAACCCAGCTGCTGCTGTTGCAGGAAGCGCGTGGGGCCGATATCAAGTATTAGGCTGGAATCTTTTACCTCTATATGGGGGCGATCCTGCAGTAGCAGTCAAAGCTTTTAAAGACAATCCGGGCAAAGTTAGCGCCGACATGTTTGAAAGATGGGCAAGCAAGCGCCCGGGCTGGATAGACGCTACCAATAAGCACGGGGTCACTCGCTCGGTGGCCGGCGCGTATAATTGGGGAAACAGGTATTTGACAAAACTACAACGGGAATATAAAAATTCTACCAAAAAACTAGGCGATTACCAAGAACAATTGGCAAGCATAGATTTAAATGAGCCAATAGATTACGAAGATTATAAAGGCGCGCAGACTCCGACGGCGACACAGCTAAAGTGGTGGGAATTGCCTCTTATAGTCGACATGCCGCCGCCGCGATCAATACCAGAAATACCAAAAACCGTAACGGTACCGGATCCCACGTGGCCGGAAGATATACCTCCTCCTGAATATCATGATTCAAATTTGCAAGAAGCTAACGAAGGAGAATTTCAACGAACAATGAAGAGAAATCTTAAAAAAGAACATGAATGGCTCTTGGATCGCGGGCCTCAAGATCCCGGAACGGCTTATGCAACAAGAAGAGTTGGTGGTCAATCAAATGCGTTTGTAGCGATGGAAGGTAAAGAAGAGGAGTTGGAGATCGATGTGCAGCTCGATGAAATTTCGGCCATGGGCGCCGGAGCAGTTGAGGGAGCACCAGGGTTAAATCGTGGTCCATGGAGAGAACCTGACGAGCCCATTAAGATGGATGGGTTTGCAGGTGCAACGGATGAACAAACTGGTAATAAGGGAGTGTTTGTTGGAGAGCGTGTTTTAAAAAGTACAGATTTAAATGAGGCAAGTGTGTCTGGAACTAAAGCTGAAAAACTGCTTCAGCAAATGAGAGATTTTACCGGTAATCAAAAGCTTACATTTGATGAAGCCGTTGAAGGCGTCCAATGGAAATTTGGTGAAATACGTTTCGATCCTGTGCAGGGTGTGTTGAAATTTTCGAACGCTCCGAATGATTTGACACCAAATGAACGTTATTTATATAACAAAGCAAGGGAGTTTTTCGAAAAAGCTTATGCTGGCGAAACAGAACCCCAACCAAAAACGCAGGATACCGGTTCTGACGCTCAAGCAGGCGCGCAGATGACGACTCCTCTTGCTTGGCAAAAGAGGTTTGGAGTAGGTACCGGCTATGAAGACCTGTGGCAGGAAGATATATCTGATGAAACATGGAACAAATACATTAATGAGACGCCAACGCTAGCGGGCATAAAATATATAGAATCAGGAGTACTTAATCCCACGGAAGAACAGCAAAGAGCTTTTATGGAGGCTCATGACACCAGTTTCGACGTGGTATCACAGGGCGAAATAGAACTGGATCCTATTCTGGGCTTAGGCGGTACCGCTGACGAGGGGGGAGATCTTGGACATGAAGAAGCCATAGATTCAGGATTTTATGACGATGTAGATGAAGAAGAATATGAATACGAAGAAGAATATGCCGGTGAAGGCGAAGGCGAGGGTGAAGGCGAGGGAGAAATTGCTGCAGAAGATCCTGAGTATGATTCAGAAAATATAGAGAAAAATATAGAGAAAATTGAAGAGGTATTGAACTATTTACTAGCACACATGGAGATTATCGATGCAAATTGATAGAAAACAGTTTATTGAAGAACTTTTGTTACGTAAAGCTATTCGCAAGGCTATTCGCGTTGTAAACGAAAGAAAAGGGTCACACACACAAGAAGAAAAGCAGCTTAAAAAGCTTGTTAGGGGCGTTATTAAGGAACAAGGTCTTGGACGAGATTCAACTGGTGTCGTTGCTCTTGATGTTACTTTGAAGTCTTTTGTTGAGAATATGGAAAAAGAATATATAAGCTTGAAAACAGATGAAGCTCAAAGATTATCTTTCAGAGAGCATATTTTGAAGTTCGTAGAAAATCTGTTCCAAGAGTTAGATGGTATTATTGATGCCGGCGGCACCATTGAAGAGGCTATCGATATCGATATTGAAGATGATACACCAGATGAAGAGAAATTTATCGAGGTTCGCCCGGAAAAGGTTGCGCATGCTGAAAAAGAGGCTGAAAAAGAAGAAGTAGCTGCTAGTGAAGACGCCGGCCTTGAAGCAGTTGAGGGTATGGATCCAACAGGTCATAGTTATGCAAAGGACTTCTTTAAAGGTCAAATAAAAACTCCAATTGCTAATGCTTATAGAAAACTTATTGGTTCTGTTGAAGACAGAGATGTATACAAAGATTGGATGCTGATTAATCTTAAGATTTACTTTGAGAATTTTGAAGAAGATAATTTTGGCCGGCCGCGTACGCAAATACCTGAGGCTCCTCCTGGATCTGAAGTTTCCGGTGCACCGCCGGTTCCTATGGAGTAGCAATGAAACTAACTAAATCACAATTAGTAAAGCTTATAAAAGAAGAAGTAGATGAATGGACTGTCACGGCTGGGCCTTTGCAGACAGAAGACGAATATTGGGAGGAACAATCCCCGGAACGCGGCGGCCTGAAATTACCTCCCAGCAAGATCGACCGAGCGGCCTATCTAGCAAAGTGGAAGGCGAAGAAAGCGAAGGAGAAGGCATATCAGGAAGCGTACGCCGCGTGGAAGAAAGAACAGGAAAGAGTGTGGATTCCCTCGCAACTCAGTCATTTAAAGCTTGATGCTAAAGCGGTACAAGATCTTTACGATCTGTCAGAAGAGGAATATGAACAAAACAGAAGAGACGCGTTTGGGCCTCGCAAACCTTTCGCGAAGGACACGTACAGTCCTAGGTGGGATCTCGAGCCGGCGACCTTCTGGTCCGCACTCGCTGCTGAAGAGGCACTTATCGAACCGGGCGCGGAGAAGTTGATTTCTATGGCTAGACCATTACCGGGGGCGCTTCCGTCAGCTGCTTCTTGGGGCTCCGCCGCGGCTGCTCCGGCCCTATTGAACCCAGCTACAATAGCGTTTGGATCGTACGCAATCGGCGATTGGCTGGAAGATTGGTATAAAGATGCGAAGCTAAAAGGAAGAAAGAGACCGCCCCAGCTAGCTATAAACCAAGAACTCGACGCGTCGGCGAAAAGAATGTTTGAAAAAGATATTGGAGTCTCTTCAGGTCCCAGCTGGGCCGCGGCCAAGGGCCGGCCGGGCCGGGATAGTGCAAGTCATAAAATCAACCGCGCAGCCAATTGGGTGGGGAACCGGTTTAAGGATATGTTTTAAAAAATGAAACTTACAAAACAAAATTTAACCGCGATTATAAAAGAAGAGTTGGATGATGATTCGAACTCTAAATTAGTGTTAGTATTAACTAAGTTATTGAGCAAATTAGACAACCTAGATATAAGCATTGATTATTTGTCTTCAGCTGTTACCGGTGCGGATCCCTTAAGTATTGGACTAGGTCAGCAGACATATGGTAGGGCTGTGGGGCCTATGATGCCGCCTCAACCTTTAAAAGAAATTATTAAAGAAGAACTGCATGATGTCTTAGGTTCATTAAACGAGTCAGGGTGGGACTGGCTTCCTTTTCAATCGCAAGCCGGCGGAGGAGCAGCAATGAGGTCTGGCGGCCGCGGTCGGTACTGGGATCCAGAAGAGTTGCGCCAATATTTAGAATATACTAAGAACTGGGATGTAGCGCGAGATGCAATGGATCAAATGACCTGGCAAAATATTGAAAAGGTTGAGGATATGCCATATGGAGCTGCGGAGATGTTAGCATTGGGCGCCGGGGCAGAGATGGCAGCTGGATCTAAACTGGCTAGTAATCTATTAGCAAAAATACCATGGAAAAGATTGCCGGCAGCCCTGAGAAAACAATATATGTACCCGGGCCGAGATATTGCACAAAGATTAAGACAACCAGTCGATATCCTCGGCCGTAATCCTTTTGCTTTAACAAATAAACTTATCCCGAAAAGAACTGCTCCTCTAGCATGGGCTGCAGCTGCCGAAGCTGGAGAGAATGAAAGCGAGACCGACGCGGAGAAGAGAGCCAGACTCGAAGCGGCGGGGATGATGAGAGCAGTACCAGAGCCCATAGTTACTGGTGAACTTGAAGGCCCATATTGGGATGATGACGATGACCTCCCGGAAGCTATAGTTACCGGTGGCCCACTATCAGAACCGGCCTGGAATGAAAAATGAATAATTTAACATTTTAAAAAAAATATGGTAATCTTAGTTAAAAACTCTTTAAGTAATAACTTAAGTAAATAAAAAAAAGTTTTAAAAAATATCTTAAATTAAGAAAAAAATTACCACCGTGGTTAGGCCGGAGATCTTATATTATATGGCATGGAAAAAGACTAAGAGAGTACAAGGAAAGAATAAAAATCATTCCCTGAGTAAAAAACTTCGAAAAGAAAATAAAATCACACATTCATTTGAAGTAATGCTAAATAACTTGACCTTAGAAGAAATAATAGGATTAAAACTGGAACTAGCAGCCAAAGCAGCTGGCGGGTTATTATATGGTCATCCAATATGGTATTCATTACCAAATTTGGTCAAAGATGCTGTATTGAAATATGCATACTCGGCAACTAGAACTAAAATGGAAGCAGCTAGGTTTTTAGGTTTTAGTAAGAAGAGATTTAATGAGTTAGTTAAAAAATATCAAATTGATTCATATTTTGAAGAAAATTAATTGACTTATATTTAATATATTGATATGATAGTATATATATTATACTCAGTACTGGAGGTAGTCTATATGACTTTTTTGTAATTATGTTTATTTTGCTATAAAGGGGCTGGTCAAACCAGCTAGTTAACTATGAGATACCTTTTTATATTACCTTCATTGTCTCTAACGAAGGGTTTCCCGGGAAACAGTTGAAGAGAGGCTAGTATTGGCTCTGGAGCGAGAGAAGAGCCGTCTCATAGTATTTGTTCTTTAAAATTTTGGGGGCGTCCTGGTTTCGACAGGGATAATGATAGTATTTCTTGCAAGACTGTGTGAGTGTCACAGCATAAACATTCAACTTTTTAACTGCCAACGATAACGTTGAAGTTGATTACGCCTTAGCTGCGTAATCTGAGGCTGCTAGTGGCCTTATTCCCCAAAACTAGCAAAAAGTTTCTTATTTCTTAAAAATAAGTGGTGCGCGCGTTTAACTTAGCTACGAAGCAGTTTGCTGGTTCAAAAACCAGATAATCTTGTGAATGATAGAATATTTGATGATTCTTGGACGTGGGTTCGATTCCCACCGCCTCCACCATATTTTTGTATCTTGGGACCGTAGCTCAGTTGGGAGAGCGCTTGAATGGCATTCAAGAGGTCGTGGGTTCGATTCCCATCGGCTCCACAAAAATGAATGACCCTAAGGGTGGATTCGCTAGCGAGAGGGATGGGCTCCTAGCATATAATATTAAATTGGAGAAAATAAAAAATGAGTGATTTTGATTTTGTTGGCCACTATGGAGCCACAACCGAAGAAACTAGTGATGAACTACTATCAGAAAATACAGCTGTCTCTGCAATCAATTGCGGATTCGTTGGCCTAGGCGGAGGAGGTGGAAAACTAGCTAAAGCTTTTATTGATTTGGGGTTTAGCAAAACTTTGCTTGTTAATACGACTGAAAAAGACCAACCAGAGGGTGTAGACCCAAAACATTTAGTTATAATTCCAGATTCTGATGGGGTAGGAAAGGACGTCGTATTTGGCAAAAAGGTCCTTAAAGACAACGGAACAGTTGTTGAAGATGCGCTCAGAACAAAGCTTGGAAAAGTTGATTGGCTGTTTGTGTTAACAGGTGGAGGTGGAGGAACAGGTTCTGCGGCAATTGCTCTTAAGAGCGTTTTCGAAAGATATCTTAAATCGATTCAAGCTTCAGGTACGGTGATTTATATAGCTACAATTCCCACTGCTCAAGAATCACTTAATGATACAATCAGAAACAATGCCAATTCTCTTCTTAAGGATATTTCAAACCTTCCACACCTTGCCTTAAGTAACGAAAAACAGGTTCAAATGCTCAGAGGTAAAGTTGGTATGCTAAACCTTTATCCTGCTGCTAATACAGCATTTGCTAAGATGTTGGGACAAGTTCTTAAATTATCTTCAGAAAGTTCCCCAATTCAAACGTTTGATTCAAAAGACTTAGAAAAGTGTCTTAAAACGAAAAAGAGGATGCTTCTCGGTACAGCATTGGTTCAAGATCCGTCAGTATCTAACTTAGGGGCTACAATTTTTCAAAATTGTATCAAACAATCTCCTTGTCCAGTTCCGCAAGGAAAGCCCGATACTGGTGCTATATTGTTCGTTGTCACTCCAGAAATGGCAAACAATCCAGAAGTTAGTAAACATATCGACGCTGCTATTTCTTACGTAGGTGGAAGAACAAAAACACTATTTTCTGGAGTGTATATTAAAGAAAATATCCCAGGTTTAATTGCAATATTAACCATGGGTGGATTAGACTGGGAATAAAGAGGTAAAAAATGACTGAAAATATTGACAATCCGTTTTTCGAAAAACCGTGGCATAATGATGGGTTTTTTAAAACTTATCAAGAAGCTAATCAGAGAAGAGAGTTATTAAAAGACGAAGAAGATCTTCAAGTTAAGGTTAAAAAGCTTTCAGATCGGTTTGTTGTGAAAACTAGAAATATAAAATTGCCCGAAAAGAAAGTTAAGAAAAAGGATAGAGATGCCAATCGACGATCCAAGCATACCGCCAAAACCAAAGTTGACAAAAGAGGAAATCGAAAAAGTCGCGAACGTTTTTAAAAGTTTTGTCGACCCTGCCAACAAAGTTTTACTTGGCGCCATAATTCAATATAAATTTCATAGGGAAACTTGGTGGGAATTCCATAAATTATGTTGCCGGCACTATTCCACACCAGCTTACAACGATTATAATGTCGACAAATATATTGAAGATAAAAAACTAAACAAATTAAGAACAATGTAGTATTATAAGCATATGCAAGAACAGAAAGAGCCTTTATCTGAAACGACCGGTGCATTGTTGACAATATTGTCTGCAGCTGCAATATTATTGGGCTTTGCTTCCGGAAGTAATATATTAGCGTTTCTTGCCATCGTTTCTATGATAGTGCTTAAATATTATGCTGTTGAAAATTATGGCAGGAAATTAGACAAATTTTATCTATTTATGTTTAGTTGGGCAGCCATAATGTTGGTCGTCCTAGAAATACTATATAGGGTTTAAAATTGAAAGATATATTTTGGGCCGGCGAAGGTGCCGGCAAAAAAGCGAAAGCTAGTGATATACCGATTGGAGCCTCCTCCGATAAAAACAATATTGTTGAAACAGTCAATAATAGAATATATTATTATTCAGACGTCTCGAGACAAAGGATTCTTGATTTAAATAAGTCGTTAAGAAACCTGAATGATAATTTACTGAACCAAGCACAGTTGTTAAGCTTACCAGAGTCAGCAAATATATATTTGCACATTAATAGTTTCGGAGGTAGCGTCTTTTCAGGATTGGCAGCTGTAGATTACGTAAAATCGTGCGAAGTGCCGGTATATACTGTAGTCGAGGGCTGCGCGGCGTCTGCAGCCACTCTTTTCAGTGTGGTAGGTACCCACAGGCAGATAAGAAATAATTCTTTTATGTTAGTTCACCAGATTTCTTCCGGCATGTGGGGAAAATATGAAGAATTAAAAGATAGCATAGACAACTGTGATCTTTTCATGCGGATTATCAAGGATATATACCATGAACACACGAAAATTCCTAAAAAGAAGCTTAATGAGATCTTAAAGCATGATTTGTGGTTTGATGCCGAAACTTGTCTTGAATATGGGTTAGTAGACGAGATTATTTGATATTTATGCCAATTTATGAATATAAATGCCAAAATTGCGGTTTTTCCTTCGAAATAATACAAAAAATCAATGAAAAGGCACCTAGATGCGAAAATGCAGTGGTCAGCGGATCAGTGGAACGTGTATGTGGCGGTAAGTGTAGAAAACTTGTATCAAAGGGCTCTTTTTCATTAAAAGGCAGCGGCTGGCACAAAGATGGTTATGTAAAAGAAAAGAAAGAGAAAAAAGAGCTAAAATAGAAGATTTTCAAACAACTTTTTCTGAAGCAAGATATCTTTGTTGGTATTGTTCTTTATAAACGAAACTAGCTCACTAAATCTTGGTGATAAGCTAAGAAACGGGAATCGGACATAAACTGAGTGAATCATGCCTATTAGTTCCCCTTTTTCATTAAAAATCGGAGAACCTGACGAGCCGCCAACTGCAGGAACTGAATAGATTGCAATTTCTTCTGCCACGCCATTATAATAACCATTGAGAATAGGAACCATTCCTTCGCTAAATATTCCAATAGGCGCCGCTAAATTATATGCTCTGTCGCCAGGAACAGGAGGTTCATCAGAAATATTAACTGGCGTTCTAAAAAGCCCATAAGAATAAAGCATACAAATATCAGTTTCAGAATCATAATTTAATACTATGGCGGAGTACTTATCCTTATCAATATCAATTAACTTAAATCGCCTTATTGAATAGTCAACACCCGGGTGAGTCCTCACATATGATTTTATTTCTTCATCATCACATACATGAGCTGCCGTTATAACATAAGAGCCTTCGTTGTCGTAAGCAACAATGAATCCGGAGGCTGTCGATCCCATAACTCTTTCCCCACATTGCGTTAATTTAGTTACATTTGCATCGCAGACAGTTAATTTAATTGTTTTTCTTATTTTTACGAACGAGTCTCGAGGTAAAATCTCATTTAATGAATATTTTTTGCTTGAAAGAAGAGAGTCTTTACAGCAATACAAGACGCAGGAAGATAACAGAATGGCTGCAAGCACTAAGCATATTTTCATGAGTTTACTGAGCATTATAAACTAGTCCTATAGGATAAATAGATGATTTTTTGTAAAAACGGGCCAAAAGAGGCGTATAAACCTATATACGTATTATAACTCAATAAGGAGAATCTTGATTTTATGAATAAAAACAATGTTTTAGATCATTCTATTATTATAATTGCTACATTTATTAGCCTTGTTACACTCTCGTTATGTACGCTTACTAACTGCACAAGTGCAGTTCAGGATAAAGAAGTACCGCAGCTACCATCTACAACTGGTAAAACACCAACGACTACTAATAACCTGTTATATTTTCCACGTGGTCAGTTAACTACTGAAGAACATAAAGAACTCAAAGACTCCGATATCATTTATACGATGCAGGTATTTTTGTACGATGAAAAAGGAAAGATGAAAGAACAGCTGACCTTAAAACCATCAGATAAACGATAAATTAGTGATGCTTATCTATTTATTATGAAGATTGTAAGATAGGTTAAAATATGGCGAAAAAGACTTATGTGCTGGACACAAATGTTTATTTAACAGATGCCAATTCAATTAATTCATTTGGTAATAACGATATTTTAATACCATTTAAAGTTTTGGAAGAGATCGATAAGCATAAAAAAAGACAAGACAGTGTTGGACTGAACGCAAGAACAATTATAAGAATTTTAGATGAATTAAGAGTAAAAGGCAGTCTTAAAAAAGGCGTTAGGCTTGGGAAGGGAAAAGGTATTGTTTTTGCCAGAACTCATGTTCTATCACTATTACCCTCCGAGTTTGATCGCGATGATGCAGATAACACAATCATAAGTACCGCTCTTGCCGAAAGAGAAGAACATGCAAATAAAAAGGTTGTAGTTGTCACTCGCGATATTAATATGAGAATCAAATGTGATGCGCTTGGCTTACCATCTGAAGATTATCAAGCGGATCAAGCTGTAACTAACAGTGAACTATTGTATTCTGGGTTTATCAAATATCTTGTTGACGATCAAACAATAAATCAGTTTTACGATGGCGAACCGGTTTATGCTGTGGAAGATGATATTAAAATATTCCCTAATCAGTATGTAATGTTGGTATCAAACGCAAATGATAAAAAAACAGCTTTATCTAAATTCCTCAGCTATGCGGACCCACTAAGAAAAATAGTAGAATATAAAAATGTTTGGGGCGTCAAACCTAGAAATAAAGAACAAAGTTTTGCACTGGATTTATTAATGGACTTTAACGTTCCAATTGTGTCTTTAGTGGGTAAGGCTGGTTCCGGAAAGACTTTATGTGCTGTTGCCGCCGGTTTACAACAAACTATTGAAGATGATTCAGAAGCACAGTATAAAAGAATTATAGTTTCTAGACCTATACAACCGATGGGAAAAGATATTGGATATCTCCCGGGCACAATAGAAGAGAAGATGAGCCCATGGCTAGCCCCAATTCAGGATAACTTAGAATTTTTAATGGGAGATAAAAAAACACTTGATATGTATATTGGCGAAGGAATAATTGAAGTTGAAGCGTTAACTTATATTCGTGGAAGATCTATAGCCAACGCTTTTATTGTAATAGATGAAGCACAGCAATTAACAAAGCATGAAATAAAGACTATACTTACAAGAGTGGGCGAAGGAACAAAAATCGTGTTCACTGGAGACATTGAGCAAATTGATAATGTATATGTCGATGAAACTTCAAATGGATTAACTTTCATAGTTGAAAAATTCAAAGAGCATGACGTCGCAGGCCATATTATATTAAAAAAAGGTGAAAGATCAAAGGTTGCCACTTTGGCTGCCAAAATATTATAATAAACGAGGTTTAAAATGAATATAAAAATTGAAAATGAGGAAGAGGGACCGAATCCCTTATTAAAAGAAAACGTGATCCCCGAAACAGAATTTAAAAGTTGGCTAGTTGAATATGTTGGTAATAAGCATGAGCCGGCTGACGATAACGTGACTGTTGAGATGATTGTCGAGACAGTTGCTAAAGAATTCCCTGAGTTTTTAATAGTTGTTGCCGAGGAAAATTATATTCGCGGATATGAACAGGCTTTAAATGATGTAGAAAGTTATAATCAAATCATTAAAAAAGATGATGAAATTTTAGCCAAGATACCTGATACAATTGATGACGAATAGAAAGAATATAAGCGCATATCTTAAAGAATCTCACGTAAACGCGATTAAAAATCAAAATCACCTACAACTGTTTGGCGGCAAGGTACAAGTTTTTATCAAAGAGCCAACTTCTGAAGACATTGATTTGGCAAAAGTGTTTGACAAATTGCAAAGATTAATTCCTGTAGACCTTTTTTATAATGTAGATATTATTGTGATAGGCAACCTTAAAGAGTTTGAAGAGCACAACACAAACGCTTTATATCAGGACAGGGCTATATATGTCTCGAATTATCAAGACAATGAAAAAGATATGTTAGATGATATTGTTCATGAATTGGCTCATTCGGTAGAGGAATACGCTCAAGAAGAACTTTACGGGGATCTAAACTTGGAAAAGGAATTTCTGGGAAAACGAAAAAGATTACTTGACATTTTAAAACAAGAAGGTTATAATATAAGAGATGATTTTACAAATTCAGACTATTCAAAAGCCTTTGATGAGTTTCTTTACAAAGAGGTTGGATATCCAACTTTGGTCTCATTAACAATGGGTTTGTTTGTTTCTCCATATGCTGCTACTTCTCTGAGAGAGTATTTTGCAAATGGTTTTGAGAATTATTTTCTCGAGGACCCGCGATATTTAAGAAAGTTAAGCCCTTATCTGTTTAATAAAATACAAAATATTGTAGAAGGAGAATAAAATGGACAACATTATTTTAGAAAAGCTGGAAAAAGCTAACATAGTGGTTGATGAGGAAAAGCAAACAATAGAAGTGTTCTTAGAGGTTGATATCGATGGTGAATCTTTCGAATCCAAAGATCCTGGAAAGAGGATTTCCAATCCTAATTTTCGGAAATGGAGAGAAGGTCATATTAGAAGATACCTTAAAGCAAAAGGATACAAATATGGAGAATGTACAGAGGGAATTAAGTCTGTGGCTTCAAATACAGTAGGCAATAACAGCGGATATTGGAAATATAAATTGCATACTGTGAAAAATGTAAAAAATGTCGAAATAAAAAAACAGGATATTAAAAATGAAAACACAAACACTAAAACAAAAAAGTCGCGACGAAAAAAAACAAAAACAAAAGAGTGATATTCCCCATGTATCTTTTTCAGAGCTAAAAAATTGGCATAAGTGCCCCTTTTATCATAAATTAACTTATATTGATAAACATAAATTCTTTAAAGGTAATGAATATACAGCATTTGGCTCTGCCATACACAGCGTTTGTGAAAAGTTAGTTTTAGAAGATGATTTAGATTTTTCTGAATATTTTAAACGTGTATTTTCACAGAATATTAAGGATTTGCTTGACAAGGAAGTTGAATTAAGATCTGATTTGATTACGCCGATGGAAGAACAGGGACTAGGTCTGATAGAACACATCAAACCAGCTCTTAAAGAGTATTTTAAAAGTTACGAGGTTATATCAGTTGAAGAAAAACTATCTCAGTATATTAAAGAATTTGTTGAAGAAGAATATAACTTCAAAGGTTATATCGACCTTGTATTGAAAACAAAAGATGGAAGATATCACGTTATTGATTGGAAAACATGTTCCTGGGGCTGGGATGCAAGAAAAAAATCTGAAGTAATGAGCACTTATCAATTGATATTTTATAAGCATTATTATTGTGACAAGTATAAAATCGACCCTTCAAATGTAGATGTACACTTTGGACTTTTAAAACGAACGGCGAAAAAAAATAAAATTGAGTTATTTAAAGTGACTAGTGGCGATAAAAGAACAGGAAATGCTATTAACTTTTTAAACAAGGCGCTGTATAATATAAATAAGAAAAATTACATTAAGAATAAATTGGCGTGCCATGGCCCATATGGTCCTTGCGAATTTTACAAAACAAAACACTGTCCATAAGAGGTTAAATTGAGTAAAGAAAAAATCAAGATTTTCACCATAGGTGATCATCCTCTATCCCCGTCAGGTGTCGGTACACAAACCAGATATATAGTTGAAGCGCTTCTTCAAACGGGAAGATATAAAGTCATCAGCTTTGGCGGAGCCATAAAACATTTAAATTATGAACCGGTAAAAACCGAAGAATACGGAGACGATTGGGTAATATACCCAGTTGATAGTTATGGTACGCAAGATGCTATTCGAAGCGTACTTAGAAGTGAAAGACCGGATGTTTTATGGTTTATGACAGATCCGAGATTTTGGGGTTGGCTATGGGAAATGGATAATGAAATCCGTGCGCATATACCAATGATTTATTATCACGTATGGGACAATTATCCATATCCTAAGTTTAATAAATTATTTTACGATTCTAATGATTTAGTGGCAACTATTTCTAAAGTTACTGATGATATTGTTAGAACAGTTTCCCCGGATGTAGAGTGTGTATACTTACCTCATGCGGTAGACACAGAGATATTTAAGCCAGTACCCGAGGCAGATATTAAACAGTACAAAAAAACAATTGGATTGCTGAATAAAACAGGTGACAGATTTTTATTTTTCTGGAACAATCGAAACGCAAGAAGGAAAATGAGCGGAAGTATTCTATGGTGGTTTAAGGAATTTCTAGACAAAGTTGGTCATGATAAAGCATGTTTGATTATGCACACTGATCCGTATGATGATCATGGTCAGGATTTAGTTGCTATAGCTAAAGAGTTAAATATGGGCGAGGGGCAGATATTATTTTCGCAAGATAAATATCCATTAGATGAATTGGCTATAATTTATAATGTGGCCGATTGCACAATCAATGTGTCGGACGCCGAAGGTTTTGGACTAGCAACGTTGGAATCTTTGTCATGTGGAACTCCCATAATTGTTAATATGACAGGGGGCCTCCAACAACAAGTTACAGATGGGGAAAACTGGTTTGGTATAGGTATCGAGCCCGCGTCTAAAGCAATCATTGGTTCTCAACAAGTTCCATATATATACGAAGACAGGATTAGCAAAGAGGACTTTATTGAGGCTCTACATAAAATGTATAATATGTCTGAAAAAGAAAGAAAAGAACTTGGTGCCAAAGGCAGAGAGCATGTGCTGAAAGAATATAACTTTGACACATATCGCAGCAAGTGGACTGCAATTTTCGATCATGTATGCGAAAAACATGGATCATGGAAAACAAGAAAGTCCTACAAAAACTGGAATTTTACAGAGGTTAGTTGATGAAAAAAGTTTTAGTCAAAGGTCCAATATTTTCTAGATCCGGATATGGAGAGCAAGCAAGATTTGCTCTGAGGTCTCTTGCGCAGTATCCTGAAAGATTTGATATTTTTATAGAGAATATTAGATGGGGTAACACAGGCTGGATTATTGAAGATGATGAAGAAAGAAGGTGGCTAGACAGCCTTGCTAAAAAAAGCATTATATATGGGGACCAAGCTAATAATTACGATATCTCTATTCAAGTTACCATTCCTCAAGAATGGCAAAAGCTAGCACTTGTCAATATCGGCTATACAGCTGGTACCGAGACAACAAAAATATCTCGTGAGTGGATGCAGGCCTCGAATTACATGGATAAGATTATTGTACCTTCCGAACATTCTAAATTTGCATTTGTCAATACAGTATATGATGCGTATAACGAAGCCATTCAGCAATCAGTAAGCGTAGCGTGTCAAACACCGGTAGAAATTGTCAACTTTCCTGTAAAAGAATTCACACCAGAAGAAATAGACATTGATTTAAAATATGATTTTAATTTCTTGGTTGTTTCACAGTGGAGCCCTCGAAAGAATTTGAAAAATACTATTCGTTGGTTTATGGAAGAATTTAAAGACGACGAAGTAGGTTTAGTACTAAAAATTAATTGCGCCAGTGATTGTACAATAGATAAAGCAATGACATTGCAAAGAATACAAAAATTTGCCAACGAAAATAAAGGCAGCAAGTGCAAACTTTATGTCCTTCACGGAACAATGAAAGAGAGCGAGATGACAGGATTGTATACTCATCCTAAGATAAAAGCATTAATTAATATTTCACATGGAGAAGGCTTTGGTCTCCCTGTTTTTGAGGCAGCTTGTCATACATTGCCGGTCATCGCGTCGTGTTGGGGCGGAATCACTGATTTTATGAAAGCTCCAGAAAAGCAGAAAAAGTCCACGAAAGTAAAAAATAGACCACATTTTGCAACTGTTGAATATGATATTAAACCAATTCAACCAGAAGCTGTTTGGGAGCCGATTTTGGTCAAAGATTCAATGTGGTGCTTCCCTAAAAAAGGTAGCTATAAAAAAACGATTAGAAACGTGTATAAAGACTATGGTCAATACTTAAACAAAGCTAAAAAAATAGCACCGCGCTTAAAGGAAATTTTATCAGAAAAAAACCAATTTAAACTTTTTGCAGATCACATCTATGACGGTGAGGACTTAAAAAATGTTGAATATGTTTTTGTAAGTGATATGTTTGCAAACGAATTTCAAGGCGGGGCGGAATTAAGTCTACAAACATTGATTGACAGTTGTCCGTCGACGGCAGCTTCCGTTAAAGCAACTGCTGTTAACGAACACCTTCTGGATACGTGGAAAGAGAGCAAGTGGATTTTTGCAAACATGACATCGATGAATCCGGAAGCTATCACTTGGTTAAAAGAAAAAAACATTGCATATTCTTTTATCGAATATGATTATAAAATGTGCAAACATAGAAACCCGGCATTATATGAATTTGTAGAGGGAGAAGCATGCGAATATGCAAAAACCGGTTTAGCCAACCTAATAAAAGAGTTTATGACAAATGCTCAATCAGTATTTTTTATGGCAAAAAAACAAAGAGATATATATTGTGAAAATTTCCCAGAACTGAAAGATACAAACACTCATATTCTTTCTTCTCTGTTTGAAGATCGAATTTTAGATTATATTCAAAAAATAAGAAATAAATCTTACGAGAAAGAGAAATGGCTTGTACTCAGCTCAAGTAGTTGGGTGAAAGGAGTAGCTGCTTCCGAAAAATGGTGTAAAGATAACAATGTTGAATATGAGGTAGTTGGTGGCTTGAGATACGATGAGTTTTTGAAAAAACTAAGAAAAGCAAAAGGTGTCTGTTTTAAACCAGATGGCCTAGACACTTGTCCTCGATTTATCATTGAAGCCAAGTTACTTGACTGTGAATTAGAGTTGAATGAAAAAGTTCAGCATACTGGCGAAGAATGGTTTAATTTAGATAATGAAAGTATGATAAAATATTTAAAATCCAGGAAAGATTATTTTTGGCAAAAAGCGTTTTAATTGATGAAAAACCATTTTACGATTGTGGTACCTGCTTACAACGTTGAAGAGTGGGCAGAGAAAAACATAAAATCAGCTCTTATACAAGATTATGATAATTTTGACGTTATATATATAAACGACGCTTCCACAGATGAAACTAAAAAAATTGTAGAATCAACCTTTCAGAGCTTGGCCAAAGAGACGAGTGCTGATTCTAAGGTTATTCATAATGAAAGCAACAAAAAAGCACTCTACAATATAATATTTGCTGTTAAATTAGCTCGCCCAAATAGTATTATTGTGACATTAGATGGTGACGATAGATTACCACATAAAAACGTTTTGAATTCATTAGACGAAGTCTATTCATCATCTGATGTCTGGATGACAGCCGGTTCATATGTTGATTCTTCGACAGGCCTTATTGGCTGCCCACATGTAGATGAACACTTCTGGCACGGTAGCATAAGATATGAAGAGTGGGCTTTTTCACATCTCAGAACGTTTCGTAAAGAACTGTTCTTGAAAATAGATGAAGCGGACATGACAGACAGGGATGGAGAGATTTATAAATATACCTTCGATCAGGTTATGATGTTTCCAATGGCGGAGATGTCTGGTCCAGAACATTGTGTATTTATAAAAGAACCTCTGTATGTTTATAATAGAAATAACCCATTATCAGTTGATAGGGTACATAGAATAGACCAGCTTAGAATTGAACAAGCCATTAGAAATAAGAAGCCTTATTCGCGGCTAGAGAAACTATGAGTGGAGAATATTGTATAAAAGAGGGATATACATCTAGAAAAGAATATAATCAAAATGTACAAATTGAATCTAGTGATCAGTTCCAAGATGAAGTATATCAGAGAGCCAGACAGTTGTTAGATGAGTATAAGTATAAAAAAGTACTTGATATCGGTTGCGGCTCGAGTTTTAAATTGGTCAAGTATTTTAGAGACAAGTCTTTTATTGGTTTGGATCTTGAACCCAATCTTTCGTGGCTAAGAGAAACATACCCTTACTTTGATTATATGCTTTCAGATTATGATAACCCTCCTAAAGATGAATTTGATTTGGTTATCTGCTCTGATGTTATTGAACATGTATTGGAACCAGATCTAATGATTGATTTCATCAATAGTATAAATTTCAAGCATTTGGTAATTTCTACTCCGGAACGTGATGTTATTCAAGAAGTTCAAAGGCAAATGAATTGGGACGTTAAAAAAAATGGCCCTCCTGCGAACATATGCCATGTGAGAGAATGGACAAAAGATGAGTTTGCTAAATATATTTCTCAGACCTTTGAGATTGAAGAACACTATATGACTCCGATCCAAATAGAGTGTCAAGTAATTGTGGCCATAAAGAGAGATAGCGATGTCAATAGATAGAAGAGAATATGCGAACTACGAAGAGTATGTTCAACATCAAAAAGAGAAGACTTCAGATCCATCCCGCCGCGAAAGATTGATGAAAGATGATATCCATAAACTACGCATAGGCGCCTTTAAAGAAAAATTCAGTAGGTTTACAGATAGGGTATCTCCCGGAACATACCTTTTGGCCAGCGGCGATATGGAGCACTTGGAAGCGTCCACACCTTGTTTCAAATCACTCGACGAGATTTATATAACTGAAAACTCCAACGGAAAAAAAATTGTGAATGTAGTCTACACAGTGTTTCCATGGATGAATATTTTAAACCAATGTCGCGATAATCCGCCCCGGGCCCTTTGTCTTGGGGCGCGCATGGGAGAAGAGGTCAGTGCACTTCGTGATATAGGATTTGACGCAATTGGGATAGATTTGATCCCGAATCCCCCTTTGGTTATTGAAGGCGATTTTCACGATATAAAATTTGAAGATAATTATTTTAATTTTGTGTACACAAATTCGATAGATCACGGATTTGATTTAGAGAAAATGTTTAAGGAGGCAACAAGGGTGCTGATGCCGTCAGGTATTTTTCTTGTAGACTTTGCTCCACAGGCTTTCGGCAGATATGAGTCTATCAAAATAGAGAGCGAAGATGACGTCGTAAGGTGCGCCCCAAAGGAAATTAGTTTTATGAATTCGCAGACTTTTTTAGGAACTGGCTCACCTGCTCCTGGTTTTCTGCGAGAGATGTACTTTGTTAAAGAAGAATAATGAATATATTTTTAGATAATGTAGATCCAGAGGCCAGCACCGGGCCGAATTATTTTGCTGTAAAATTAGCTAAATTTCTTAAGAAAAAAGGCCATCAGTCTTATGCACATTTGATGGACCCAGCCTACCTTATTAATAACCGATATGCGGAAAATTTAGAAATACCTTGGCTTCCGGACGCCCAACTAAGCTTTATAAAAAGCTACTTTAAATTATCAGACTATTATCCCTCAAATCTGCCTTATATACCTTTGATTCATAGACTGGACGGGATATATTTTGATAAAACAAAAGATTATATGTCAGAAAACTCCAAAACTTTGGAAACGTATAGGGCGGCAGACAGCGTAATCTTTCAATCAAATTATAGTAAAAATTTAGTTTTTAAAAATTTTGGAGAATGTGAAAATTATATTATTATTAACAACGGCGCAGATTATGACTTGATAAACAACGCAGAGCCTTACTATACAAACAACATCGACCAATACGAGAATATTTGGTGCTGTGCTTCAAATTGGAGAGGCTCTAAGAGACTATTAGATAATATCAGATATTTTCTTGAGTTTTCCGGCAAAAAAGATTGTTTATTGGTTGCCGGCGCCGCCTCCCGACGTCTCATGTCTCTTTATGAGTCGGAGCCTGAAGTGCATCATGACAGGATAATGTATCTAGGCCAAGTGGGATCATCAACCCTGCACTCTATTTATAAAACATCAAATTATTTTATCCATCTGTCTAGATACGATGCGTGCCCAAATGTGGTAGTTGATGCTCGAGCCGCCGGCTGTCATATAGTATGTTCTTCTGACAGCGGCACAAAAGAGGTTGCTGGAAAAGATGCCACAGTGGTTGTGGAAGAGCCGTGGGATTACAGTCCAGTCGATGTAGATAATCCACCCAGAATGAGTTTTGATAACATAATCAAAAATGATATAATATCAGATATCTGCATCAACAACGTAGTTGATAGATATATAGAGCATATTAAATATGTAAAGGTGAATGCTCGTGGTAGTTAACACGTTTATTAAGGTGGTGAAGAGGTGATTATATATTTAGACAATGTAATTAAAGGTCTCCCTACTGGCCCAAATCATTTCGGCACTAAACTGTCAAAATATCTCAAGAGACAGGGCCACCAGTGTTACACAACTCCAGTCTCAACCCCAGAAATACAACTTTCGTTTATCGAGGCTAAAACTAACAATTTAAACATCCCTATTGTACAAAGGCTAGATGGAATCTACTTTGACAGAACTAAAGATTATACTTTGCAAAATACAAACATACTGAACACATATAGAAAAGCAAATGGCGTGATATTTCAGTCAGAGTACAGTAAGAATTTAGTGTTTAAATATTTTGGAGACCATCCAAATTATGAAGTGATTCACAATGGTGCTGATTTAGAAATGATAGAAACAACTGAGCCCGCAAATAATAAAGAACTAGAAGATTATGAAAATGTTTGGTGTTGTGCGTCGAATTGGCGCGGGTGGAAAAGGATGCCTGACAATATTAGATATTTTTTAGAATTTTCAGGTAAAAAGGATTGTCTTATAGTGGCTGGTATGCCAAAACCATGGGAAATGATAGAACACGACAGAGTATTTTATCTTGGCCAAGTGAGCCCTTTTTCTTTATTTTCATATATGAAAGCTGCAAGCCACTTTATACATCTTGCTAGATATGATGCGTGCCCGAATGTTGTTGTAGACGCAAGAGCAGCAGGTTGTCACATAATATGTTGCTCGGAAGGCGGTACAAAAGAAATTGCCGGCCCGGACGCCACAATAGTAGTGGAGGAATCATGGGATCTTGAACCTGCTGATGTTGATCATCCTCCAAAGTTAAAATTTGACAATATTACAAATAACAGTTATAATTCTGATATTGATATGAATAACGTGGCAGAAAGATATGCAAATTTTTTAAGTGATATAAAGGAGAGTGAAGAATAATGTTGGTGAAACAATATGTAGGTAATTTTTTGATGCATCTAGATCTAGCAGATAATGGTATATCTCAGGTTTTATACAGCGTAGGCGAAAGGGAAAAGGCCTTTATGGGTATATTACAAGAGACCGTGAAGGAGGGTATGGTTTGTCTTGATTTAGGCGCTAATATAGGCTATACGACGCTCTACATGCTGAATAATGTTGGAGAAGATGGCTTTGTATATGCGATTGAGCCTGGAAAGCACAACTTGGAATTATTACAACAGAATATTGAAACAAATGAGTTTGAAGACATTTGTGAGATCACAGAAGGAGCTATATCATCTAAGGATGGGACATTGGATTTTTGGTTAGCAGATGCCCCAAATTTACATAGTTTTGCAAGAACACATAGAAGTACTGATAAAGTTAGTGTAGAAGCATACACATTGGAAACATTTTTAAAAGACAGAAAATTCCCTAACTTTATTAAGATGGATGTTGAAGGTCATGAGGTAGATATCTTTAAGGGTGCTTTGGGCTATTTTAAGAATAACCCGGGCAACATAAGTATTTTGGTTGAAGTTCACCCGTCGCTATATAATGAGAAAAATGATTTCGCTAAGATCCTTAAGGAATATTTTGCTATTGGATTTAAGCCCAAATACGTTGTTACAACGCCCATACCACAACCTAAATTGTTTAAGGAGGCTGGTTATGAGCCAATCAAGTCAGTTGAAACCGATGGCTTTCATAGAGGTGTTTATGAGGACATTTCCGAAGAACATCTTTTAGAGTTTGCCTGTAAAGAAAACCCAGAGGGCAACAGTAAAAAAATAGTTAGAAGTTTTATGATAACAAGGAGCTGAAATGAGCGAGCAAGTTAAAATAAATTACTTTGATTTGGGCCTTCATACCGCTAACGAACTTTGCGACATGTGCACCTTTCTAGGTAAAAATTATTTTAATTGGAATATATATGGTTTTGAGGCTTGTGATTTATATTATGATTTTTGCAAAGAAAGAGTCGCGTACGCGGGCACTAACGTAAAAATTATTCATGGTGCAATATCTAATACTGAAGAATATATTAGGCTTTATTATGCGAAAAACGCACTTGGGCATTCTATTTTTGAATCAAAGAATAAAAAATTAGATCAGCTATCCAAAGGTTCAGATAATGAAGGTGTTGGCATGCCCTTGATGTTCAATTATTGTTTTCAAGACGCTAATTTTAAAAAACCCGTATATAATCTTTCGCTAAAAAAACTATATTCTTGGATTAAGAAGTGGACCAGAACATTAGGAATAACACCGACGATATCAACAAGAGATAACAAATTTGTAGAAGTAGATGAAACAAATATTCTTTCTTGGTTTTCAGAAGGCAAAATGGATTCGGTAAAACATGAAGAAATACCTAGGTTACAATATGAATATTCAAAAGGAATAATTTTTTCAAAATGGGTTAAGGAGAACATACCGGATTTTGAAAATAGCTTTAATATATTGAGAGTCAATATAGAAGGTGCAGAATATCAATTGTTTGAAGATTTGATTGAATCTGATTTAGTAAAACACATCAATATTTTTTGTGGCACCGGTAATGATGTAGAAAAGATATCAGAGTACTCTGCAGATAAATATTACAAAATGTTAGAAGACAATGATATCAAATTGTATAGATTTACGGATTGGCGCCCGGAACTAAACGATCCTATTGAGGAGATTATAACAAAAAAAGTCGAAGAATGGAAAATAAAAAATGCACTTTCCTGAAAATTTAGAGAATTTTGGCGTTATTTTAAAAGGTTCAAGCGTTAAACATATATGTAATTACGCTGACAAATTTGAGCATTGTTTTATGGTCAACAATTTTGATAGAAATATCGATAACAAGCATTCTGAATGGGAAACTGTGGCCCCACACTTAAAAGGCAAAGAAATTGTCCACTTTGTCAATAGATTAACAACCGCACCACTGCTGAAAAAACATTATGAAGAGTTAAACATAAAGCATGTACAATTGTCAAAAACTAAAATCGACGATGCCATAGCAATTGTGAAACCATATTATGAGGATTGCGGACTAAGATGTCACTTTTTACCCAAAGAGACTTTAAAATACAATGATTTTTTTGACGATAAATATTATTTAAAACCGGGCGATTCGAATTACAGAACCAAACACCCGAACACTGGCATTTTAGCTATAATTTATGCCGCGGCCATCCTCAAAGCGAAAAACATATGGGTAATTGGATTAGATTTTTATCAAAGCGATTATCTGTTTAGAAGGCCATGGCAAACACCACTAGAAAGCCAGCAAATGAAAATGAAAAATACAGACATGGTTGGACACTTTCTCGACATAGTCAAAAGAACTCCAACTGTTAATTTTCATTTAATTACAAAAGCTTCAAACATTCCAGAATCAGTTAATTTGAAAGTTTTTCAAGTTTGAATTGCTTAAAAAAAAGATATTTTTATGTTACTTTTGTATGAGATAAATTATATCGACGAGAATTTAAAATGAGTGATGTCCATACAAATATATTAAAATTCTTCTGGAAAATTATGAAGTTTTATGATAATTCAAAAGCACAGTGCCACAAACTTACAGGTGATCACTGGGATGTTTTTGATAAAGATTTTATAGAATTGATTGAAGAAGAAGGCTCGTGGAAAGACTTTAGAAGAAATGGTTTGACATGTATGTTAGAAACTGGCCTCTATAGTACTGATCGAAAAGATTTTATAACTAATCGAAAAAAATATCCCCAAAATTATGATGAATACGAAATACCGGAAATCATTGGAAGATATAAAGAGCTTGTTGAAATGGCAGGAGAAAATTTTGTCAGAGATTACGCTGGCCCTGATATAGGGGAACCAAGATATTACGAATTTAATGGAGCTAAACTGAACTTTGACGACCTGTATCATTTATATGCTACGTGGCAGATAACAAGAACTTGCGATGAGTTGAGCAGGGAACCCGAATGGATTTTGGAAATAGGGGGAGGATATGGAAATCTTTGTCAAAAACTCAAGAAAAGATATCCGAAAGCCAGATACATCATGTTAGATCTCCCGGAGACACTTTTGGTTCAAAATAAATATTTATCGATGGCGAACCCAGATTTAAAATTTTTTGATATTACGAAAAATTCGAACTTAAGCTTAGAAGAACGTATAGTTAACGAGAGATTTGACGTGGCTTTGGTGCCTGGCTGGATGGGTGACATATTAAAAAATATAAAATTTGATTTGATTATTAATGCAAGATCTCTGGGGGAAATGACTGAAGAGGCTGTCGAGTATTACTTTGATTTAGTGCAAGCTCGTTTAAAAGAAAGAGGAATTTTCTATTGTATCAATAGATACGCATTTGTAAAATCCAAGCACGCGCTTAAAATTAGAGACTTTCCTTTTGACGATAATTGGTCATTTTTAATATCACAGCCCCAATGGTTACAAACACATCTTCATGAATGGCTGGCAATAAGGGAAAAACCAATTTTAAGCCCCAAGTTTCTTTTAAAATCGTTCCCTCTTAGAACTCCGCCATCTGGACCAATAATGGAAAATATTCTACCACTTAAACAGTGGCTTAAAAATGAAAAAGAAAATTAAATAGAGTGTATTATGAAACTTGACAATAAGATTAAACTTGTTTTTCCAATAGCTGGAGAAGGAGTTAGGTTTAATCAAGCGTTTAAACCCTTTTTAAAAATTGGAGACTTAACATTTATAGAGTTTGCATATGAGCCTTTTAAAAAATGGTCTCGCTTAATTGATGAAGTGATATTTATTTGCACGGAAGAACAAGATAAAAAATTTAGCGTTGAAAAGGAAATTATCAATTTAATAGAACACCCTAACGTTTCCGTTGTCAAGATAAAAGAAAAAACCCGCGGCCCACACCAAACGTTAGCTAAGGGCTTAAATAAGGTTGAAAAAAATAATTCAATAATTGTTTGTGATTGTGACCACTCAATTGATGTAGATCCGATATTTAATTTAATTGTGTCAAATAGCAATTATGATTGCATTATACCTATATGGGACATAGACAAATCAGAATATAAAAATTGGTCTAAGGTCGTTATAGACGAAGCAAAAATGCAGCCAAAAATGATTTGCGAGAAACAGAGAGTTGAGTCTGATTATGGTGTTTTTGGGATAATTGGATGCGTATACTTTAAAGAAAATATATTTGAATATTCTAAAGAAAAAATATATGTTTCTGATGCATTAAATGATCTTCTGTTCAGCGCGTCATCTTTTGGATTTGCTAGACCTAAAAAAACATATTTTTATGGCGATTTGGATATGTTTGAAAAGTGTGTTGAGGAAAGAAGGAAAGAATGCTCTATTTTTTGTGATATTGATGGAACGCTTGTCGAGCATAAAGATCATTCTGATTGCGACGTAGCCACAACCAAAAAATTAAACCATGCGGAAACACTAAATAAATGGAAGAACGATGGCCATAAAATTATTTTAACAACGGCCAGAAATGAAAAATTTAGAGACAAGTTAGTTTCTTTTTTAGATAAACTTAATATAAGATATGACAGTTTAATTATGGGATTACCTTCCGGACCTAGATTTTTAATTAATGATAGAAAGCCATCCAAAATATTTGCAACTCAAGCGAACGCAATTGAACTCAAAAGAAACGAGGGCCTTGTTGGCGTAGATATTGAAAAGATAATAAAAAATAATGATATCGAAGTAATCGAGGTATTGAAAGGTAATTCATTTGCAATGACATATTTAGTGTCTTATAAAAATAAAAAATTTGTAAGAAAAGTTGTAAAAAAGGAGCAAAATAGTAAAGTTCATTATGACAAACTGAAGAGACAGATACAAGATTTACAGAGGTTGGATTTTGTTTTACCAGGTTCGGTACCTAAAGTAATAAATGTTGAAGATAACCATTACGAGCTTTATTATGATATGGAATACTTGGAAAATTACAAAAAATTGGTTGAATACCCAACAAATACAGTGAAAAAAACTTTAAATATAGTTTTGAACAAAATGAACAAAAATGTTTATTCATTCAAGAAAGAAGTTGAAGGCATGTCATGGGTGGCGAATCATATGAAAATTAAAATATATCCTAAATTAAAAAAATATTCTGAGGATGACAAAACTATGGAATGGCTAATAAACTCTGAGTTCATAACGATAAATGAAAAAAAATATTTTGGGCTCTCTAGACTATTAAGAGAAGTTGATCTCCAAAAAATAAAACCTAGATATATCAGGCCAGTTCATGGTGATATGACCTTAGAAAATATACTCTTTAGTGAAGAAAAAAATGATTTCAAATTAATCGACATGGACGCGTCTGATCACTTTGATGCAGTTGAACTTGATCTTGGAAAATTATGTCAGTCAATTCTTAGTAAATATGAGCTGTGGTCAAACGATGAACATATTATAAGTGAAATTAATGATAAAAAAAAGTATATTAATGTTAAAGAAGAATATTTTTCTTATGAATTGGAAGACATTAAATATTTGTTTGATTTATGGTATGATATTCTAAATGAGGACAGGATATCTGTTTTTAAAAAAGGTGTGTTTTATATGTGCATGTATTTTATAAGATTTGTTCCGTTCAGAATGGCCATAAGCAGAGAGCATGGAATATTTGCGTTGATAATGGCCATAAGGTGGCTTCACAACATTATAGGAGATGAAGATGTCAAAAATTAACGAATTAGAGAAAATTAAGATTTTTTACGACGGCAACAATATTGAAAAATATAGTAAAAATCAGCATGTGCGCGGGTATACAACCAATATTTCTTTTTTAAAGCAAGCAGGAATTACTGATTACAAACAGTTTGCCTTAGAAAAAATTAAATTAGCAAATGGAAAGCCAATTTCTTTTCAAGTTTTTGCAAAAGATCTTTCCGAGATGGAATCTCAAGCTAGGGAAATTTCTAGTTGGGCAGAAAATGTATATGTTAAAATTCCTGTCGTTAATTCAGAAGGGGAATCTTCTGTTGGATTGGTAAAAAAGCTTAACAATGAAGGAATGAAAATTAATATTACAACAGTGTACACCACACAGCAAATTGAGAAAATTTGGGAGTCACTTAAGCAAACAAAAACGCCGACAATCGTTTCTATTTTCTCGGGAAGAATTTCAGATACTGGTGTATATCCGGAACCTATTGTTAAACAAGCAGTTGAACTATATTCAGAAAATTCTAATATAGAAGTTCTTTGGGCTGGTTGTCAGAGAGTGCTTAATATTTTCGATGCGGTAAACGTAGGGTGTCAAATTATAACAGTTCCGGATGCACCAATGGATCGAATAAATAGAATTGGAAAAAATTTACATGAATTTTCCGTTGAGACTTCTAAATCATTTAGGCAAGATGGTTTGGATGCCAAATTAGTTTTATAATAAAATTTAGGAATGAAAATAGCATTATGTTTTAAAGGGCTGGTGGGTTATAAAAATAACACAAGCAGCACAAGTATCGGCGCCGCGCTAGACCCAAGTATTGGCTTTAAATATCATATGGAAAGCATAATACAACCAAACCGAGATGATGGCCATCAAGTGGACATTTTCTTACACTCTTGGAGTTCGGGACAGAAAGAGGAATTACTTTCCCTATATCAGCCTAAAGAAAGCACAATAGAAGAACAATATCCATTTGAGACGAAGAGGAAAATTGATGACGGATTCACTGCGCGGCATGTAAAATTAGAATTTAGCGCTTTAAGTTCGTACTCTTCGACAAAAAAAGTAATAGGCTTGAAACAAAAAGTGGAAGAGCAAGAAAATTTTACATATGACGCTGTCATGGTTCTCAGATACGATATAGTCTTGAAAGATACAAAGCTTCATATTCAAGATTATGACATGAAATATTTTTATTCAAATGATAATGAAAGGTATTCTCCGTCGACAAAAAAAACACATATTATAGATTATTGGTTTCTTTCAAATTCAAGATACATGGACCTATATTCTACTATTTGTGATAAATTTGAAAAGTACAACACAGATTTAGATCCGAACAAAAAGAGAGGCGGCCTCTTAAGCAACCACAGTATACAAATGACCCACGCCAACGAGTTTGCCAAAAATAAACATAAAAAACTGTTTTCTATGAAAAATATTTTATTTGTGAGAAATATATGAAAATCATATCAGAAATAGGTATTAATCATAATGGCGATTTTCGGAAAATAGAAGAATTAATTCGTCAATCAAAAATCGGAGGAGCAGATTATGCAAAATTTCAGCTTTACAATTCTGAAAGAGTCTTTGGTGATGAGTCACGAAGACAAAATGAATTTACATTTAAAGAAGTTCGTAAAATAAAACAAATTTGTGAACATTATGGAATTGTCTTTTTCGCGTCGGTGTTCGACGAAGAGAAATTAGAATGGTGCGAGAAATTAAACGTCGAGCTGTATAAAATAGCCAGCAGGACAGTTGTAAAAGAATCAGATCTGTGTAAACAAATTATTGCAACCAAAAAACCTGTTTATATATCCTTAGGCTTTTGGGAAGGAAGCGGCATGCCGTTTGATGGCAACAATATAAAATACTTAAATTGTATTTCCAAGTATCCGACAAGTATTTTAGATTTTAAAAATTTTGAGTATAGTGATAAAATAGTTGGGTTAAGTGATCACTCTTATGGAATTTCTTATGCATTGTATAATATTGCACACGGAGCAAGAGTAATAGAAAAACATTTCACTCTTAACAAAGGCATGAATGGCAATGATCATATTGGCTCTATGACTTTGGAAGAACTTAAATTATTGAGAGAATACGGAGATCAGTTTGAAAGTATTAGGTGTAACGTTAGCTAGAGGCGGGTCAAAAGGGGTTCCTAAAAAAAACATTAAATTGTTGAATAACAAACCTTTGATTGCATATACAATTGAGGCAGCATTAGATTCCGACATTTTTACAAATTATATAGTCAGTACCGATTCGGAAGAAATCGCCGGAATAGCTAGCCAATATGGCGCAGAGGTGCCGTTTATGAGACCAGACGCCCTCGCGCAAGATTATGTATGGTCTCGCGATGCTTTAAAACATGCAGTTTTGGAGTGCGAGGAAGTTTATGACATAAAATATGATTATGTTGTTGAGCTTCCATGTGTTGCTCCTTTGAGAACTGATAAACATATTAAAGAAGCATATAGAAAACTTAAAACTGGCAATTGTGATAGTGTAACATCGGTTACTCAAATGCAAGATAAACACCCAACAAGAATGAAACGAATATCAGGTGATAAAATATCAGATTTTTGTAAAGAATTCCCTGAAGGAGAGGGGAGCCGACGGCAAGACCTTGAGCCATGTTATATTCGAAATGGCGCAATTTATGCAATGACCAGAGATTGCATTGTTAGGGATTTTTCACGCCATGGAAAAATCTGCAGACCGTATATTATGGGCGAATTAGAGTCAGTTAATATCGACACTGCGTTAGATTTTAAACTTGCCGAACTACTTTTGAGGGAAAAAAATGAAAGTTAAATTAGATTGTCCTACGGATTTTATTTGCGATACGGGGCTGGAGTTGTTGCTACAAAAAGTTGATTCCACGTTGGCCGGCCTAGATTCTGAGTGTGTGATTGTCAATCCTGGCACAAGCGAATTTATAGGACCCGAGTATCTGAATCAGTTTAAATATTTGAAAGTTGTTGGCACACCTTCAACAGGCATTAATCATATTGATATCGAATATCTTGCACAAAATAATATTTCTGTAAAATGTTTATTGGATGACAGAGAGTCTTTGGAAAATATTCACGCTTCTGCTGAATTTACATGGCTTCACATAATGAATGCCGTCCGAAAATTTAACTTAGCTGTTAATAATAAAAATAGTTGGCGAGAAAATGAGAAACTTTTGAGATCCAACGAATTATATGGTAAAAAACTAGGCATTATTGGTATGGGAAGAATAGGAAAAAAACTTTTAAATTATGCTAAAGCCTTTGGAGTGGAAGCATTTTGGTACGATCCGTATGTAAGCGAGGGAAATATATTTAATAAAGTTGATAATTTAAATGACTTAAAGGATTGTGATATACTTTCAATTAACTGTTACTTAACTGATGAGACTAGAGAACTAATAACTTATGAAACTTTAGACAATTTCAAGACGGGTTTAATAGTGGTGAATACCTCGCGAGGCGAAGTGGTTAACGAAGATTATATTTATGATTTGATCATTAATGACGAGATTAAATACTCGGCTGATGTTCTCTCCGGCGAGCAAGATATAAGGTCGCTTTATCAATCTAAGCTTTTTAATCTAGATTATGATGGTGTTACGATTACTCCACACGTTGCAGGAGCAACAGTAGAAAGCCAATCCAAAGCTTTAGAAGCGATATTAAAATTGTGTAAAAGATGTATAAGATAACAGTTGGTATATGTTGTTACAAACAAAAAAAATGGCTTTATCGCTGCCTTAGAAGTTTGTCTAAGCAAACAATTTCAAAGGATGAATTTGAAGTTATTATTGTAAATGATGATCCGGAAGAACAATTAGAAGAAGTTTGCAAACCACTAGAAGAATATTTGAATATAAAATTAATAAATAATACGGAGAATATCGGACTACCAGGATCGTTAAACATGGTCCTTAAGAATTCTTTAGGAAAATACTTTGTCAGGGTAGATTCAGATGATTATGTGTCGAAACATTTCTTATATATACTTTCCACTTTTCTTGATATGAACTCTGGCCCTAGGGTAATGGGCGACGGTCAAAGTTACCAAGCTACTGCTTGTGATTATTTTAAAGTTGACAATGCTGGAAACATTCTAAGCAGACATCTATCTTCAGAAGAACCTATTGCTTGTGGTACAATGTTTACATATGAATCTTTGTGTAGCATAGGTTTTTATAACGAAGAATTTAAAATGCGCGAAGGTCACGAGCTTTTGACAAGATATAAAGAAAAATATAATTTGTACAATTTGTTGATGCCTTTATACAAATATCGAATGCATGAAAATAATAGAACCAATAACAAAAAAGAAGTAGAGAGATACGATAATAGATTGGCGGAGGTAGATAATGGCTAGATGTTTAGTAACCGGGCACAAGGGATATATTGGTAGTCGGCTCTACGCCGAATTAAAAAAACAAGGACACGATGTTGTTGGCGTCGATATGAAAGATTCACCCGACGATGATATCTTGCTCCCGGGCTGTCTTGAAGATCTTTCCTCTTTCTCTCCGGAGTATATTTTTCACTTAGCATGCATTCCGAGAGTTGCATATAGTGTCGAAAATCCAGTATCGACAATGCAAAATAATGTTATGGCCGGTAGCATTGTATTAAACTTTGCCAGACAAGTGAAAGCAAAACGTGTAATATATTCAAGCTCTTCCTCAGTTGTTGGTAATGGCGATGGGCCAACTAGTCCGTATGGTTTACAGAAGTTGGTTACGGAGATGGAGTGCAAATTGTATGCAGATCTTTATGGCGTCGATACTGTTGGCTTAAGATACTTTAATGTATACTCGGAAGACCAGACTGTTGACGGCCCTTATGCAACAGCCGTCGCTAATTGGATGGAATACATCCGCGAAGGAGAAACTCCATTTATTACCGGAGACGGAGAACAGAGAAGAGATATGTTGTATGTTCACGACGCAGTCGCTGCAAACATTTTCTGCATGGAATACGACGATGAATTTAACGGCGCCCATTACGATGTTGGCACCGGAACAAACATATCATTAAACGAGCTGAAAGGAATAGTAAGAGAATACCATCCGGATGTATCGTTTGAATATAGATCACCACGACCAGGCGATGTTTTATACACTAAGGCCGATACAGGACCATTGGCCGAATTAGGTTGGAGAGTGAAGGTCAAATTAAGTGAAGGTCTGAACCGGTGTTTCAAAGGAGTAGAAAATGACAAAATATAATGTCGGCATTATTGGCAATGGCTTTGTTGGGCAGGCTTTGGCTTACGGCTTCAGTCCCGTAGCTAAAATTAGAATTTATGATTTGGATCCTTTGAAATGCGTCGATGAGTTTAAAGAAACGGTAAACAGATCCGATATACTTTTTGTGTCTGTGCCCACGCCCATGAATCCGGATGGCTCAATAAACTTAGATATCATCAACGATGTTATTACAAAAATTGATGATGCGAACATAAGAAAAGACAATGTAGTGGTTTTGAAGTCAACTGTTGTCCCGGGAACAACTGATTTTTTAAAAGAGAAATTCCCATCTCTTAATTTTGTATACAATCCAGAATTCTTAACAGAGAGAAAAGCCAAATTTGATTTTTTGAATCAGTCAAGGGTCGTTTTGGGGGGAGACTTCAGGTCGGTGCAGAAAGTTGTTGGCCTTTATATAAACCGGTTTAATCATTGCAATTTTGTAAAAACGGACCCCAGAACAGCCGAATTTATAAAATATCTAGGGAACGTGTTCTTTGCTTTGAAAGTTTCTTTCGCTAATGAGACGAGACTTTTTGCCGAAGAAATAGGAGTTAACTGGGATGATGCATTACGTGGCTTTGTTGCCGATGGTCGTGTAGCAGATTCTCATTTACATGTACCAGGCCCAGATGGAAAATTGGGCTTTGGAGGAAGTTGTCTTCCAAAAGACTTAAATGCTTTTATAGCTTTAGCTGATAGTGTTGGGATTAGCCTAAACACACTTAAAGCTGCATGGCAAACCAATCTAGAAATTCGTCCGGAAAAAGATTGGGAAAAACTTAAAGGACGAGCAGTAATAAAGGAGAATTAGTATGAGTGATACAAAAACAAACGAACTGCATCTTTCAGATCAGGCTTTAGGAGCTGTAATGATGGCACTGCAAAAGAGTTTAATGGAACAAAGCGACATCGTTCCAGTGTTGAAGAGTTTCAAGTTTGTCGACAGCGATGGAGATTTAGTTGTCTTGAATCCGCCAATTGTCAAATTTTCACACGATGACATGGAAGCGCTCGAATCAGCAACTCAAGAAGATGCCTAAATATACTTACATTTGTAAAAAATGTGAAAAGGTTTTCGAAGTAAGACATTCGATGAATGAAAAACTAGAAAAATGTAGTTTTTTTGAGTGTGATGGAGAACTTAAGAAAGTGCCAGCAGTGATTAACAGAAAAACAGTAAAAAAGACAAAAAAAGGTCAGGAAGTAAAGAAATTTATTGAAGAAACCAAAAATGAAGTTAAAAAAGAGAAGCAAAGGTTAAAAAAGCAGGAATATAAACAATGATTTATCTTGCAATATTTTTATCCTTGTCTTTGGCTTTGAACGTTCTTCTTTTATGGTATATCCGCAAAATTTTGTTTAAGCTTCTGTTTGTCTCTGATAACATAGACGATCTATTACAATCAGCACGTAATTTTTCCGGACACTTAGAACGAATCTATAACATGGAAACTTATTATGGCGACGAAATAATTAAAAATTTAATCGGCCATTCTAAAGAAATTGTAACGGAATTGGAAGAATTTGAAAAAATTTATATTCCTGCTCCGGAAGGCGGGGAAGAATATGCCGAAGAAGTCGAATAAGGCAGGAAAATATTACTTTACAAAAGAGCACGAAAACGCCGTAGTCAAATATGCGAATAGTGTAAATAGAAAAGACAAAGAACAATTGTATATTATATACATTCAGCCGGCTTTTAGTGAGATGGTGGATAAAATTGTGTATACATATAAATTTTCCACACTTCCAAATATTGATATTTTACGTGAAGAATGTAAAATTTGGCTTACTACGATTTTAGATAAATATGACCCAAACAAAGGCTCAAAAGCCTTTTCTTATTTTAGTGTCATTACAAAAAATTGGTTTATTCACAAGGTCAAAAAAGATACCCAACGAAAAAAGAGAGAGATACAGTTCGACGATTTAAGCAAGAGACTAGAACAAACTTATTTATCAGTAGAGAACAATTATGAACAAATAAAAGAATTAGAAGAATTTTGGGACAAACTTTGGAAAGAAATACAATCATGGGATACTGAGGATTTAAAACCAAATGAAAGAAAAGTTCTAGAAGCTATTAAAATTTTACTCACAAATTCAGATAGAATTGAAATTTTTAATAAAAAAGCCATATATCTTTATCTTAGAGAGCTAACTGGATTAAATACAAAACAAGTTGTTAATAGTCTTAATAAGATGAGAGCCAGATATAGAAATTTTAAGGATGATTGGAATAAAGGAAAAATATAATAAAAGCCTATTTATTGTGTTATTAAGAGTGGGTTTTTATTATGAAAAAAGATTTAGAAAAATATTTACAAGAAGCTATTGAAAACATCCACGAGGATCGAAAGGTTACAAAAGATCTTCTCAAAGATGTTTTACGATTTCTAGCTACAGACGAAAAAAGTCATGAAAAAGTTGGTCAAGTCGCCGCGAAATATGTGGAAACACTGCAGAGGTCTAACGAACAATTAGTAAAAATTATTGCACTTTTGCAAAAAAGAGAATCTAAATCAGAGAATCTTACAAGTGAAGATAAACAAGAATTATTTGATTTAATTCAAGGTAACGGAACAGATGCCTAATGAAGAACATTTAGGGAGACAGTTAGCTAGACAAGCAGCTGCCGACGATTGGGGAGACTTGAACCCAGTCGAAAGCTCAGAATTTCGTGGCAAGATAAATGATTCATTTTTAACGGCTACAAGAGATGCTATTATCACATCCAAAAAAGCAAAGGTATTTGATAATCTTGGCCAACGACTGCATGCACGTGTTCTGTATGCGTGGGTAGAAGAATCTTCATTTATGGACTCACCAAAATCTACTGTTTTCGTAAAAGCAAGAATTCCAGAAATAGATATAATAAAAACGCCCTCATCATTACCGGTGGACAACGACCCAAACGATGAAGAAGCGGATTGGGATGCCATAAACCTGCATACGACATTCATAGGAAGGGATGGAACTCTACCAATACCAAAGCCAGCTGATATAGTTTATGTTGATTTTGGGAATAGAGCGTTCCAAAGAGATCCTATTTATTTGGGATTGGCCTCTTCAACTTTGCTTCCTGAAAACCCATCCAGTTTAATGGCACCCAGTGCGGCACTCCCTATAGGAAGGTCAATTGAATTGCTTAAAAAAAAGATGGATATGGCCGCAAATCGAAAATTGTTTTTCCCCAACCCTTATGATATTGTTGATATCTCGCCTGAACCAAAAATGGCCCCACCGCTCGACCCCGAAAAATCGCCTGTTGTTGGTTGTTATATGGCTTCAGATTGGATATGGAAGGGTAGATATCAAAAAGATGCTATGAAAGCCGGCCGCCCATTGCCTTTTTTTTGGACAACCGACTGGATTAAAAAAGTTGTCGATGCCGGCATAAATTATTTAAGTTTTAAATTACATGGAAGAGCTGCCGCAAGAGATGGAAGTGTGATATCAGATGATTATACGAAAAGATTATCCGGAAGAACTGTTAGAGAAGAGATAGAACACATATTGACGGTAGCTCATGCAAGAAAATCAGATTTTGAAATACATGGTTGGGGATATTCAGGGGCACAAGCTTTTGGTTCTGGGAAAAAAGTCTATAACCTTACGCAAAAACCGCAAGATGAACATGAAACTATAGCCATGGCCAGAACCGAGGCCATTGCCGTTGCAAAAAAACTTAATTTTCTTGGAATCACCAACTATCATTGGGTTGCTGAGCGTGATGCTTTTCAAGGTTGGCCAGGTTGGGTAGGTTCAGAGAAAAATCCTCGCCCGGGCTCCAGAAGTTCCGGCGCCGCCCTCGCCATGAATGATTTAACTGCAAAAGTCTTTTCTAATGAGCTTAGAAAACACGTGCCTGGTATTAGAATTTGGTTTAGTGGGTTTATAGAATGTATTAGCCCAATTGTGCTGTTAGATTATTTTGATGTGGTAGAACCTAGGTTGGAAATAGCGAGCCCAAATGAAATCGTTAAGAGAGTTAATGGCAAACATTATGGTGCACCGGACGGAATTTTTCTTGTTCCCAATTCTATGCCTGTATCGTGGACAATTCCAGGAGGAGACTGGAATTCAAGCCCGCCGGAACCAGGACATGAACATGAAACTTGGAAGACAATAAAAGAGAAAATATTAGAATACAGATCACAAATATATGGAATAAATATTTTTATTTTAACTTCACAGCTGCATCAGAGCTATAATGGTTATCCAAGCTTTAAAGAACAGGTGAGGCAGATTCGAGAGGGATATAATAGCGTATCTTAAACATAAAATTTAAGAATATAAATATTTATAATATCTATAGAGGAAATTGTTATGGCAGAAAAAAAAATGGCGCGAGACGTATCAGGCTTAAGCCCGGACGAGAGAAAGTCGCTTGTAAATACTTCAGAAGAAAATAGACTTACAACAAATCAAGGCACTTTTGGCGCCAAACTTCTCGAACCGGTGCCACATTTCATCAAAACAGAATCTGAGAAAGAAATATGCAATGATAACAATGCTTCTATAATACTAGGAAGAGATCGCCCGGGCAATACTATGAGTGGCTATGGTGGCAGAGGCGACACTCAAGCTGCTTCGATAGATATTGTTGTTGGCAGAATGGGAGCCAAGCCAAATTCAAATGCCTATGTTAATCCAGATCTTAAAGTCGACGCAGCTAGAATTTACATAAGTCAAAAAACTGATGTTGACGCAAATTTTGGTTGTTCGACCGGTTTTATTGGGAGTCCTGATTATTTTGAAAAACCAGCTTCTGCAATAGCCATAAAAGCAGATGGGCTTCGTATGCTGGCCAGAGATGGAGGAATTAAGTTGATTACAGGAATAGATAATATCAATTCTCAGGGCGGCGAAATAAAAAGTAGAATAGGGATTGATTTGATAGCGGGCAATGATAGCAGAGACATGCAACCTTTAGTCAAAGGTGACAATTTAGTACAATGCATGGGGGATATATATGATAAAATTGCAGATTTAACCGGACTAGTATGCGGCCTTGCTAATTCTGTAGCAGCTTTGGCTTCGAGCGTTGCTGCTCATCAACATGTAGATGTACCCCCGACGCCTGTTAGCCCAGGTTATTCAATACCGGATCCGGTATTAGCTGTAAGTTCAGTTGCGATAGTTACTAATATAGCAGCACGAACTCAACCAAATTTGGCTTTTTCAGAAGTAAACCAGCCTATATCCAAATTTAACTATTTGGACCCATTAGGCAAGTTTTACATTAATAGTGAAAATAATTTTACAAACTAAAGGATAAATTAAATGGCAGCTGGCTGGACAAATAAAGTACCTAATGAACCATTTGTTGATTCAAATGGAAGATATTCAGTGGTGATAGAACACGAATATGACTTATCGAAGACTCCAGCTGAGTTGAGCGATTATTTGAGAAGCTCTGAACTTATATATAAAGATACTATGAGTATTGCTAAACAGGGTTATCGTCGCATATTAGAAAAACATGGCAAACAAGTACAAATCCGGAAAGGCGACGCGGAGCCCGCGGAATATGAACACCAGCAGAAGTTTCCCTCTACCGATTCTTGGGCAACAACTCCGGAAGCTCCTGGAGACGCATTAGAAGTTCAGACCTTCGGTAGCTATGCCCGAGCAGTCCTCGCCGGCGCCGGCAATGATTTCGTATCGCCTGGGTCCTCTATCACTGAAGCCCAGTTCAAAATCGGAGAGAGAGCTTATGATGTTGAAGGCCCGTTCTTTCCTCCGCGCCCTAACGTACGCTTTGTTCTTTATAAGTTTTCAATGAGAAAGGAAATTTTTGAGAAGCTTGTCCCCAAACTCCACCCAGTCCGGGAGTCAAAACTAGAGAGTACTGGCAACACGACAATCACATATAAAGAAGTAGAATTTGCAAGTTATGATGATCTAGGAACACAATTAGCCGAGCTTACACTAGTGTTAGAAGAATATGAAGGCTCGCATGTTGAATTACAAACCAAGACAGCAAAATCAAAAAACAGTGGAGATAAAACTAAAGATTCTGTTAATGGTCCGCAAATATTTCATGGACCGAATATTTTTCGCCCTAATTGGCCAAATCCAGCCCTGGCCAGGGCTGATGAATATGGAACATTAAACTTAAAAGATGAATCAGAGCGCTTAAACGATCTTAGTATAAAGATAAAAGAATTTTTACTGTTAAACAATATTAACCTCGAAAAAGAAAAAATTATTATTGGATTTTATCCCGTCAAGCCCGAATTGAACCCTGCAAAGTCAGAGGACGAAGATGAAGACGCGTTAACAGCAAAAAAAGCAGAGACTGCAGGTGGCATATATTCAGAGACATATGATGCACTCCTTTCAACAATCGAAGAAGTAACATCTCATATTGACGGCGCCGCCGCTCCGGCTGCTTTCACTTCCAAGTATCTGGTGCTCTACGGTCACGAGACTGTGATGTCAATCGCCTTATTTTATACTGGTGCTCAAATCAGATATCAAGAATTAGTTGAGTACAATTCATTTTTAGATCCAAAGAAATGGAGAGAAGAGAGAGGGTGGTTGGGTTCTTCTACTATCACTAGTCTAGAAAGTTTACTTCGCGAAATAAAACAGCGTCTGGAAAAACAAGGTAAAACCATAACCGAGATTGAAGAAGACGCAGAATATAAGGCATTGAATCAAGACATTGCAAAAGCTAAAAACCCTGAACTTCAAGTAAATGATATTTTGCGCATCCCGCCTTCGTGGATTTCCAAAATAGTTAGCGATAAAGGGTGGTTAGCACTTGGCCGCCCCGACAGTTCTTGGTACGCAGCCGTTAAACCTAGCGTTCTTGAAGAACTTGCACCTTCGACGCCCTCCCCACCCGGGCCCGTGCTCACCATGAACCCCAACGGAGATTTCGCCGACCCATGGGAAGAATATCATACCACGGCCCAGTGGGATAAAGAATCTGGCCTTGGAAGAGTTGCATATTTTAAACGAGTAAACAAAGAATACCAGACTGCTTTAAAACAATATAAAACTGCTCTTTCTAATTGGAAAAACGCACCAGAATACAAAAGCACGGAAGATGAAGATTTCTTGACGGCCCCCACCAAAGCTGAACTTCAGACGCGCTCCGCCGAAGCGCTTGAGCATCTAAAAAAGGTATCAGAGAAAGAATCTCCTTTTTTGTGGAACGGTTTTATAGATTTAGTAAAATCAAATCCGGCCATGGCTAAAAGAACATTACATTTTCTAACTAATTTGGACATTGTTGTTAATGAACCAGGTGTAAAAGGCGCTTTGAGTAGATTTTGTAGCCCCAACAAGAAGGCCCCCAAGGACTCAAAACCAATATCTCTATTTGTTAAAAAATATATTTATGATCCCCCTTCGTTAAGGAGAATGTCAATTGATAATGAAACTGATGCACTAAATTTTTATCGTTTTCATTCCGTTGGTCAATCCCCCATGGGCGGCGAGTCCAACCTGACCTGGGATGAAACTAGCGGGTGGAACGATGTGACCAGAAGTAAAGCGATGAAAACAGCTGTTTCTAGACCAAATCAAAAATATTCAGATATGGCCGGCGATGCGGTATTCGCTTCACTTCCTCGAAGCGTAGATAGAATCAATAGTAAAGATGATGTAATGAAATATGTCCTCGCGAGACTGTCTCTGCCACAACTTGCAGAAGAGATAATGAAATGTTTGGGTTTTTCTTTGACCTTAAATGATGTTATTGATGCGTTGTGTGATGGGTTTTTGAAGAAGATGACTCCAGAGGGCTCGCCAGAGAAGATTGAAGAATTTTTTAAAAAACTGCGTAACGGGACATTTAATTTTGAACGTGAAGGAATTGAATTTGTAGACACCGCTAGGATGGGGGCCGACATCCAAAAGTTTCTTTCCGAATATATTGCACAAGGAGCAAACGATCCTTTTTATAGAGCGGTTATACAAGCGAACATCAACAATGCCGACGGCAAAAGATTGATTTGTGAGTTAATATTGGGCGCCCTATTCGCATTGGGAGATTTTCTTGCTAATTTGGATTCCGGAGAGGTCAGTCACTCAAAATCCGTTCCGGCAATCCCACAGTGTAAAGTACCGCCGACGTTCGATATCCCTTGGCTCAGTATTTTTGGGAATATTTTACAACCTCTTGTAAAACAATTAGAATTAAGACTTTATTCTCTTCTCGATTTGATGATTCGTTGGCCAGTTAAAAAACTTTTGGAGATGTTGGCTGATTGTAATGCAGAAGAAGAACCAGAGTTTGGAGCCCCTCCCCCGCCAACTTTACCTGGAAAAGAACAAGAACTAAAAGATTTGTTTAACAGATATCAACCTGCGTTAGTTACAGACCCAAGGGACTTTTTAACACACTTGTTATCTACGTTGACTCTTAGAGAGCTGTGCGAACTTATAAACGGCACCGCTGCTCCGATGTTACTACTTCATGTTCGCAAGTTTATGAAAATAAATTATTCTGAATTTCATAAAATATTTTATACTGATTATAAAGTTTTAGCTTTTTTTGGAAATTTAAAAAATATGTTAGATTTGAGTGCTTGTGAGGTGTCTCCGCTCATATCAGATTTAAAGTTAGATGACTTATGTAAAGATGGAATAACTCCTAGACAAGAAGCTTTAAGAAGATCCTTGTTGGCTAAAGGGTTGACAGAAGCAGAGGTGGAAGCACAATTAGAACTTGATAGACAAATAAAAAAGGATATGATTAGTACTTCTGTGAACGCAATGCTCCCCAGCCCTCTGGATTCTGAAGTAGAATCTGAGCTGGCTATGAATTCTATAATATCTGAATCAAAAGCTCTTAGAAAATCTAATAACTTAGCCGTGGATACGTCAATTGACTCCGTTCAAACAATGTTATCCCGCGAAGTGTCTAATTTTATTCCAGAATTTATTAGGACGGTTGCTTTTCTGCAAACTGGCCCGGGCGGAAATTATTCTTTTACGGATGAAGCAGGGAACCCAATAAAACCTTTCTCTAAACTAGTAACCAAGCTTGTTAATGATATGATATGGAACTCTAAAGGGGTGCCAGGATTTCAAGGTCCATCCAGCAAATGGCCCCACCAGCTCGTGCTTCCAGTGCACAAACTTGCGTGGACACCCGGCGCCGCCCACCTTGCCGTACCACCTCAGCCCGGATGGATTTACGATCCCGGTGTGATCGCTGTTGAAGAAAGTTCAACGATAGAGATGATATATAGGCTACTTGATTCTCGTACATCCGGCGCCGAAGATAAAGATGATCGGCTCAACTTTAGCGTGAAGAATTATAAAGGAGATACAGGGATCTTAAAGCTGGTTGATCTATATCATGTTGGTTATGATATAGATGAAAAAATAAAAAAACTATTATCAGAATTATCTCTCCCAGACACTTCTCCGAGACCAAAACAAGTTAATGCGTGGGGAATATACTTAGAAAAGAAAATTGAGAAAGTATATAAAAGTATAATAAAAACAGATCCGGCCACTGCAGTCGGCGGCTGGCATGGTATTGACAATCTAAAAATGAATATTGCGGAAAATTATGACACTGTTTTGTACCAACAAATTTATAATCTTGCCTTTGAATCTATTTTAATTAGAATTCTTCGCGTCATAGAAACATCGCCGTTCCTTAATCTGGCGGATTTAAGACAATTTAAAAATTTAGATTTCAATAAACATGGCCTAGGAGATCTTGGCGGGCTTAAAAAAGATATAAAAGAGAGAATTTCGAGTTTAATGGGGCTTGCTGATTTTACTAGTGGCTCCGAACCGACTTATGTAGGCAAAGCAATCTTTGAAGGGGCTACTAGATGTATTATGAAGGTCGAATTAATAAAACAATTTCTTAAAGGCCTCCCTGCGTTTACTAAATTTAAAATTGATGATATATTTGGCGGACCCATTATGAAAGACGTTCTTGTGAGTGGGATAAAAAATCTTCAAATTGTTGGTAAAAGCGGCACTTTTTATGAGTTGTATATTGAAAAAGCTCGAGAAGAAGAGGAAAGGTTAAGAAACAAATTAAAAAGTCAAGGTCCGTCTTCTTCTCCTCCATTGAAAGTACTTACAGATTCAGAAATTGACGACGCAGTAAAAGAACAACTTTATACAAGTAAGGCCGGCATTTCAACGATACAAGCTTCAACCCCCGAAGAATATTTTACCAAGCTTGCTTTTGCAGCCGCGGCCGCCCTTCAGGAACCAATTGGCGTTTCTTTGGCTGCGACTGGCCTTAGACAAAGCGATATTGATGAACAAATCGATATGGCTCTTCGTGCCGCCGCCGCCGGAACTTCCGCGCAAGATGTGAGTATGATTAAGTCTGCAGGAAACACCACCACAAACGACAGCCATTCTCACAAATATGTGATCGACACACAAGGAAATGGGATAGCGGAACCTGAAGAGGGCGGTGATGGCCACAAACATCCGATAGAAAAATGGATAGTATTAGAGAACGGAGTTGATACAGATGATTTTCACAATCATGAATTGGAATTAAAGGCTGTAGAAACAGCGGTTGTTAATTCTATTACTACGAAAAACGCAGATCTTCGATGGAAAGACAATACATATGTCGCCCCGGGCAGTGATTCCACTTGGCAAAATGCTTCTTCCAAATGGAATCCATGGGGAAGGAATAATTCTACACTTATGCAACAACACTTTATTGTAAAACAGCAGTCGAGAATGGAGCATCTCAATCAAGGGACTGAATCAGTGATCGTCACCAATAAAGGTTTCTATGAACCGGTCATTAAAGATAATCGATATGGCATCGATGGAATGTTGATTGAGGTGCCGTCTGAAGTTACGCTTCCCCCTGGAACAAATTGGGTCTACGAGGGGCTCTCCGGTACCTCCAGCACATATGGCTACGAGGGCGCCTTCGCCGGCTTCACCGATTGGATCCCCCCAGGCGGTCGCGAAGCCTCAGACGCGAGCGCTCCTTACCCGGACAGTGGAACATGGAGTAGCCACCCACTGGGTAATAAAGGCGCATCACACCCTATTATCAGATTAAGGGTTCCGACCCGCGGACACAGCGAGGTAGATGTCCACACGGCTACGTATTTCACGTTTGTGATAAACGGTGAAAAATTACACCATAACGCTAGAGTGTTTTTGTATGGTTTAAATTTTCATGAAACATATGAATTTCATTTAGGCCCCCCTCATGAAGGCAGTCACGAAAACTTAAGCTATTCCGCCTCACCAGATGCGGATTACCATAAAGCTCATGGATATTTACACATATACGATAGATATCCTGGTGTGGCCCACCCCGAAACCCACCCAGATGCTATTGCTGACGGCCCTTATGTCGACAAGCTTCAAGTCACAATGCCGATTCAAAGTTATGGCGCGTGGGGCGCCCTCGCCACCCGCGAAGAAACCTCCAATAGCTCACCTATACAGATGGGCCATACCGAAAATCCCTCCTGGCACCCGGAAACGTACCCCGGGAAAAATAGCCGAAAGTGTCGCTTTGGCCACGGACATGTCGATGAAATGAATGGAAAAATTGTTGTTGATGATTTGTATGTTTTGGCTGTGCAAAATCCTGGTCAAGGCGCGTCCTTTGGTCCATTATATTTTCACACTTTCACACCTTTCTTTCGAGGTCACCTGTCACATGTCGGCTCCCTTGACCATTGGAATAATGATCCATGGATCGACGGCCAACACAACGACGGCGCGAAGGACAGAATCGATGGGAAAGAGCCACCGGTCGGCGATCCTGTGGAACAGATTGACAACCCAAAACACTTTGCTCTTCAGACCAATCCCGAAAATTTGTCGCCTCAATGGAGAAACGTATTCAATGCCGTCGGCACAGTCAAGAATAAACTCGAACAGAATAACCATCCAAAAGCATGGGCAATGGAAGTTCCATTTGTTCCGGGTCCTCGCATTGGAGAAATAATTGGCCCACCGGCGCAAGCGTTTCCTTTGGGAGTTTATGGAGCCGATGAGGAGCGATGGGATATCCTTGACGTGGCAGATGTAGTTGGGATAAGAAGAGACACCATCAACGGATCAAACCCAAAGGTAAAGAACACTAGCGTTAGAGAAACAGTGTTATGCCAACCGCGATTTTCAAGGGATGATCAAAATAAAAAACTCCGCGGCTCCGGAGGGTTTGTACTAGAAAAATATGTCAAAATTAAATTTAAAACACGCGCCGAGCTTCTTTACATTTCTCAAAACGCTGCTAACCCGAGCTTGAAGCTGGGGATAGAGAATATTACACGTGCTCTTTATGGTGACGAAATCCAGGGCTTTGCAAACACTTTCGACCAATGGATAGACTGGATCTCAATATCACTAGCTAGCGACACCCCAGATTTTGAATTCAAGGTTGGCGAAGGAGTACCCCTACAGCCAACCACAACATCTCTCGCATCGGAGTGGGCTAAGTATAAGGTATATGCTGATCGATTTTCGTTAAAAAAATTCAATGTACCACTAGGAAAAAAGCCATATTCTAAGGGTCTCCGCATCACCGAACTCGCCCCGGGCTTGGTTTTACCGGCTAGCGAGTATAATATTCTTTCTTTCGATGCCTTTGCAAGGCTGCAAAAATATCTTCTTAGAGCAATGCCGACTCAAACCAGCGATTCCCAGATCACCGTAGCAGAGGTAAGACGAGTACTAACCGCTCTCACCTTTAAACATTTCGTCAAGGATATTAAATTTGGATTAAGAGTATCATATGTGCTACCGATTAATGAGGATAAATGGCACTCTTATCGTCATATTTTAAGAAATATGTTTTCACCGACAACATTCGGCGAAGAACAATTATCTTCCGGGCAGTGGAAGGAGTACGGCGCCCACGCAAACAAAGCGGTTCGCAACGCCAATCAGAAACATCTCTCTAACGCTAAAGCCGCTATGTGCGCTCTCCACTTAACAGAATTTGAAGGAACCAATGTGATCCCGGGCGATACAAATGAGAATCTTATTCTAGATCCAGTATGGAGCTTGCCACAAAATAAACTGTATCACGGTGATAAAACTAAAGGTGGCGCTGGCCTGTTCAATGGAGAGCAAGAAGCAATTTCGCTAGCGGAAGCTATTAATGCGAAAGATCCTAAGGACGCCGAGGGACTAATGACAGTTGATGACTATATCTTTAGCCACAGATATGATTACGATGTTCCGGGACACCAGGGACTTTTTCAGCGCTATACGACTTTGAGAGTCCAGAAGGAAATTTTTGTTCTTCCTCTTATAGAGGAGGAGATGAGCATGCACCAAATATCGAATCTTCATCCCCTACTAGTATCGTTTTTAGATTTGCGCCATGCTTATCCAGCTGAAAACGATACTAATGACCCAATATTTGGGCATGCAACCTATAAGGATCTATATATGAAATTGAGACAAAAGCCAGAATTTAAACTATTGTTTGAATACATATTTCCAACAAAAAGAATGTTGGCCATTGGGACTATTTATAATATGCTGATTTTTAAATCAATATTTTCAGATCCAGAAAAATTTGAAAAAATGTTTCAAGCTTCTTCAAATACGTCATTGGCTATAGCAGAAAATGCTCTAAACAATCTTTCTGGAGATGAAAATAGCGCTTTAGATGAAAAATATTAATGAAGAACACACAGAAGGATAAAAATGAATGTCAGGAATATCAGTGAAATTACCACTACACACAAGTGATGAAGACGGCCATTATGCATTAAATAAAACTTTTTTAGAAGTTACAAAACAAAACTTTAAAAATCTAATTCTTACAAATCCTGGCGAAAAAATTATGGATCCCGCTTTTGGTATTGGCGCTGCGTCTCTTCTTTTTGAACAAGACGTGCCTCAAGCTAGAGAAAACATAATATCTAAAATTTATCAACAAGTGAAAATTTACATACCTCATGTAGTTATAGAAGATCTTTTTTTTATTGGCCCAGAATTTGGTCCAGATATTTCTCCAAATTCACTAAGATTAACTATTCAGTATAGAATTTTACCTCTTAACCAATCAGATTTATTAGATATAAACATAGAATAAAACTAATTAAACTTGGAGGCTAATAATGCCAAAAAACATACCAGCAATAAAATATACAAGTAGAGATTTTGATTCCATCAAAAATGACTTGTTGGAGTATGCTAAAAGATATTACCCAGAAACGTTTAAAGACTTTAGCGAAGCTTCATTTGGTGCCATGATGGTTGACATGGTGGCTTATGTAGGAGATATCTTATCTTTTTATTTAGATTATCAAGCGAATGAGTGTTTTTTGGACACTGCTACGGAATATGATAATATTATAAAACTAGCTAAGCAATTTGGATATAAATTTAAATCAACAAATATTTCTCAAGGTGTTTTATCCTTTTTTATCACAGTACCGGCAGATAATTCTGGGTCACCTGATACAAAATATATGCCAATTCTTAAAAAAGGATCTCAATTTGCTTCTGGCGACGGCGCAACGTTTGTTTTGATAGAAGATGTAGATTTTGCTGATGAAGATCTTGATATCGTTGTCGCAAACACTAATGAATATGGAAGCCCATCTTCTTACGCCATTAGATCTGCCGGCAGAGTAATATCAGGAACCATTAGGGCTAATATAAAAACTGTGGGAGCTTTCGAAAAATTTAAAAAAATTAAATTAGGTGATAACAAAATATCGGAGATTGTTTCACTCACTGATTCAGAAGGTCATGAGTATTATGAAGTTGAACATCTTTCACAAAATGTTATTTATTTGCCAATAAGAAACAAAGGCGAAGACAAAATAAAAGTACCCAGCTTGATTAAGCCCTTTATTGTTCCTAGAAGATTTGTTGTTGAACACGACAGAACATTTACTTATATTCAATTTGGTTATGGATCGGAATCTGAAATAACAAATCAGTCAATAGCGGATCCTTCCGACATTATTCTAGATGTACATGGTAGGACGCACGTTACAGACCGCTCTTTTGATCCTGCAAAGCTGATGTCTACTGACAAATTTGGAGTTTCTCCTACGAACACTTCCTTACACATAGTCTACAGAGTAAATGACAGCGACAATGTTAATGCTTCAACCGATGCTGTATCAATCACCGTTGCAACAAATTTTGAATTCGCAAATCCAGCTAAACTAAATGAAGATAAAATATCCGACGTAGAAGCTAGTTTAGAATGTACAAATGAAGAGCCAATCACTGGAGATACTACATTACCAGGCACATATGAACTTAAACAAAGAATAAAGAATCATTATTTTTCACAAAATAGAGCAGTTACAAGGCAAGATTATCTATCTTTGATATACGCAATGCCAGCTAAGTTTGGAGCTGTGAAAAGATGTGCGATAACTCAAGATAAAGATTCGTTTAGAAGAAATTTAAATTTACATGTTATTTCTGAAGATCAGGGCGGCAGACTGACAAACTCCAGTTCTTCTTTGAAAGAAAATATTAGAATATGGCTTTCCGGCTATAAAATGATAAATGATACTATTGATATCTTAGACGCTAAAATATTGAACTTGGGTATAGAATATGCCATAAAAGCAGAAAACACTATTAGCAGGTATGATGTTCTTTCTTCATGCAACCGTTTTTTAAGAGACTCGTTTAGCATGCCAAGAGAAATAGGAGAACCTATCACTATTACAGATATTTATAAGATTTTGAATTCCATTAGAGGAGTTATTGATGCCACTGATGTTAGAATTGTTAATAAAGTCGGATCTGAATATTCAGACGCATATTTGGATATAAATTCTTATATATCTTCAGATGGAACACAGCTTCTCATACCAAAAGATCATATAGTAGAATTTAAATATCCTTCTGTTGATATCAAAGGAGTTATAAAATAAGTGGGGATTAAAAGATATATAGCCAATGCTGACACAACCATTACTAATGCATATAAGTCAAATTTGACCACAAGAGGTACGGGCTCAAATATGGGCGCTTCTGATGTATTAGAAGTATTTTCTATATACGGTCAAGCTGCATCATCTTCAGCAGAATTATCAAGAATTTTAGTCAAGTTCCCAACAGCGGATATAGCCGTTGATCGGACAGCTGAAACGATCCCCGCCAGTGGAAGTGTCAGTTTTTATCTGCGCCTGTTCAATTGTAAACATGCTTTCACTGTTCCACGTGATTATAAATTGGTTGCGACCCCCTTGGATGCAGATTGGGAGGAGGGGATTGGCCTTGATATGGAAAATTATCGAGACGAAACAAAAGATAATATAGCCGGTGCAAATTGGGTTAACGCTACAAGCAACTTTGATACAGCTACGGCAACAATGACACTTAAAACAGATACAATAACTGATTATGGGAACGATGGTTCAATGCGATTTACGCTTGTATCAACTGATGGCACATCTGTTGAATACGCAATTTACAGAGCTGGGCCACAAAGTACAGGTGGTACCGGTTATGGTTACACTCACATTCAATTGGCAGGCTACAGTACAATTAGTGCATATTCGGCACAATTCAAAGAAGCCATCGAATCTGCTAATGGGCATGCAGGCAAACTAACCACAACAATCAGCACTGTCACCAACACAAACGATACGATAACAATCACGCAAGTTTCGAAAGGCACAGGTGGAAATACAACAATCCCCGCCGTTGAGGCCGGCGATGCCGACGCATTAACAATCAACGGAGGAGTTACAGCGACAAGTTTTACAGGCGGCGATGGCTTGTGGGCCGTTCCCGGAGCAGTTGCAAGAAATCAGCAAGATCTATATGGCTTATCGGAGGTTGTAACTTTTAATGCAGGGCCTGAAGATTTAGAAGTTGATGTGACTAGACAAGTAGAAGATTGGTTAGCTGGGACGTATGCAAATAATGGATTTGCTATTGCTTTAACAAGTTCTCTAGAAGCATGGGTAGAAAGATCGGACGATGACTCATTTACATATCAAAATACCACTGGCTCTAAATCATCCAACTATACAAAAAAGTTCTTTTCTAGAACATCAGAATTTTTTTATAAGCGGCCGATGATTGAGGCTCGTTGGAATTCTGCGAAAAAAGATGACAGAAATAATTTTTATTACAGTAGTTCGCTAGCGCCTCAGGTAGATAATCTGAATACAATTTATTTTTATAATTATGTTAGAGGAAAACTTCAAAATATCCCTGATGTCGGCACGGGCGCAATTTATGTCATGATATATTCTGGCAATGTGGGAAATAATTCACCTTCCACTTCTTCAATAAGACTGCCTCAAGGAGGGGGAGTTACGGCTTCTATCGATTCCCAGGTCGGGTACCCAACATATGTTACAGGCGGCCATGTTTCTACTGGAATTTATTCTGCCTCTTTTGCTTTAACTGGGTCTAGATCTTCACTAACTGAGGCATATGATGTGTGGAGCAACACTGCAGAACGTACTCAAACTGGATATGTTCAATACCATACTGGTTCAATATATTTAAAGGATGTAGTTACTTCGAATACCAATCCTAGTCCTGAGTATGCAACAACTATAAGAAATTTAAAGTCAACGTATTCTAGAACTGAAACACCACTTTTTAGATTGTTTGTGCGGGAGAAAAATTGGAATCCAAACATTTACACCAAAGCATCTAGTGCCACGCAAAACGTAACTATCGAAAGTGGGTCTTTTAAAGTGATCAGAGCTATAGACAACCTTGATGTAGTAGCATATGGGACCGGAAGTTCTACTAATGAGTTATATACTCAATTTTCTTATGATGTTTCCGGAAGTTATTTTGATCTTGATATGGGGCTGTTAGAGGAGGGATATGCATATAAAATTAAATTAGCGTATTACGTTAACAACGATTGGTCAGAACAAATTGAAGAATTTAAATTTCGAGTTGAGTAAAAATGGGCAAAAATCACAAAATTAAAGAACTTTTTCAAGACACAAAAGCCAAAAAAGTTTTGCCTATTTCAAGTACGGATGAAGTTGGTAAACAGGCAGAATCTAAGCGCTACCTTGAAGAACGTATAAAAAAGAAAGATAGAGTTTTTCCAAAAATAGACTTTACTAAGCCGGAAAATTTTGCAAGATTTGGTTCTGCTGAAGAATATTATGAGCAATCCATTACAAGAATTTGGAAAACTTATCCTTATGATGGCTCACTTTATGAAAAAGTAGCATGGGAAAATAGCTCCTCTTACTTAGATTTATATCTTTTTGAGAAGGAGTATCCACGAACAAATGGATATGCTGTTTTTTCACCCGGAGGTTGGGGAACCAAAGATGGGGCTGGCATAGATGCGGGCGCAGGATATATTGGTCTGCCCATTGCAGCCGACATTGAATATATTTCTTTCGAAGGCGGCCCACATAAGGATCCTAATAACAAAGATATTAAAAAAATATTTCCTGATATCAAGCACAGATATTCCGGCTCTTATGGAGCAAATGTTTATGATAAGACTAAACATAGACAATCTAATTTACAATATAGTGCTAGTCATGGCTTAACAGTTGAATTTTGGATGAAAAAAGAAGCTTTAGCAGATGACGAAAATGAAACCGCAGAAGAGTGCATATTCGACCTGTGGAACGGCAGCCCATCCGCCGATAAACATTACGGTAGATTAGTCGTGGACCTTTTGACGGCAGATACCTCTGACACAGCAACCCCGCTTTTCTTATTTTACCAATCAGGTTCTGTGACAGGCTCCGCCCTCTACACATCTCTTACAAATTCAGAGATGATTGATAATAAGTGGCATCATTATGCTTTAACATTGAAGAACAGTGGAACCGCGATGGAAACAGAGCTATATTTTGATGGGTCATTCAGAGAGAAACAATCAATTAACGATGCAGCTACAGCAACAATGACGCTTAAGAACGATGAAAGCGTCGCTTACGGAACCGACGGCTCTATGCGGTTCACACTTGTATCAGCTGATGGTACGTCTGTCGAGTATGCAATTTATAGAGCTGGACCACAAAGCACCGGCGGCACTGGTTATGGCTATACTCACATTCAATTGGCAGGTTACAGTACAATTAGCGCATATACAGCACAATTCAAAGAGGCTATTGAGTCTGCTAATGGGCACGCAGGCAAACTAACTGCAACAATCAGTACTGTCACCAACACAAACGATACGATTACGATTACACAAGTTACAAAAGGCCGGGACGGAAACACAGCAATCCCTGCCATTACAGGAGCCGATGAAGATGCGTTAACAATAAATGAGGACGTTGGGGAGACAAGATTTACTGGCGGCACTGGGATCATAAATGAGGTTATTCCTGCGCAATGTTCAAATTCTGGATCTATGCTGGGTATGCTCGGTGCGTTCAGAACGATCACCGGCGCCGAACCTGCTGGTTATGGAAAACTTTCAGGTTCAATTGACGAGTTCAGATATTGGAAAGCGAGAAGAAATGCAGAAGAAATTGGTAGATTTTATCGTAGTCAAGTCGGCGGCGGCGCAAATGTTGATGATGCAAATACTGATTTAGGAGTTTATTTTAAATTTAATGAAGGCATTACTGGAAAAACCTCTGCCGATGAAAGAGTTTTAGATTATTCCGGAAGGCTCTCGAATGGTTATTGGAAAGGGTATACTTCAAATTCCAGAAATACTGGCTCTGCTATCGTAGAATCAAGTGCTTCTGTAACGGAATTTAAAGATCCAATTATATATCCATCTCATCCCAAAGTTAAAGCACTCTTAGAAGAAAAAACTGGCGTCGGACGAGAACATGATTATACAAATAATGGTGCGATTTATAGAAGTCTCCCGGAATGGATAACTTCTGAAGATGATAAAAATGGCTCAGAGCTTGTTAAATTAACTCAAATTATGGCAAGCTATTTTGACACATTAGCAGTACAGATAAAAGAGTTGCCAAACATTAAAGAACCAATTTATACTAGTGGCAGCCATGAACCGATACCCTTTAGCAACCGATTGTTAGAAAATGTTGGTATTGTAACTCCTGATCTATTTGTCAACTCAAGTGTGTTTGAGGAATTTTTGGATCGAGGTGAAAAAGTCCTATTTGAAAATTCTTTACACAAAGTCAAGAATCTAATTTATCAAAACATTTATAATAATTTATCATATATTGCCAAAACAAAGGGTACTGAAAAATCTTTTCGAAATCTTGTTAGGTGTTTTGGTGTAGATGACGAACTAATCAACTTGAATATTTATGGCAACAACGTTAGTTATAAATTTGAAGAAAAGGTAAGATATACAGATACAAAGAAGAAATACATAGATTTTAATCATCCGTCTAGAAATAGTGCATGCGTATTTCAGTTTCAGGATGAAGATATAACAAATTCAATATCTTATATATCTGGGTCAGCTGGTTCATATGAAGAGTCTGGCGGCACTGATGATACCGCAGTTGATGTGGTCACACCATTTAAAGAGCGAGGAGTAGGAATAACTTTTGAATATGGGACTTTGTTCCCAAAAACAAAAAGTACATTTTCTAAATTTGCCTATCCTTATCCAGGCTTATCATCTTCAATTGGAGGCGTGCATTCGGCAAAAAGAGCGATACAAGATTCAACTGCATCAATGAAACTGCTGTCGGACACAATAACTGATTATGGGAACGATGGTTCAATGCGATTTACGCTTGTATCAGCTGATGGCACGTCTGTCGAGTATGCAATTTATAGAGCTGGGCCACAAAGCACAGGTGGCACTGGTTATGGCTATACTCACATTCAATTGGCAGGTTACAGTACAATTAGCGCATATACAGCACAATTCAAAGAGGCTATTGAGTCTGCTAATGGGCACGCAGGTAAACTAACTACAACAATCAGCACTGTCACCAACACAAACGATACGATAACAGTCTCACAAATGAGCGTCGCTGCTGGCTCTCCCGCGGCAAATACAACAATCCCCGCCGTTGAGGCCGGCGATGCCGACGCATTAACAATCAACGGAGGAATTACAGCGACAAGCTTTGGCGGTACTTATCCCGCGCAAAATCTTGGGTGGTCAAAAGACAATCTAGCAAATTTTCAGATTTTCGCAGCTAGAGATAAAGAAGACTCTACCAACGTTAAGTTTATTTTAACCGGTTCTGCCGGCGGCTTTATGCCAGAATTATCTAGTTCTTTGTTTTATAATGTCTATGACAACGAAAAATGGGATTTTGCGATAAAGATTAGGCCTGAAAATTATCCATGGTCGCCAGGAATCAGCGGAAGTTACTTAGAAACTTCTCCAACAGCTCCCGCGGTTCAGCCGTCTTACAATGTTGAGTTTTATGGCGTCAATACGGCAGCCGATATAAAACAAAATAGTTTTTTGTTAACAGCTTCTTTGACAAAAGTTGCTGGCGATGCCTTTCTTAACAAATCAAAAAGAATTTTTGTTGGGGCTCATAGGACTGACTTTTCCGGAACAGTGTTGCAAACTTCTGACATCAAAGTAGGCTCAGCAAGAGTGTGGATGGATTATCTTCCAAACAATGTTATCGATGCACATGCGAGAGACGTGTTAAATTTTGGAACAGAGCACCCATATGAAAGTGCTCATCTTTTTGAAGCTGCGTATGTAGCTGAGGATTTCCCGGCCGATTCAGCAGGCGGTTTAGTTCTTACAAGTTCACTTGGATTCATACCACAAATGGACACTCTTGCTCTTCATTGGGACTTTAATCAAGTGACGGGCTCAGATTCAAGTGGTGAATTTAAGGTCTCCGACTTCTCTTCCGGGTCTATACATTTTACTACTTCCGATGGAAGTGCTGTAAGAAAACAAAACGATTTTGGTCCGATTGGAGCTATTACTGGGTATCGCCACACTGGCTTGGGCTATGACTTTCCAATATCAAACACAGATGTTGCGGACATAGAATACATAAGTACTGCAAGACAACTTTTACCCGAGCACCTTAACAGCTCTGACATGATTAAAGTGCTTAGTAGCGATGATATTCATTTTGAAAGTGATACAAGGCCAGAAAGTTTTTACTTTGCTGCAGAAAAAAGTATGTATCGCACCGTTTCTGAAGAAATGTTGAATTTCTTTGCAACAATTAAAGATTTCAATAACTTGATCGGAGAGCCGCAAAATCGATATCGTCTTTCTTACAAGAGGATGGCGAAAATAAGACATATGTTTTTCCAAAAAGTTAGGAATACTCCAGATTTAGACAAATATATTGAATATTATAAATGGATTGACGAGGCTGTTAATGATATACTTGAACAGCTTTTTCCTGCATCAGCAGCTTTTTCAAATAAGTTAAGGACAGTCGTCGAGAGTCATATTTTAGAAAGAAATAAATATGCTAATAAATATCCCACGATTGAAGATAGGAATATGGGTCTTTTGGCGTCTGCCCAACCTGAAGGCCGCATTGAGGGCAATTCGGCTTGGGCCGAAGCTGCCGCGAAAGGTGAACGAGGAAATTCAGCGCCCCGTGAAGAAGATGAAAAGAATAAATTTGCGCCAGCAATGCAGGGAAGCTCCAAAACACAAGCGAATAGTCGCGCGTGGTGGAGAACGTTGGGTGCAGACGAGATAGAAGAACAGTCTTCTGGAGACGCTGCAGTTGATGAGTCTAGACGAAGAATATTTAATTCAACAAAACCGGTTCACACAAATACAGGAATAAGACGTTTAAACTCTCAGTTTCCCACTCCAAGAGGACAAAGTCAATATAGATTTAGAGCAAGAGTTGCGACCTCATTAAGATCAGGGGATAATTCGGCAGAACATACGATAAGAGAATTTCCCCAAAGCCTTAGACCAGATGGTACAATAAATCCCCCTAGTATACAAAAATACATAACTATTAAAGCCGGCACTTCTCATCTTGCCGAAGAGGACAGGCCATATGATCGTGCCCGCCCCCAGTTTGATCCATCCTACAATATTCTCAGATCGGGACACAAGACTAGACTTTTGTTTGAAATAGAAAACAACGCCGATAAATCATCTGATTATGGAAGCGCGAAGGGTACCCTCCCCACTATCGTTAGTATATATCAGCATGGTACAGGAGACTCAGACATCAACTTTGGTAATTTACATAAAGATTTTGGACCTACAGTCCTTAACACATCTTTACAGGGCCACACAACGCAAAAGTGGTCAGGCGGTTCCATCCATAGAAAAGTTGATTTGAACATACAACCAAAATCTACAGGCGAATTCGATACCATTAGAGATAGACCTGAAAAGTTTAGGTTTGAGGCTGACACACAAGCCAGTGACTTAAGGCCGTTTGTATCCGCCACTGCAACAATAACGATTACAGACGCTGGTCAAGTACTCGCTGACCCCGGCGCCGAGGATACCATATCGGTTGTCACAACTGCTGGAGATACAGTGACAATCACCGCTCACGCAGACACCAACGCCATGTCTGATACCACTGGTGAATCATTGCTCGGAACTTTCTCTGCTGGCGATACTGCGAGTGGCGGATCAGCTAATAACATCACTCAAGCCGGACACATAGCCACCGTTCTCAATCTCCACGATGACCTCACTGCGACCAACGACAGCTCCGCCACTGTAACCATAACGCAGAAAACTGCCGGCCCAGCCGGTAATACGGATATTACTCTGGGCGGCTCCGAAGCAGGACCTGGCATGACCGTAGTAAATTTTGCAGGCGGCGTGGTCCACAAAGATGTGAAAATATATCCACCAGATTCAAATTTAAACGGAACTATAGATATGGCCTTGCCTAGAGTGTTTATAAGCGAGGACACAAAAAGGCCAGTAAGTACCAAATATGTTAGGCTTTCAACCGGTTCTATAGAAGGGGCAACAACTACTGGTAATCAAATAGGAAACTATCAGCACAACTATGATTTCCTTCAAACGTCAGGCAGAACTTATAATAATAAATGGCTTCGAGAAAATTACACTACAGCACAGTCAGCTTCTGAGAACCCATCTTTGCGGTTGGAAGGAACACAAACTGATGGAATCAATATTGATTTTTCTCTTCCAGTACGGCCAAAAGATGAATTTTTGATTGTTAACCGGTTTTCTTCACCTGGAGATTTTACCACAATGACTAGGGGATATCTAGACCCTGCAGCAGAAGAATATAGCGCTTACAATGCTTTGCCATGGCGCTACCATTTTCAGCTTAACAGTAGCGGGACTGTAGCATCTAGTGTCCGTGAGTGGCGCGGAGCAACAACTCCATTTGGAAACACACCTGTGACTTCTAGGGCAGATGGCGAAAAAGCCACAGCAATAGATGTCCTCGACGTAAGCAGCGCCGGCTACGCGGACGCATTTACAGTCAATGTTCCTTCTGATGCCAGCGGAACGGGCACTACCGTCACGGTTATTATGAAAAATACCACTTCTGGGACTCCTGACGCTAACGAGATTTGGTACCATGGCGCAGGCAGTAGTACTGAACCACGAGACCGTTTAATTTTAGCAATAAATGGTACTGACGATTCGTCCGTAGCGAAATATGGAAATGGAGCTGACACGCTTACAGACGCTAATGTCGTTGGCGTCGGTATCAAAGGTTTAACAGCCGCCGTAGGCACGGCTACGAACCCGATTACCCTTATTGCTTCTACCGCCACCGCCGATGGAAACGACATTGAAGTCATACAGACTGTTGGCAGCAATATAGTTGATACAGATCAACTTACTGACAATAAGCTTACTGGCGGCAAAGAAAAGCTTAAAATAAATGATTACAGAATGAATATTCCTGTACACGTTGTACAGCATGTAACTACTTCAAATCATGTTGGGGAAGACTTTGCTGGCTTGAATGTTCTTCTTGCAAGACATTCAGGAAAATTTGGTATTTCTCCTCTTCACTCTCCATCCGCCACTGCAACAATAACGATTACAGACGCTGGTCAAATACTCGCTGACCCCGACGCCGAGGATACCATATCAATTGTCACAACTGCTGGAGATACAGTGACAATCACCGCTCACGCAGACACCAACGACATGTCTGATACCACCGGTGAATCATTGCTCGGGACTTTCTCTGCCGGCGACACTGCGAGTGGCGGATCAGCTAATAACATCACTCAAGCCGGACACATAGCCACCGTTCTCAATCTCCACGATGATCTCACTGCAACCAACGACAGTTCCGCCACTGTAACCATAACGCAGAACACCGGTGGAACAGCTGGCAATACGGATATTACTCTGGGCGGCTCCGAAGCAGGACCTGGCATGACCGTAGTAAGCTTTACCGGAGGCGGCAAAGGCGCGCGAGAGCATGACTATCAGACCAAAGCTGCATATCATAAAGTTCATCGGAATCGGCTTAAAAGATTAGAGTTAACGTCGACAAATGATGGCGCTTCATATACTGTTGTCACCGCCTCTACTTATGATAACGCTTACGTTCGGCATTCAATCCCAAGAAATGATTTACAGTATGCGTGGATTACAGCTTCTGCTTTTTTGAGGCGAGATCCGTTAGGAGTTCAATCAACTAGACTAGGTTACGATGGAAAAGTTAAAGCTTCTCTTAACTTAGGAAGCGTAGCTACTCCATATGTCGAAGCTCTCACGTTTATTAGTAGAAGTGAGGTTTGCAGTTTTGTCAGCGCCGACTCCGACTTACGTTATTGGTCTCAACCATGGTACCAAACTGGTGAAAGAGAAGGATCTGTTGGTGGATCGACTTTTGTTCAAAGGATACCAGTAGATTTTGCTGGAATGAATTTAAATATATATGAACCCATCACATCTTCTTTTGGAGCCGATGGTCGCAATTATGATACGGCCAGCATCAATACTTTGGGATTCCCTTCCATGGAAGTTTCCTGGTATGATCCTAATTTTAGTGATGTTAATTATCTAAATTCAGTTGCAAAATCCACTGTCGACAGCCCGAGCCATGGCTGGGCTATTTATCCGGTTTATTCGAACACCACCGCAGACTCAGGTGGCGAAGGAACCATTTTAAACGCACTCATTTTACATCGTCAAGGCCCATATGGGTACCCATCTTGGAAACAGGTTAGAGCAGGAGACCATCCAGTTGCGAGATACAACAGAAGTAAGAATATTATACAATATATTGAATATGAAGAAATAAAATATACCCAAGCAGACAAGGATGCTGATAATAGAAATAAGTCTTATTATGTGAATTCTTTTTGGTCTAATCCCGAAAAAGATAAGAACAGGCTTAATAAAGCAATGTTTAAAACGGCTATAAAATCTTATATTTCCCCCCCAATAACAAATAGATATTTGCCCATGGTTCACACAGTTGCTGGTGTTGATGAAAATGGCCAAGTTAACACTATGGTACTTAAGCATTCTTATGGAAATCTTTTAAGTTATACACCTTATGAAAAATTAAATGAAAACCTACAGATAGTTAAACCTGGCAAGAACAAAGTAGTATATGATAAATTAACCAAATCAATTAAAAATAAAGAAACAGGATTAATTAAATTAACTTATAGAGAAAAAATATACCCAAAAGAAAAATTTACGTATTTAGCTAAAACACGCCAACGCGGAGATTATACGGAAGTTTCTTCTTCGCAACGCGAAAAGGGAATTTGGACAAATAAAAAAATTGGGTTTCAAAGAACTTTCTGGAAAGATGCCCCAACGGCTCGCCGCGGCGGATCACAACAATCAGTAACAAATTCACTAGGCTTTATTCAGGATATGCGCTCCTCTCCAGCCCCGGGCGGCACTTGGCCTCATGCAGGCGAGGGCACTCCTGATCATGATTCTACTTTTGCTTATATGTTACCATCTCTTAGTATTTGGCCCTTGGATGGAGGCTCCAGTCCTCGTCTTAATGGTAAAGAAAAGTTTAATGAAGCCACATATCTTGCAGGAGAACTCATGGCATTACATGCGCCATCGATTTATGCTTCTATTGAGGGTTTTCGATTAGGTACCACCGCCACACCGATGGTCGCCGCGGCCACAGCTTCGCAACAATACTGTTATCCGGGAGGTCTTAGTAGTCAATATTATACCTTAAGCACTAGGCTTGTTTGGTACAGACCATGGGACGCAGCACTTCATGATTTTTATAGAACAGATGAACTTTCAGGAATTAAACCATGGTATAATTCATATGAAGATTATGCTCAAGAAATTAGATGCATGGCAAAAGATCACACAATCATACCAGAATTTAGAATCTCTGAAAACATGAGCTATTATATTGATAATGGGTTTGTTGTTAACAATAAGTTTTTAACTTTAGAGGGTGCATATCCAGAATTATCTGCTAGTGCTGATTCTGAAAAAAGTGATTATAAAGATGATTTTTTCAAAGTGTATTCTCATTCTGATTTTATGAAATATTACGGAAAGATCTCTGATGATCATGAAAATCTCACTGGACTCACAAAAATAACTTTGAAATGTCATGGGATTAAGAAGCTTCTCCCATATCAAGGATTTTATCCTGTTCTTAGAAGCGTACAACTTGGAAGTATGTTTTCTAGCTCTTTCGCTCCTTATATCAGTGGTTCTCACGCCGCACTTCTTTCAACCGCAGACACTCCGCACGGAACAACAGGGACGTCCCATGGTGGACAAATAGCAGCAATGATGCAGCCATTTTTTGCTCCTGGTATCTTGTATAACACAGTTAAAAGTGGCGTAGCTGTTGACTGGCCCATGGTAACATCTTCTCACCTTGGCACCCAACCTGCCGCTGCCGGATACCCAGGGTACAATGCTAGCTATTTGTCCGGTACTGCTGCAGACGGAAAATTATTTAATTGGAGAATGCCCTTCGAGGCATTAGTTGAACCCCATAGGCATCTTCCTTTGTCTCAATCTGATGGGGCAAAAACAATGTTCTATGCGTGGAACAGGTCTGGTTCGATCCCAAGAGGCCCATGGTGGGATTATCACGGTATAAATGATCATAAATATGCACTAGCTATGCAAAACTTTTTGGGGGAAATTCCGAGATTTTTCCTAAAGGATGAAAGCTTTAAAACGTTTGCTTCAGCCCCACAAAGTAAATTCAAGGCTATGGAATCCGGTTCAATATATTATATGGATGTTGTCCTCAAACAAACTCATGACTTTGTCATGTCAGAGGGGCCAAGAAGAATTCAGATGCTACAAGCAGATAATAAGCCCATACTATGGGACATTAGAGGCTGTCTTTATGGCCCTCCATGTCAAGTGACACCTGATTCGACGTCTAATTCTCGCGCACGTTTTTTCCCTGATGGAAATAATGATGGAACCTCCGCGAAATATGATGCCTCTGCAAACTTCAGCGATCCTGCTTTTGCGCCATTCACTCCCCCACATTTTTACCAAGACGCAATTGCTAGAATTACATTTTCTCCACATTCTGCTAGCATTATGTCACCAGGTGAAGTAAGAACTTTCTCTCTTGATGAAATTGTAGCTAGTGCCATGGTGGAGACCACTTTCACCGGAAGCGGCCACTCAACAGATGATCTCGAAAATAAACCAGGTATTCCTGTAGTAGGCTTATATCCTTCAGCAATCGATGTCCTCGACGTAAGCAGCGCCGCCTACGCGGACGCATTTACAGTCAACGTTCCGATGAAAGCCGGCGGAACGGGCACCACCGTCACAGTTATTATGAAAAATACCACTTCTGGGACTCCTGACACCAACGAGATTTGGTACCATGGCGCAGGCAGTGGTACTGAACCACGAGACCGTTTAATTTTAGCAATAAATGGTACCGATGATTCGTCCGTAGCGAAATATGGCGCCGGAGTTACGTCTGGTGAGGATTGGGGTATTCTTGGCATAACTGCTCTTACTGGCACGTCTCCTAAAATCAGTATATCTGCCTGGTATACCAACGAACATGGAAATGAAATCGAATTCATACAGACTGTTGGCAGCAATATAGTTGATACAGATCAGCTTAGCTCTGGTAAACTTTTTGGAGGAAACTCCAATGCCAATAATGGTCGCTTGTGCGGCTCCGGCCGGTACATTTCTAAACTTTTGGATGCGGCACAAAGAGATCTTTACCCCGCCGGCCGCTATCGCATGAGACTTTCTTCATCTATGAATTTGTTTGGTAAAACTAGATTGAAAACTATAGAATATGAAACCGATTCAAATGGTGGGGGTGAGAGTTTTAAACCCACTAAAGCAACTGACACCGGAGATCCAGCATTTGATGTATGGACGATTAGCCCTAAGTTTGAATGTCCGACTTTGAATTTTTCAGGCAGTAGTGCTAAAAGCTTAGTCGAGCAAAGAGCAGATCAGGGCTTGTTAACTACTGATCAATGGGTGAATGGAATCACAGCTTCAATCGGGACAAGGGCGATGTGGGGAGGTTATGGTGAAATTCCTTCTGTTAATTCTGGTCTTTGGCTTTCACTGAGGGAGAGCTTTCCAGATAAGCTTGATGAGGCCGCAATAACAGATTCTGTTAACGCCGGCGGCATCGTCCCCGGGACAGCCACGCGTTCATTGCTTAAAGTTTGTGGATTTAAACCAGAGAAGGAAAGAATTGGCGAATTAGCTGATAAAAAGCTAATTTCTGAAGCCATTGTTGCGGTACCTTTTGTCATAAAAAATAGCAAAAGACACTTTTTTACTATTGATAAAGTACTTTTTGACATAGCTATGGGAACAAAAAAACAAGAACTTGGCAAAGATATGTTGCTTCCTGGTAAATCTATTAAAGAAATGGTTGCTAAGCTTAAAAATTATTATTTACCGCCGCATATGGATTTTATGAGACAAAATTCAACGATAAATCCGTTTGTAATTTATGTGTTTGAATTTACTCATGAACTTGATAAAGAAGATCTGTCCCATATTTGGCAAAATTTAATGCCCAAAATAGCAAGAAGTGCAATAGAACAAGAAGTGGTAGTTGGTCACAATCTAGATTCAAACGAGTTTTTTGGAGGATTTAAAATACCAAAAGATATCCAATGGATGGTATTTAAAATCAAGAAAAGAGCTGAGATGAGTTATTATAATGTAACCGCCGATTCAGAGGATGATAGTCGTTTTGCGTTTGAGTTTAAACTTGGCGGTTCAAAAAAGAAACCAGATTATAATTATAATTGGCCTTATGATTTCTTTTCGTTAGTTGAATTGGCTGATATTAAAGCTGAATTTGAATTTGATCCTGCAAAATCATTATCTTTGAAGAGTAAACCCATAGCACTTACGGGAGACGGAGAACTTTTTAATATGCCACAACAGCCTACCTTACCAACATCAGATTCCCTCCCCGGGCAAACCCCCCTCATCAATCTCCCGGAATTCGGCGCCTCGCCATTCGGCCCTGGTGTCCCTGGTAGTAACGGCGGAGGATATCCCCAATGACCTTTTTTGACACAAAAGAAGAAGTTATCGATATTGAATTAACCCAATATGGTAAAAGTTTACTAGCGCGCAACAAGCTGAAACCAACTTTTTACGCTTTTTTTGATGATGATGTTCTGTATGATTCGGGTTACGCTGGTTTTAACGAAATTCAAAATGCGACTGAGGGTAGAATCAAAAATAAAACACCAAGACCACATACACAATATGTTTTTGCTGGAATAGAAGAAAACATATCTAAGTCGACACCAGCCGAGGGCGCAGTAGATGAAGACGGAAATCCAATAAATTTATTCGGCCCGGGAACGTTTGAGCTTTACCCACAAGTACAAAACGAATATGCAATAGGCGCACCTTTAGGGCAATCTTCTTTGGCCTCTAATTACGCTCCATCATGGGAAGTAAACTATTTTTATGGAAATGTCTCAAGTTCTATTGGGTATGTGTCCGGCTCTGGTTTAGCGCATTTTCAAGTCCCGCAGTTGTCTTCTGTTGTTGATTATAAAACTTACTTAACTAAAACCAACGAAAGCGGGGAATTGATCAAAAATTATATACCTGACAATTTAAAGAATTTAATATTGGAGGAAGAAGAACCAAGAGAATTAGGTATTATTTTGGATAGAGAGGAAGACAGTGAACCAAATCCGAAAAACGTCATACAGACAAAACCAGATTTTCTGCTTTTAGAAGTTTTGGAACATAATGCTGATTTTTGGAAAGAGAATTTTGATGTTGAAGTTTTCATAATCAGAAAAGAAGAAGATTCAAATGGGCGAGAAATAAAGATACAACAACAATTGTATTTTTACGATCCAGAAATAGACTTCGAAACAACACCTAATCATGTTGAATACTATTTTGATATAAATGCAGACGAAGATATACCATCAAGATATTTTTGTGCAGCAAACCTTACAGAAGTTAATAAGAAAAATCTCATAGCTGATGGGGTACGAATAATAGATTGCCCAGACGCAGACAGTACAAGAGACTTATACAAGAAGAAGCTAGAAGATATCGGAGAACCTTGTTAATGACGATACCTTCAATAAAAGTTAAAAGGATAACACTTGATAGCGGTCTTAATGATACTATGGTATCAGTTGATATCAATTTTTGTGCTGTAATAGACAATCCACAAGTTGCAGGCATGCACTGGATCTCACCGTACACAGTGCATGTCGTACAATGTACTAGTCAAGATATAGCAGAACAACTTAAAAAACTACCTAAGAATATTTTAACGTCCACGCTTCAAGATATAATATACTCCAAGACAAACAGGGAGTTTATTACACATCGCAGTTACTACATAAAAACTAAGCAACACGCTGAGTATAAAGCCAAAGTCCTGCAGATGAACGAAACAAACTCATCGGGCCCGTTAGAAATATGTTGGAATAGTTTAACTCAGCCGTTTGAATATGAACAAGAGACCCTAAACCACCTTAGCTATATATTTTTTCCATGCGCCACGGCTGAACAAGCCGCTGACACCAGCTGGGGTACCCCTACTATAGAAGCAGTGATTGAGAATGGTACCACCGTTGCCAATGGTGTGGTCTTCTATAAACAAAACGGAGAAGTTTTCACAGAAACTCCAAGTTATTTGCCTGACGCTTCCGGAGCAGAGACGCCATACGGGGACGGAGAACCATTAAACATCGTCACCGTTCCCAATATAACCATTCAAGATACTACATTTCTTAATGATTTTATTGCAGAAATAATTGATTTTGGCGAAAATAAACACCGCGCGCGTATCCGTCAACCCGCGGGTATTTTTAGTGGTCTCGCCCTTACAAGAGTGGATGACTTAAGACAAACTAATCGATTTGCGTTTGCAATCAATTTTCATGAAATAATAAGTAAAGTCGTACGTTATCCTGGATTGTTAGATAATTCAAGGATCATAGGGCTTAACCAATTGGCCAGGATAAGAGAAATATCAGTGATTAGAAGAAGAGTTTCTTCAAACCCCAATCAACGAAGCGAATTCCGCCCCAAAAAAATTGCTCGGATTAAAAATGAGGAAGAAACAAACGCCGGCGACGCCGTGCCAAATTATGAGTTATCTGAACAATTTCTTAGAGAACCTGACCGAGAAGGGGTCGTGGGGGATGTAATAGGTTCTTTAAAAGAAATAAAAATATTTCAGTCTAATGAAAGTTTAAGATTCTTTACAGGGACAGACGTGAAGGTTAATTCACTTTCTGGAAAGTATGAATATGCCGCGTCACTGCAAGTTGAAGACTTAACTACGGCTTTTCTGCAGCGGGTAACTATAGCCATCCCACGCCTATTGGGAATATTTGATAATTATATGACTGCTGCGAGGGCAGTTAATGCTCGAACAAGGAAACCCTACTGGAATGCCGACACTTCTACTTTTTCTAGCGATTTTCTATCATATGCTGCTACCCGCGGTTTCACCCCCGATAAACTTTTTGCAATAATTTCTGCTTTTGTACACATATATTCACAGATTTCTACAAGATCAATAAGTGTTTACGATTACGCAGAAAGAATATTGCGCCTTGTCCACCCGCAATGGGGCACCAAAGAAAACATTTACAAAGTAAGGCAGATTATGACAAAGGTTCTAGCTGGTCTGCAAAGAATGATAGCGCAGCCCAACAGAAGTAAAAATTCAGCTGCAGCCACTGAGACTCGTACCGGTACCTCTTCTAGCGTTGTAAATCTTAACTATACTATGTTATCATACATATTCGATAATGAATATGATCCAGAACATTCTAGAGGCAATGGGTATGGATATTTGCCTATTGGTGAGCCTCTTTCGCCAACAGGCCTTTCTAGTATTTCTACACAAGATTACGAGGCTCTTATCCGAAATCAACATAATAAAATATTTAAAGCAGGAATAGAAGAGGTTCCAATTCATTCGGAATGCGCCAGTTCTTCTAGGAGCCCTCATATCCACCTTCAAGGCACTGAAGGCGATCTTGTAGGCATCACTGGTCCTGTAGACATTGCCGGCCGTAGCGTAACACCTCTGAGTCCTAGAGGGACGAAGGTATCTGCTAATTTGACGAACGCTAAAACTACATACTTATCCCCCTTGACATTGAAAATGGGTGATGAGTATTTTTCTTTTGATCCGACAAATCCAGGCTTCTACGACATTGAAAAATATAATATCAACTTTGTTAAGATCTTAAGTGAAAATATAGCACCCGGCATGTCCGAAGCCGTCAAACATAGTGACAATCTCCACGACATGCTTTCTGAATTGTACGCAACTTCGAACTGTGGATTTGGCCTTAGAATGGAAGATTCTGACCACAGTTGGTCCATGGAAGATTCCGACTTCTTGTCCTACGATACCCATATGGATAGTGTAGAGCACCGGCTCGGCCACCCGGAGCTGTTGGCTTCGCTTGAACCTGAAGGCAAAGGTGATACGCCTCCAACTCCGTCGGAGTTTTCCGAATGGGAGAACTCCTGGATCAACACAGTCCGTACGGCAACAAATACCTCTTCATTATTTATGTTATTAAGCATGCTTATGTCTGAGAACAATGCCGAATGGTTTGAAAAACTGCTTAGCCAGACTATATTCAATTATAACAATAAATACAATATATTAACAAAATTCAGAACAAGACAAACTTTTCAAGAATTGCCCAACCACCTAAAAGCTTTAACTTCAATTGCAACTAATAGAGAAGTTGCTCAAGTTGCTTTAAATCTTGATTTTTGTCGATTAGGGGAAAGTTCAAGAATGCACCAGGCATGGTATTATGAAAATTTTATGAATCTTGTAGAAGTTCAGATGTTGACAGGTTTCGAAAACAATTCTGTGAACGCGCCAAATTTAAAAAGACTCACTCAGTCAGATTTAAATTCAATTCCAACCGGCGAAATGCGAATTGTGTCACTTGTCAAATATGCTAGAAATTATTCTGGCATTTCGAATACTCAAGAAATGAGAACTCCAATTTATAATGAATATTTTTTGTTGGAAGGGGGAGCAAGATCTGGAGCAATATCAGAACCACCGCAGTTGCAGCGTTCTCTCGATCAATCACGATCCAGATATTCTGGAGCTGACGGAGTTAACCCTGCTAACATTGACACATCAAAAGAATATGCCGGCAAACATTCTGCAGATGGGACCGCCCCACCTAATAAAGAAAGAGTAAAATTACCTCCTCAAGGCACCCCTGCTAAACAAGAATCTCCTGCTACGGCCGACGAGGCAGGCGCTGCTCAAGCCCCGACTCCTCCTTTTCGGGCTTCTGAAACTTCGGCCGACGCTCCACCCCCTCCAGACAATGCAATAACAAACTATAGAGTGACAGAGGGGGATTACTGATGGCAGGTCAACATGACCCAATAATTATATGGTGGGCAAATAATATTCCGATTATCGAAGATTGGATTCCTCATGATCACACTCACCCGTCGCCGGCGTGCACCTATAATAATGTTGGCAACGGCAATATTATGGTTGCAAACAACTGGGCATATGCTCTCGGCGGCGGCGGTTTATTTATTCCTAATAATTCTGAAGGATGGGAACATTTAAAGTCCTGGGGAGAATCTTTAAAATATGATACACCTACATGGAAATCTGAGAATCCTGGAAATCCTCCATTTCCTTCCACCTACAGCGTTTTCATGGATCCTATTAGATATATATTAGGTCAATATTGGGTCAATACACTCGAGTCGTCGCAGGGCTCTGACTACATTAGATATATGTCCAGCCAGACAAACATGTGGGCGGACCACTGGAGCACGTGGGGCGGCTACGAGGGAAACCACCTTGCAGATGCACTATTTCTTCCACAAAAGGAAATATTTGGCGTGCCCCAACATCTACACTACAAAACGGTACAACTTTGCCAAGGCGGTGCCGTCGGGTCTACGTGCTCCGAATTGGTCGCCCTGAACCTCTTCTCCGGATACCAATCGGAGGATCCACGTCCTTATATTGTGCATAGGGTGCGTTTAACGGTCTTTAATGCCAACCGGACAGCCGACGAAAATGCTGAGGTTCTACAAACAATTCAAAATAGAATTGTAAGAGATAATACAAATCCTATAAGTAAATACAAAGAAGATCATGTCTTTTTATTCCCAATGCCATATTCCAATAAAGAATATCTTGATGCGCCCCAAACAAATGCTTTGGTTTATGATGTAAAGCCTGAATATAACTTCTATAATAAAGAATATGAAGATGAAATCAGCGTTGCCTGGCAGCATTCCTATCTCTTCCCGCACCTTGAATTAATAACATATGAAATGATGGGCAAAGATAATGATCCAAAATTTTCCATGAAAGCTGTTCCAGAATACATGAAATCCTGGAAAGTGCAAACTGATGAATTGAAGGATCAACGTCGCAATTTTATAACCTTATATGATGAAATAAAAGCATTTGAAGATATACTACTATCCGCGGAAGACGCCGCCAAAGCCCCGGGCCTTAAGGCGGGAACTAAGATCGGCGAGCAAGACACTGAAAATTACTTTACCGCTTGGACAAATGCAGTGAAAAGACTTAAGAACAAGGGTACATTTTCCATCTTCCAGAATAAGCTGGGCATGTATAAAAATCAAATTCTTTTCCCAAAAAAAGGTGAGTTTTGGGCATGGTTATATCAACGCCAGAAAGAATTTTTTCCCATGCAAATGCATCTAAATTTTACACCCATTCCGCCCCCATCCTGGGTCGAACCACTTGAAGGTTACGGTGGAGATGTGAATAGCCTGCTCCAACTCTTACTCGAGGCGCCACCGCTCTGGGGAGACTCGTGGAAAGTCGGCGCCATGCCCTTATGGTACGCATTTTTAAAATTATTTATGGATGGGGAAGATTCTTACATGGTTCCCACATCCGTAATCCCAACTAAGAGTGGCCCAACCGGCACCATCGCCAGCGTAAAAGCAGGTCTTGGCAAAAAAAATCTTAAGGAATACGATTTTTACACTTTCATGGAAAAATTAGATCCGGACTCGATTGGGTACTCTTATGCCATCTCCGACAAAACTAAAGGATACTGGTATTTAAAAGATAATAATAGTGTTCCATCTGCACTCATAGTTTCAAATAGTGAGGATCCTAATTTATTTGCGGCTACATCGATTGAATATGAAGATCTTAATAACACAGTCCCCCCTGCTGCCACTGTGCAAGCCCTACAAGCTTCCATGGAAACTATTAAGAAAAAGTTCGCACAATTAGTTGAGAAAAAAACCAGATCTTACCCGGAGATTTTATCAGGCAAAATGGCATGCACTGAAGTACTTTTTTGGAGAGTTTCTAAATGGGATTCGCAATCCACTGCGCCGCTACAAAGCTTTTACTATATTAACAAGCCAGATATAAATGAGATTAAACTTGTCGATACACAAGTCGGGTACGGCAGGAAAATAACATACAAACTCCATGCAATAACTGCTGTTTTTGGCTCAGACTATGAATATCAACCTATCGAGAGAGAAGTGAAAACCAACTTACACGTTTATATAACGCCGGAAGAGTATGCAAGGTATAAAGACACGGTTCTGGACCCAAATCACATTAATACCACATATCACCCTGATGGCAAATGGAACATGCCCGCGGGCTATAGTGTCCAACCTAGTGTACTTATTCATTGGCCCGATCATCAAAAGTTTGTAGATCCCCACCTTGGCTACCCCCTCTGGGAAGGTTTTACCAGCGCTTGGGATCCATTCCCATGGGCCAAACCGTTTTTTGAGTCGGGTGGCCTCGATGTAAGCGAAGTTGAATTTCCATTCCTGAGCCATGACTCTTGGTCAGTTACCAACGATTTTATTCGTTTTTTGCAGACTTATACCAATGCTATTCAAGAAAGCAACATCATACCCAGCCCCTTCTCCAACGCCATGGCCGGAGACAGATATCATTATTTTGGCCCTTCCACCCCGGGGCAAAAGGTAACAGTCTTATCTGGGGTTAGACAAGAAGTTACAGGATGGGGGCCGACAGCCAATTCTGAGGCACATTTGGAGTTTAATGTTATATCTCGCCCGTCTGTTAAAATAATTGAAGTGCCTTATGGCGAAATTAATACTGTCATGGTTGACTCGCCACCTCTGCCTCCTATTGTGCGCCTTACACCTTATATGGGGATCAATGACAGATTTTTGTTTAGTTTCGATGCCGGAACTGGAAAAGTTGAGGCAACACCAATAGCACTACTACCGGAAGATGAACAAGCCATTGAGAAACAATTGATTGCTCAAGGGGTTGATACAGTACCTCCGATACTTACTTACGAAGCAGACGATCCGCCTGCGTACTATGAGATTTTTAGAATTAATCCGCCTGAAACCGAATCAGAGATACTTGTTAACCAAACGTTTCAATACTACCCACCAGTATCATATGATAGTTTTAAAAATAATTCTGTTTATAAGAAAGTGCTTACGAATGGCGCGCCCTCTACTACTTTTTTAGAAAATGTAAGGCCAAATAAAAAATATTATTACACATTTAGAGCAAAGGATATACATGAAAACATTTCCAACCCGTCCTCCATGTATGAAATCCAGTTGGTGGACGATGGCGGCGCCGTTTATTTATTGGTAGAAGTGTATAGACCTGAAATGCCTGCAAGAACAAATATGAAAAGCGTGAGAAGATACTTTAGTGTCATTCCAACTTTAGAACAAACAATGATCAACAAAGCTCCCGGGTCTGGAAATAAAGCCGGCAACTATAGTTTGAGCCTTGCTGAAGAATCGATCTTCGATGATCGGAAAATTTTTAAAGTTAGATTAATATCAAAACAAACGGGAAAGAAAATTGATTTTAATATTAATTTTAACAACACACAGCATAAATAATAAAAATGAATTTTATAATGAAATGAACTATTTATACCGGCAAGGATGTTAAAAAATAAATAAAAACTAGTTATAATTAAATGGAGGTTGATAATGGCTTTTTTAGATAATAGCGGAGATATAATTCTTGATGCAGTGTTAACTGACACTGGTAGAATGCGACTAGCACAAGGTGCCTTTGCAGTTACACATTATGCGTTTGGGGACGATGAAATCAATTATGCTCTTTATAGAAATTCAAATCACCCCAGCGGCGCCCACCCCAGCGGATCTGCATATTATGATTTAGATATCCTTCAGACACCAATCTTAGAAGCTTTTACGGACAATACTGCAAATCTCAAATCTAGATTAGTTACATATAATACACCAGCTCATATACACCTCCCTATTATAATGCTGAATGAAACCAGACCTGAATGGCAAAGAAATTCGGCCGGCACCGGCAACAACCCTCAAGCGCGCGGCAAGTTTGTCGTCGCCGTAGATGAAGAGACAGCAAATCCTTTTAGCACAGGTACTGTTAAGGGGTTATTTCAAAATAATATAGGCATGATGAAAGGTATATCTCCAGGCGCCGCCGCTCAACCTAGGATTCGAATTGATCAAGGACTAAATACCAACTCACCAACACCGTCTTCTCAAAATTTATCCACAGATCTTAAAGAAACTGAATATACAGTTGAAATGGACAATCGCTTAGGAACTGTTTGGTGGTGTGATGACGGAGTGGGCACCCAACAGGCTCCATTAAGTTTTGTTGATGACGACCAAATCGCTTTATATAAGCTTGTTAGCGGCACTGGCGTACATGAAAATGGTAATAAATCTGCAATCGATACCGACCTAGGGTCTGACCAGGTAATCAAAGGACCTAGAGGTACCTATATAATGCTGAGGTTCGCTTCTAGCGAACTGCTTCGAACCAGTCCCGATCTTTTCGAAAAAATAGGTGTTTTGAACGCAACATGGACGGACAGTACAGGAGACGCAGTAGTTCACTACATCGATACAGTGGTAAGGGTGCGCGGGATTACAACGGGATATAAAATAGATTTTCCAGTAAGATTTGTAAAACTAGCTGCAACAAGATAAAATAAGGTAAAAAACATGGCAACACAACTTAAGATATTCGAACCCAATGACAAAAGAACCACAAGGACGTTGCTTCACGAAGCAATACCAATTACAGGCTCTGTTGTTTCTGGTACATATACAAACGCAGCACATGCAAGTTTGCAAACAAATATTCGAGATTATTCACATGGCATGTTCCAATCGATTTATGATTATCCATACTTAAGCTCTTCTGCGAATCATCTTTTTGATATCACATTTGGATATTCAGCAAATTCCCCTTTTTCAGCTTCGGATTCTTTAACAGGAGTGGGGTCATTGGTAAATCCTACGCCAGTACAGCAGGCAAAAAAAATTAATATTTATAATGAAATGGCACAAATATTGATGGGACACGATGAGACAGGCTCGATTAAAGAGTTTAAACTCCCGTCCGGACAGACCATTCGTGAAGCGTTTTTCATTAATTTTTCTCGCTTGTTAATGAAAGACGAAATCAAAAAAGGCTCTTTTACTTTGAAGCTTGGTCTTGGTTCCCCTTCGGCTTCTATGGTTAAATTTCTTAATCATGATAGATTTAATGATGTCGAAACGATTAAGAGACAAGCTCCTGCTTCAGGGCAAACAGATTTATATTATACAGATTCTCCAGCTGGTGAATATGCTGTCCTATCTGGGTCTAGTAATAAGAACGCGGCCGGCCTATTATTTTATCAGGCAGGCATTGCGGTTATTACTGCTAGTTGTCTAATGTATCCTTCCGGAGGCGTTACGCAATCTCCGTCTGAGAATAAACATAATCTTCTTTCTGGCTCATTAGGAGTTGGAGATGCGGACGGAACAAATTCTACTTCAATTAGAGCCCTCATGACCGGTTCGACTATTAAAACTATGGCTAATCAACTCAGACATAGACTTAAGAGTATAGATTTTAACAATACAGTGGAATTACATTCTACAAAATATTTTTGTCGAGCAAATTCTAATGAATACAATTATAGTTCAAATCCGACATATTTAACTGGCAGCACGATTAGAGTAAAGACTTCAACAGCTGACAATCCAGTATCTTACTTAACAACAGTTGGTTTATATTCTGCTGCTGGTGAACTATTAGCGGTCTCTAAACTGTCTGAACCTCTGAAAAAAACACCAGATAATGATTTATCTATCACAGTAAGATTAGATTTTTAGGATAAGGATTAGTAGGAAATGCAAGAATGCCATATTATCGATTTTCCAAAGATGATATTTTTTACAACCAAATAGAGACTAATCCTAAATCTGTTTTTTTTATTTATAGCGCTAGCATTTTTTATAATAACATGCCAACGCGACGCGGCTCCAAAGGAAATATTTGGGCCGAAGACAATCAAAACTCAGATGTACCAAGCGTTCCTAGTGGTTACATAAGCTTATATGAAATGAACGTTGATAGGGATAGACCTTCACATACTTGGGACTATGCGCAATCCATCGCCGCGAATGAAGACGCCGGCTACAAAAAAACTATTATTCACCCATTTATAACTAAAGCGGGCGGCCTCCACACTTTCAAAACAGTGACTACTGATACGTTTAATGCATTACAATATGGTGATATTTTAACAGCTAGTTTTTCTTATCCGATGTCAGCTAGTATTCAAAGAGAATATTATAGTGAAGGTCAGGATAGATTTTCAGATCATCAAAAAGAGTATGCAGGTCTTGAAAATGTACCTGTTAAATATTCACATATTGACGCTCTTAGAAATGTTTTAAATGAGTATATACCTTTGAGCAAGCATTATACATTTACCGGCAGTCAGCGTGACCGCGACCGCCCTGGACATACCTATAAAATGTCAGATCCGGAACGGGACCTTAACATAGCAGAACTTAACCTTATTAGTATTCCTTCTATTTTTTATGGTTCATCTATTAGAAAGGGCAGTGTAGATCTTAGATTTTATGTATCTGGCACGCTTATCGGACAGTGCATGGACAAATATAAAAATGGAGAGCTGATCGAGGTAACCGGATCTCAGACTGGCAGTGTTGCCGGCACAGTTCTTTATAAAGAAGGATTTATCTTGTTAACCGGAAGTTGGGACTTAACAAACAGAACAGATACAAACACGACTGACCCAAAAATACCTAGCCTGCCCGGCACTAACGAACCTGCTTATCCTAGGTCACCGCACACAGAGTTTTATAAAACAAAGGTTCCATTATCGCCGACCACGCCATCAGCTGATAATCCTAGATGGGTTTATTTTGGCACAGGAATTGAAAGATCAGCTCCTCTGCGCCACGCCAATTCAGACGCTGGTGGGAAAGATCACAGTGGATATGGCAAATTTGCGACAGGATCGCTTGATACCTTTCATTTGCCGTCATCAAGTTTCTCTCTTGCGTTTGAAGGAGTGAATCGTGTTCCTGTTGTTACCATGTTAGCTCATGCTCCAATAGCAGAGCTTAATCACTCTAATAACCCCACTTATATTGAATCAAACGCAACAAAGCCGCTAGCACATGCTACTGCTACGCTGATGACCACCGACGGCGGTGGTGCCAGCCTGGAAGATTTAACATTAATATTAACCAATTCTGATGGTACGACACATACAATTACAGTCACCGAATTCGAGAATACCAGTTCAACCATCGTTGCTGGTACGCAAGCTAGCAATGCTGTCGATTTCGCCGAGGCCCTAAAAATTGCTCTAGATTTAGCAGCCGATGCCGGCAACATCGACATGTATGTATCTGACGTTGAAAACAATGACGCCGAGTCTCCCATCGTTATAACTTTAAAAATGAAAACTGCCGGCACCGTCGGAAATAAGGCAATTGCTGGCACGCTGGTGAGTGGCGATAGGTTGATAGTTAACAACACCACGCCCGCGGGCGCCCATGGCGTCGAGGCTTTTACTGGCGGAAGTCCAGGGTATGTTGACAATAGCAAATTTTCTGGGTCAAACTGGCCAGTTTTTAATGTTTCGCAATCTTATGTAGAATATGACAAGATGGTCATCAAAAATATAGTTAGCAGCTCTTATGCAAACCATACTGCAAGTTTTAGAAAACAAACTTACATTTCTAAAATTGGTGTATACGACGAAAATAAAAATTTAATTGCAATTGCAAAATTGGCCACACCTGTAAAAAAGACTGAAGATCGAGACCTGACATTTAAATTAAAGCTCGATATTTGATATCATATTAAAATGATACTAGGATTAGATTTGTCCACATCTATAAGTGGTGCAACAATACTAGACTCCAATGGAAAAATGATTTATAATGAATCTTGGGATTTGAGGAATAAAAAAACTTTCCCCGATTTGTTCTCAAAAATTGATGGAGTCAAAAACAAAATCGATCAATTGTTCAATACCTATGGAAAACCGGACAAGATTTATATTGAAAAGACATTACAGGCATTTAGACCGGGATTCTCTTCAGCAAAAATCTTGTCGATGTTGGTACAGTTTAATGGTATAGTTTCTTATATTTGCTACGATCAATATAAGAAAATGCCAGAGTATATTGCAGCTTTTACGAGCAGAAAGGCTTGTGGGATAAAAGTGCCGAGGGGAGAAAACGCAAAAGAGGTTGTCTTGAAATATGTTCTTGACAACGAACCTAGTTTTGTGATAGAATATACTAAATTCGGAAACCCAAAAGCTGGAACATATGATAAATCCGATTCTTACGTAATTGCAAAAGCAGGATGGATAAAAGAAAAATCTTAAAAGAAGTTCTGGGCAATTTTCACGCATCAAGCGAAGAACTTCTGTTTTATTGCCCATATTGTAAACATCACAAGAGAAAGCTGTCAATCAATTTAGAGAAAAGTGCTTACAAGTGTTGGGTCTGTGATGTATATGGAAAAAGTGTTAGAAGGCTTATTAAGAGATTTGGAACGTTTAAACATCTGCAAGAATGGGACAAACATGGTGATAAAGAAGATATTTCTAAATTTGACGATATTTTTGAACGTCGATACACACCAGAATATAGACAAAGGGTTGCTCTTCCGAAGGAATTTCTAACTTTGACAGGAAAAGAGACAACACTTTGTTCTAAAAAGGCTAGAAATTATTTAGAGAACAGAGGGATCAATCAAGAAGATATAATTCGATGGAAAATAGGTTATTGTGTTCGTGGTTTGTATGCTGAGAGAGTTATCATTCCTTCTTTTGACGAGGAAGGGTATATCAACTATTTTGTATCGAGGACTTATAATAGTGACTGGAGAAAATATTTGAACCCATCTTTATCTAAGGATATTGTTTTTAATCACTTATATATTGATTGGGATTCGGATGTAATATTGGTTGAAGGGGCATTTGACGCAATAAAAGCTGGACCTAATTCAGTACCTCTTTTAGGTTCAACGCTTCGCGAAGAATCGAAACTTTTTCAAGAAATTGTTAAAAACGATTCTTCAATTTTTATTGCGTTAGACAAAGATGCCGAAGAAAAAAGTAAGAAAATTATTTTTAAATTATTGTCATACGGAGTAGAAGTCTTTAAAGTGGATACATCTGGCTTTGATGATGTCGGCGCCATGACTAAAGAAGAGTTTAATTTGAGAAAACAAGAAGCAATTAATATTAAAAATGACGACTATTTACTTTATAAAATGATGGAGCTTTAAAGATGCCAATATATTCCGAAGCAGAACTGGAGACTTTAATTCAAGATGAAGTTGATGAAAACTATGAACAAAGACTTGCTGAAATAAAACTAGAACATTTCGTCGATCTGCACGCACAATATTATGATGAAACTACTAATAAAATTTATATAATTGATGGACCTGAAATGATTTTAGCAAATGAAATATTTGATAGATTAGAGATTGTAAAATCCCAATGGCAAGATGCATTTCAAGTTGTGGCAGAGTGTTTTGTAGAAAAAAGATCTTGACAAAGTCATAAACGTGTGTTATCGTTATAACAATAGAGGGTGAATTTGAGGTTTGCGCACATTGCGGATACGCATATCCGTAATTTAAAATATCATTATGAATATCGTATAATTTTTGACCAGATATACGACAAGTTGCGAGAAGAGAAAGTAGACTGCATTATTCATTGTGGAGATCTAGCCCATACAAAGACTCAATTGAGTCCTGAGTATTTCGAGATGGCGTCCAATTTTCTTAAGAGTTTAGCGGATATTGCTCCCACTTATGTAATCCCAGGAAACCACGATGGGAACCTGAGAAACTCGAGTAGGCAGGATGCCATCACTCCTATCGTTGAGGCCCTAGAACACCCAAATCTGTGCCTCCTGAAGGCTTCTGGTGAGGTTGTACTGAATGACAAGTTTACCTTGAACGTGCTTTCGGTTTTTGACGAAGATAATTGGGTTGATTCAAGCGATAAAAGCAAAATTAACATTGCTCTTTATCATGGCTCTATTTCTGGAGTTAAAACTGATCTTGGCTGGACAATGGAGCATGGCGAGAACGATATATCAATTTTTGAAGAATATGATTTTGCCTTTCTTGGAGATATCCACAAAACAAATCAGGCACTAGATCATGAAGGTCGAATTCGTTATCCAGGCAGCACGATTCAGCAAAATCAAGGAGAGACAAATGATAAAGGTTTGTTGATTTGGGATATTCGAGATCGCGATGACTGGGACGTCGAACACGTTGCCTTTGTTAACCCAAAGCCGTTTGTTACAGTCGAACTTACACCAAAAGGAAGGATACCGAACAAGGTAAAGGTACCAAATGGATCGCGCCTCCGTTTAGTTTCTAATAACAATCTTTCATTAGATGTTCTGAAGAAAGCGGTCGATGTAGCAAAAAGTAAGTTCAAACCAGAAAGTGTGACATTTTTGAATAGGGCATATGGAGATAGAATTGACATTGCCGATTCTATCAAAAATATTTTCCAAGAAAATCTGCGAGATTTGGTAGTACAAAAAAGACTTATTGAGGATTACCTTAAGGACTACGATCCAAGCGATGAAGTACTGGAAAAAGTTTTAGAGCTTAACAAGAAATATAGCTCTGTCGTTGAAGAGGATGAAGAAGTGGCAAGAAATATCAATTGGACACTCAAAAGTATTGAATGGGATAATTTGTTCAATTATGGTGAGAAAAACAAGATCGATTTTGGTAAACTAAACGGAGTTGTAGGCATATTTGGGAAGAACTTTTCCGGAAAATCAAGCATTATTGACAGTTTGCTATATGCAATTTACAATTCCACTTCTAAAAATAACCGAAAGAATCTTCATTTGATTAATCAGACGAAAGACGATTGCCGAGCAAAGGCAAAGATTTCAGTCGATCACAATATTTATGAAATCGAAAGAACCTCAGAAAAGTATGAAAAGAAACTTCACGGCAATACAACAGTTGAAGCCAAAACAGATATAGAATTCTCAAGGTACGATGAAGTTGTTGGAGAAAACATTAGTTTGAACGGGTTATCAAGAAATGATACCGATAGAAGCATAAGGAAGATGTTTGGGACAATGGATGATTTTCTTTTCACTTCAATGGCTTCTCAACTTGGCTCTCTTATGTTTATCAGTGAAGGCTCGACAAGAAGAAAAGAAATTCTTGCCAAATTTCTTGACTTAGAGATGTTTGAACGTAAATTTAAATTAGCAAAAGAAGATGCGACCGATTTGAGAGGTGCTCTTAAAAGATTGGAAGGCACAGAGTTTGATGAACAAATTGAAGAAGTAAATGAAAAGCTCGTTAATGTTGAAAATGAAATTGAAAAACAGGAAAACATTTGCAAAGACATGGTGGAAAGAGTAGACACCTATCAAAAGCAAGTTGATGACGTCAAAGAAAGAATAAACACTATTCCAGTTGAAATGATTGATATAAATAAAGTAGAAAAGTCTTTAGAAGAGAATCAAAAACAAAAAGACTTATTGACTGAAAAAAATAAAAAATTCTTTGAAAATATTAAAATTGATAATGAACTTTTGCGTAAAATTGAGAGTTTTTTGAATGACGGTTTTGATATCGAAGAGATTAAAAATAATAAATCTGTTGTTGTCGAGAAACAAAATCAACTAAATCTGATCACCAACGATATCAAACTGTATGAAACTAAACTTAAGGTTAAAGAAGGAAAAACTGCACTTTTAGAAGAAGTTCCTTGCGGTGAGGAATACTCTCATTGTAAATTTATCAAAGATGCTTACGAGGCTTTAGGGCAACTTGACGAGGTAAAGCAAGATATTACTAAATTGAAGAATGCAGAAACAAAAACATCTGCTGAAATTCAAGAGATCGATCCGGAGAAGATCGAAGAACACATTGAAAAGTATAACAAGCTTCTAGAAAAACAAAGTTATTTAAATACTGAAATTTCTTCTTATGAGTTAGAAATTCAGAAAAATAAAACAAAGATTGTTGGATTCAAAAAAGAAGTTGAACAAATGAATGAAAAAGTGGCAGAATATAACAAGAATAAGTTAGCGATTGAAAACCTGGAAGCACTAAACTTTGAAAAAGATAATTTCTTGAGAGCTATGGCAAAAGAAAAAGACAATTTGTTAGTATGTCAAGACTGCCTTATCGATCTTTCGAAAGAACATGGTTCAGTTGAGCAGATGCTGACAAATCTTGAAAATGGTAAACAAGAGCTTCGACTTCTCCGCGAGGAATTCGCAGCTTACGACTTGTTTATGAGGTGTACACATTCCAACGGAATTGCATATGACATCATCAAAAAGCGCCTCCCGATTATCAACGTGGAGATAGCTAAAGTGTTGGCGAACATCGTCGACTTTGAAGTTTTCTTCGAAGCAGAAGATAAAAAACTCGAAATCTTTATCAAACACCCCAAATTTGATGCAAGACCAATTGAACTAGGTTCAGGCTCAGAAAAAACAATTGCCGCAATGGCAATTCGTTTGGCACTGTTGAATGTATCAAGTTTACCGAAACCAGATCTATTTATATTAGATGAACCAGCAACGGCTTTAGACGAAGAAAATATGGAAGGTTTCATACGAATATTAGATATGGTCAAATCATATTTTAAAACTGTTCTTCTCATTTCCCATTTGGACACTCTAAAAGATTGTGCAGATATGACAATTGAGATCGAGAAGAAGGGCAACTTTGCTTATGTTAATTATTAAAGGAGAAAATATACATGCAAACAGCTGAGAGAATTACCACTAGTGAACTACCACTAGAAGAACTTGTAAAGAAGGCTGCAAAATTAGAACGAATCGCAGAAGTAGCAGCTCAAGTTAGAGATACTTATAAGGATGCGTTCGCTTCATATAACGAAAAAGAATACGTCTTAGAAAAACTTGGTGAAAGCCTAGAAGAATATGAATTATTTTTAGAAGGTTACTAGATATATCACGTGAGAAATAAAGGAGATAATAATGGCTAGATTAAAAGCTTTTGCTGACAAACATGTAGAGAGATTCATAAGTCGTAAATTTTTGGCTTGGGTCACTGCTACAGGACTGGCTATTCATGGTTCAGTCACCAGTGATAATTGGGTTGCGGTTACACTAGCGTACATTGGAACTCAAGCACTTGTTGACATGGCCACGGCCTGGAAACATGGCAATCAATGATAAGTTGGCTAGTTGTAAAACACTCGACTCAAAAAGTTTGGCTTTGGTGTAAACACAATTGGAAAATTATTGCGTTATTAGTATATACCGTAATAATGTACATGCTCTTTAGTAAGAATGCACAAAATGCTTTAGATGCTCTGACCGCAGCCAAAGAAGCCCACAAATCTGAAGTTGATGTACTCAACAGTACTCACTCTGAAGAAATAAGAAAAAGAGATGAGAACTTAAAAAAGTATCAAGAAACTATTAAGATTATTGAAGAGAAACTTAAAGAAGAAAACAAGAAGTTGACTCTTGCTAAAAAAAGAAAAGTTAAAGAGATTGTCAAAGAACACGGTGAAGATCCGGAAAAGCTAGCAGAGTTAGTTAAAGAAGCTTTTGGGTTTGAGATACTGAAATGAACAAGATTATTGCAATATTACTTTTAGTACTTTTTCCGTTTACTTTATTTGCAGATGAACTTCCAAAAATCTCTCCTTTGAACGAAGGAGACGTAGCCCCTTTCTCAGGTGTGTTGTATAACCCAACAGCTATAGCAGAAACTATCGCACAAAGAGAATTTCTGATTGAACAACATAAATTGAACCTCCGTGTACTAGAAGAGCGATTAGATGCTGAATGTAATTTGAGTTTAGCTAATTTGCAAATAAGTTTAGATGCTTTTAAGATCAAATACGATTCTATGGTCGAGATAAAAGACGACGAAATCAATAAATTACAAAATATTGTTTTAAAACAACCTAATGAATATTCTCACTGGTGGCTCACAGGCGGTATCTTAACTGGAGTTCTAATTACTGTAGGCATAGCGTACGCCGTTAATCAGTGAGGTTCAAAACATATGGGATCGCGGTATCATACCCATCGCCCTGGAACAATAGGGGAGTGGACTGAACAAAAACTCGTAGCAAAAATTGCTCTTTACGCTGGTATCAAAAGCGGAAAGTTAACTGGCGGCAGCGCCGATGATCCCGCTGCCGGGTCTATGATCCTAGATAAAGGCCAGTTTATTCAATGGGGCACTGGCGAAGACTCTAGGATAACATATAACTCTTATGGAGAATTTCAAGCCAGTGTTTACAGCGAAGGTATGGGGTTTAATTTCTTCTCCGACCAGGGGATTAATGGTGGTTATTTTGCAATTGTAGATGAGGGTAATAATGCTTCAGGACTTTCGCTGCAGCTCAAGAATACCAAGAACGGAACTTGGGCAACAGCAAACGCTGATGAAGATACCTTGGGTTCAATTGTGTTTGGCGGACACGATTCAGCCGACGCAGCTGCGGTAGGTTCTGACACTTACCAGTTTACAACGTTTGGCAGCATTGTAGGTACTATTTCCGACGTCACACACACTGATGAAAGTGGTAAGATCGTAATGAACGTCATGGCCGGCGGAACTGCAGGTACTGCCGGTCTGAAAAACCTTTTCTCAATTGGAGGCGAGCGTAAAGACGCTGGGACAAATCACGCTGGAAGCGCTACATCTGCGGCACAGCCTTGTGAGGTAATTGTTAATGATGACAGCATCGATTGTGATTTTCGTGTTGAATCAGATGGCAACACTCATATGCTGTTTGTTGATGGTGGGAATAATGGAGTCGGAATTGGCACCGACACCGCAAGAGGTGGCCTCACTGTAGTAAACGATTATCAGACAACTGCATTTGAAAGCCTGTTAAGCGATGGGCAATTTAATGGCGAAGTATTAAGATATTCTCCAGGCGCCGACGATACTTTAACTGCTGGTCAAATTTACTTTTTACATACTGATGGAACTTGGGATCAAGCAGACGCCGACGCTGTTGCTACCGGTGCAAGTCAACTACTTGGTGTTGGGTTAGGCGGATCCTCACGAACAGTTGGGGCGGTAACACGTGGGTTTATAAGAATCCCATCAACTGAAATATTGAACTTACCTGGATCCGGCGCATGCGATGGGTTACCTGTGTATATCTCAACAACTGCAGGTCATTTTGATTTTACGGCACCATCCGGTGATGCAGATTATGTGCGTATCGTCGGATACGCTATCGATGATGATTCAAGTGATGTTCTTGTCTACTTCGATCCGGACAAATCCTGGGTTGAGGTAAGTGCATAAATGACAACTTATTATGTAACTCCTACCGGTAGCAATTCCAACGATGGCACCTCCATCTCGACGTCGTATCTAACCATAAAATATGCATGCGCACAGACTACGCATGGCAGCCTCTCATATGGCGGTGGACATACAGTGCTAGTATATCCCGCCGCCGGCGCCGATTGGTCATACGCGGAGAATAACACTATTAATCTCCAAGTCGGCGGCCGACTGCAAAAAGGATTAACATTAAAAGCAATTACGGGTTCATACGATGTAGCAATTGATTTTACAAATAACGACGACAGTGTTGGTATTAAAACATATCTATTTACTAAAATTGAAGGGTTTACTTTTACTAAAGCACCAGAGCAAACCAACTCACCTACTTCTGCTGCCTCTGTCATATCTGGTGATGGCAGTACCACCGGCCCTATTCATGTGGTAAACTGTACTTTTGATAATTGTTCAGGCTCTTCCGCCAATTCTGAGGTTATTGATGTACCAGGCCCTTACACGCCTTCAGCAGGTCAATCGGTAATAGAGAGATGCGTTTTCAAAAATTGTTTTCGACCATTAATTGCAAATGGTTCAACTTCGCCATCGTTTCGGACATGCCTTGCTCATGACTGCACTTCCTCGAAGTCGACTTTTGATGCGGTCTTTGGGACCATAGAAAATTGTACAGCTGTACGCTGCAGGGTAGTTGACGATGCTAACCAACACATATTTTCAGTTAGCACAGCTGGCGCAAGCGTTGCACAGATACGAAATTGCGTTGCATCGTACTGTTATACTAAGGGGTATTTGATGAACTCTTCAGCAGATCCTCCCATCAGTGCTAGCTTAGCATATGATAATATATTTAATACCAGTAGGCTCTTTGGTTCAGCGACTGCAGATTGTGCCACTACTGATCCGCAGTTTGTAGACCTTGCCGGAGACGATTTTCATCTTAAATGTGCTTCACCGGCCTCTGGTTCCGGTACCGGTCATATCGCCGCCGGCGCATTTGGCCACGCGAGCAATACTATAATTGCATCTCAGTCTCATGATCTTGACGGTGTCGTTTTCGATGGACGAGATTCTCTTGGCCCATACAGAAACATGGGGTGTTATGATACTGGCGGACCTAACCAAAGGCTGCGATTTGTAGATAGTTCTTTAACTTATGTTCCTGGCGTTACCTTAACTCTTCGATGTTTAGTGGCAAGGGTAGGCATTTCTCATACGATTATAGGCGTTGCTGGCACTAATATCGACAAGTTTATTGGGGTAGAAGCGGCTAGTATTGGAAAATCAATAGGTGTAGAATAAATTTAACAATATGATGGTTTGTTGATAGAATAATAAGATTACACCAAAGAAAGATTTAAATACTATAGCCGAGCTAGAAAGAGCTATTGCACAAAAATATGGTGAGGAAACAGTACAACATCCTCGCTCCAACTGGGACGACGAAAAAGAAAAAGAGTATTTAGAACAACTTAAGAGCTTGTACAAGAAAGAAAACAAGAAAAAAGAAAAGGTTGAAAAGGTTGAAAAAGATGGTTTTTTAATTAATAAAAAACTACTTAACAAAGAGAGCAGAAGAAAATGTCCTATTTGTGAAATCTATTCATTCGACATCAAAGATAATATGTACATGGCTAAATTTTCTTCTTGCTATCAGTGCTATATAGAATTTATAGAAGGAAGAGAAGAACGCTGGAAAACTGGCTGGAGACCAAATAAAGATGAAGTTGACAAAAGAAGACTTGATAAAAATAATTAAAGAAGAACTTGACACCTTGCTTGAATTCGCTAGCCCTCGTAAGATTGACAGGGAAACTGATCCGTTCGAGACAGGTGGACCAGGCGGGCGGGGCATATATAGGCGCATTCCCAAACCATACACGCTTCCAAGCGACGCGGAAAAGGAAGCGGCGCTAGAAAAAGCTCGCGCCGAGGATTCCGGCACTGGGAGCAGGTTTGACTGGAGAAGCCCGAAGACATGGACCTCTATGTTTGGCCTTGAAGAAACCGTCGAAGAAGTGGTTGGTGAGCTGCTCGAATCCGAGGCCTCTGCCAAAAAGCCTAAAGGCGCACCAGGCAGCGAGTTTGCAAAATATCCTTTGGAAGAAGGAGAAGAAGAAGCAGAAAAAGCGCATCCAGGCTTAGAAAAGTCTGCGAAAAAGAAATTTCCCAAAGATGAAGAGCGCCAAGATCGCTATGTTTATGGCGCAAAAAGAAAAATGGGGTGGAAACCCAAAAGAGAAAGGAATTAATAGTGAGCCACAAACTATTTATTAAACAATACTTTGCAGGAGAATAACAATGGCAACAGTTTATGATGTATTAAAAGGGATTCAGCAAGCCGCCGCAAATGCATATGATGGCGCCCATGACGAGAGAATTGTGGATGACGGTGTACCAAAGAAAGCCGGCCTAAAGCGAGAAGAGGGCGACTTAAATATTGAGGCCCGAGTTATGGATGGATTTAATGTCAGCTTTCATGGTAATTATTTGGTAGTAAAATATCATGGAGAAACAAAATTAAAAGATACCCATGACAAAAAGTTTGAGGATGATGTTGCTTCGAATATTAATGATGTTGTAAAGTATCTTAAAAAAGAATATAAGAGGCTTACTAAAAATGGACTCACTTTGACGAAGAAAGGGCCCCCAGAAATACTGGTACAATACATAAGTCGCGTTAGGACCATAGTGCAGGCCTCCCAGATATATAAAATTGGTAATATTAATGGTGTAGAATCTGTTAATCAGGGAAGTGATAAAGATAGACTAGACAAAGCTATCAGAAAATGGCTTGATCTTGGCAAGAGCGCTCCAAAGCCTTCTAACGTAACAAGAAAAAAGGAACAATAAGAAAATTGAATGGATTATCATCTTACAAAACAAGAGATCACAAAAGAGATTATAAAGTGTGGTAAAAATCCAGCTTATTTTATAGACAGTTACGCAAAAATTTCTCACCCGATGCACGGGCTAATTCCTTTTAAGTTATACGATTATCAAGAACAACTCGTAAATGAATTTAATGATTATAGATTCAGCGTTATACTAAAAGCGAGACAGCTTGGAATATCAACAATAACTGCTGCCTATATTACGTGGCTGATGATGTTCCATCGTGACAAAAATGTTCTTGTTATGGCAACAAAGTTTTCAACTGCAGGAAATCTTGTTAAAAAAGTCAAAGCGATAGTTAAAAATTTGCCGCCATGGATCAAAATAGCTAATGTGTCAGTCGATAATAGAACAAGTTTTGAGCTAACTAACGGATCACAAATTAAAGCCAGTTCTACTTCTCCTGATGCTGGACGTTCAGAAGCGTTATCTTTGTTGGTCGTTGATGAAGCTGCGCATGTTGAAGGGTTGACGGAGCTTTGGACAGGCTTGTACCCAACTCTTTCGACAGGTGGCCGATGCATCGCTCTTTCAACACCCAATGGAGTTGGAAACTGGTTTCACAAGATTTATGTAGAAGCGGAACAAGGCATAAATGACTTTCACGCGACAAAATTACTATGGGACGTGCACCCTGATCGCGACGAAGAATGGTACGAAAAAGAAACAAAAAACATGTCGAGAAGACAAATCGCTCAAGAACTTGAATGTAATTTCAACACTTCTGGGGAAACGGTTATACACCCAGATGATATAGCGAAAATTGAAGAGGGTATTTGCAGTCCAAAATACAGGGTAGGGTTTGATAGGAACTTTTGGATTTGGGAAAACTATGATCCCGAACACACTTATTTGTTAGCAGCTGATGTAGCAAGGGGCGACGGCCAAGACAATTCCGTTTTTCATATAATTGATCTGGACAACATGGAAATCGTTGGAGAATATCAAGGCAAAGTAACACCAGACATTTTTTCTAATTTGGTATTTGATGCTGGCAAACAATACGGAAATTGTATGATTGTTGTCGAGAATAACACAATAGGGTTTGCTGTTTTAGACAAGCTGAAAGAGCTGGAGTATCCAAATATTTATTATTCTATAAAATCTACGCATGAATATGTAGAACAACTGGTAGCTGAAACTCATCATTCTTCAGTAGCAGGGTTCACAACATCCCTTAAGACTAGACCTATTATTATTGCAAAAATGGAAGAATTTGTTCGCAACAGATTAATTACAATACGATCTGCTAGATTATATAATGAGTTCAAGACTTTTATCTGGGATAAAGGGAGACCTCAGGCTATGAGAGGATATAACGATGATCTAACTATGGCTTTTGCAATCGCATGCTGGGTAAAAGATACTGTTTACGCAGAAAAAGATCGTGAAACAAAATATAAGGAAGCGATGTTAAACTCAATAATGAAATCAGAATCGACTTTTAATACTACAATTTCTGGTATGAAAGGATATAAGGCAACAAACGCTCCTAGTCCTGAGAAAGAAGAAGAAATGAAAAAATATATGTGGTTATATAAAGGTTAATATTTATGGCAAAAAATACAAAAAATACAAGAAATCCGGATACTCCCTTATTTAAACAATTAACAAAGTTATTTTCCGGTCCTCTTGTAAACTATCGAAAGCAAATCCCTAGGAGAAATAAGCGTAGGCAATTAGATAAGTTTGCTAGCAAATTTACATCTGCTAGTGGAAAACAATTTAAAAAAACATCGTATGACACATTCGAAAATTTAACTTCAAACATTCTTTCTAATCAAAATCGAGTTGAAAGATACGCTGATTTTGAGCAAATGGAATATGAACCGATCATTGCTTCTTCTTTGGATATATACGCAGATGAGATGTCAACGTCATCAGAGTTGCAACCACTTTTAACAATTAAATGTCCAAACGAAGAAATTAAGTTGCTTCTCTCTGATCTTTATCACAAGGTCTTGAATCTCGAGCATAATTTATTTGGCTGGTGTCGTACAATGTGTAAGTTTGGTGACTTTTTCTTGTATCTAGATTTGGATGAAGAAAAAGGAATTCAAAATGCGATAGGTATACCAACTTCAGAAATAGAAAGACTCGAGGGAGAAGATAAAACAAATCCAAACTATGTTCAATATCAATGGAATTCAGGTGGGTTAACTTTCGAAAATTGGCAGATGGCACACTTTAGAATCTTAGGAAATGACAAATATGCGCCATATGGCACTAGCGTTCTTGAAGCTTGTAGGAGAATTTGGAGACAGTTAACACTTCTTGAAGATGCAGTGATGGCTTATCGTATTGTTCGCTCACCTGAACGCCGTGTATTCTATGTTGACGTTGGCGGTGTCAACCCAGAAGACGTCGAGCAATATATGCAAAAAGTCATGACACAGATGAAGCGCAATCAGGTTGTTGATTCAAACACTGGCCGTGTTGATTTACGCTACAATCCTCTAAGCATTGAGGAGGATTATTTTGTCCCTGTTCGAGGAGGAACACAGTTTACCAAAATTGAGTCACTAGCCGGCGGAGCATATACTGGGGATATCGATGATATTAAATATCTAAAAAATAAACTATTTGCAGCTCTTAAGGTTCCACAAGCTTATCTTTTCCAGGGCGAAGGTGCCGATACGGAAGATAAAACAACTCTTGCACAAAAAGACATCCGTTTTGCAAGAACGATTCAAAGATTGCAAAGATCATTGATTGCAGAACTTGAAAAAATAGGCGTTATTCATTTGTATACGATAGGTTATCGCGGAAAAGACCTCATTTCATTTAAACTTTCGTTAAGCAATCCATCTAAAATAGCAGAATTGCAAGAGCTGGAACATTGGAGAATGAAATTTGATACTGCCGGTTCTGCTACGGAAGGCTTTTTTAGTAAACGTTGGCTTGCAGAACATCTCTTCGGCATGTCGGATGAAGAGTTTATTAGAAACCAAAGAGAAATGTTTCATGATAGAAAATTTGATGTTGCTCTAGAAGCTGAAATCGAATTAACATCTCAAGAACTTATGCAACAAGCGCAACAGACTCCTTTGGGAGCCCCCGGAGGCGCTCCAGCAGAAGGAGGCGATCCGCTAGCACTCGGTGAACCAGCGGCAGAAGGTGCTCCAGCAGAAGGCGCTGCGCCAGCGGAAGAAGGCGCACCGGCAGAAGAAGGCACACCGGCAGAAGAAGGCGCACCAGCAGAGGGAGGTGAAGAAACGGCTCTATTAGCAGCACCTCCCGCCAAACGAGATATTAATTGGTACAAAACTCAGCAAAGAGTCCCCCTTGGCCGGCCGCAAACAACAACCGCCGCTTCCAAAGACAAGTGGTACACTCCTGTTGCATATGATAAGCGGTACCAAGGCGGCCGTCGAAAGAACTACTTAAGCCATGCCAGGCCCGAAATGAGCACGCCTAGAAAAATACATCCAGGACATTCAGATTTCCAAGGAATTTGGAGAGGTCTTTATGAAGGCGAAGAAACTAATTATAAGAACGATGAAGAATTGTTGTTTGCAGTCGATAGAGAAATTAAAGAATTAATTTCTGAATTAGAAATAAAAGGGAAAAAAAGTGAAGCTAAGACATAATAAAAAAAGAAATACTGCTTTTCTTTATGAAGCCCTTATCAAAGAGTTAACCAGTGCTACTGTTCAAAAAAACGAACAAAAAAAAGGTAGACTTGTTACTTTGATTAAAGAACACTTTGATAAAAATACTTTATTAGGAAAAGAGTTGGAATTGTATAAGACTTTGCATGATGATGAGGCTGTCACTCCGTACGTGGCGGAAAAGTTAATTTTTGAAGTTCGTAGAAGGCATACAGATTTAGACAAAAAGCAGCTTTTTAGAGAACAAACAGCTCTTATTAATAAAATGAATAAAATGTTTTCTAAATCTATTTTTTCAAATTTTGTTCCAAACTATAAAAATTTGGCTACTATTAATCAGATATTTGATGATGAGATTTCTATTAAAAAAAGAGTCGTCTTAGAAGAAAATTTGATTTCTAGACTATCAAAAGAAAACACAGAGAAAATGGATTTAAAGCCAATTGATAATTTGGTTTATAAAACATTTATTGAAAAATTTAATAAACAATACTCCGGAGCACTACTTGCTGAACAAAAAGAGTTATTGTCTAAATACATTTCGTTTTTCGCAGACAACGGACTTGAATTAAAAATGTATTTGAATGAGGAAGTTGGCAGATTAAAACGAGTGGTTCAGGGTTCCTTGAATGTAAAAGAAATTAAAAACGATTCTGACATGATTAGAAAAACTAAAGAAGTCCTAGAACTGCTGGAAAGTTTCCACCTTCAGGCAATTGACAACAAAATGATAAAGAAGGTTCTTCAAGTTCAAGGTTTGACTAAGGAACTGGAGTTAAAAGAAAATGACAATTAATGTTGAAATAGGAGATGCGGCAAAATCGCCAGATCCAATTACGATTAGGGTGGGTGACAGAGAGGCAATGCCAGCATCAGGGCCACTGGTTCCTCCGCCGAAACCTAAAGTTCAAGAAAAGATGTCTCTCAAAATTCGTAAATCTGTTGATGGGAATCTTATGATTCTTGATCATGAGGACCTCGATGTTATAATCATGCCCGCTAAAAATAAAGTTGTTGCGTTTCCAAAGGATGAGATAACAGATTCTACTTACCCTGCACAAGACAGACTTTTTTATTTTTTAGTAAAAAAAGGTATTATAGATTCATATAGTGTGCATGGTGGCAACGTTTACGGATCCATGGAAGGAAAAATGGTTCCATCTTATGATGATACTGTAGATCCTTTAGAGATGGCGGTTTTCCTTATAGGAAAATTTATGAAAGAAGAAGCCCCATTTTATTCATTGTTTAAGAGGCAGGAAAAACAACTCGTCAGTGACCTTACCAATCCAGACGATGAAGATTCTACGGAACTTGGCGAAGTTCCGCACCAAGAAAAGAAGGGTTCTTTGCGACCTGGGTATATTCGTGGCCCGTACGGTATGACTTCATTTTACAGGTATTAAATGGAACTTATTTATTTTATCCTATGCGCGTATGGCATGACATCAATTATTGTTTATAGTCATATTTTTAAATTTGTTCGCGAAGGAGTTTCAAGCTGTTCGGACTGGTTGTGCGAACTTCTTCACTGTCCAATGTGCGTGGGGTTCTGGACAGGTCTATTTTTGTGCGGAATAAACGATTATACAGAACTATTTACGTTTGAGCACACATTGATCAGTTATCTTCTTTTAGGTTGTTTAAGTTCAGGCACCTCATATACTCTATGTTCGTTAATTGATGACAATGGTTTGCAAATTAGAGGAGAATTATAATGTATACTAAAAAATGGATGTTACAACCAGTAAGACATTGCTGTAAAGGCTCATAGCTATGTCAAAACAACTATTAAGGGAATATTATGAACTTTGTGAAGGCGGCGCCTGTCAAGATTTTCTAACTGAAGCAGAGAAGAAAATGGTTAGAAATGGTCATGTGTTTCTTACAGGTGTTATGCAAAAGGCTAATGTAAAAAATGGCAATGGTCGAATATATGGCAGAGAAATCCTAGAAAGAGAGGTCGAAAACTATAAAAAATTAGTAAAAGAGCGTAGGGCCCTTGGCGAGTTAGACCACCCTGACGATCAAGTGATTAATCTTAAAAATGCGTCGCATCTAGTAACGGAGGTTTGGTGGAATGGTGATGATGTTATGGGCAAAGTTCAAGTTCTTGATACCCCATCAGGCCAGGTATTGAAAGAGCTTGTAAAAGCTGGTGTCAAGCTTGGGATATCATCTAGGGGTTTAGGTTCAGTAAAAGAGGCAAACGGAGATACTATTGTTGAAGATGACTTTCAATTGATTTGTTTTGATTTTGTATCGGAACCATCAACAACCGGTGCGTTTATGGTGAGCGAAGGGAAAAATGTTAATCTTAATAGGATCTTTAACAAAGCGGATCGTATTAACAGAGCGCTTAATGAAATACTTAGAGGTGGGTAATGAAAAAAAATGAGTTGAGAAATCTTTTGAAACCCCTTGTAAAACAATGTATCAAAGAGGTGCTTTTTGAAGAGGGCATTTTATCGAGTATTATTTCCGAAGTCGTAACTGGGCTTAGTTCTGGCGTTGTATTAGAAACCAGGACCAAATCTAAAAATATCCAACCTCCAGTTGCAGCTGGTCAAAATCTGCAAGAACAACATAAGGTTGCACAAAGGCAACAAATAAAAGAAACAAGACATCAAATGTTGGAAGCAATAGGGCAATCATCTTATAATGGAATTGATTTGTTCGAGAATACTGAGCCGCTAGCAAAAGGTGGCGAACCTAGGTCAGATCTGCCCGATACGAGTCCTTTATCAGGCCGCGACCCTTCCGATCCAGGAATAGATATTTCTGGACTCATGGATAAGACTGGTGTATGGAAGAGTCTTGTTGGGGATAAAAAATGAGTAGCCGCCGCCCTATAAACGTGGAAGTATATCCAAAGAAGAACGAACCAATTGAGAGAACCATAAAGAGATTTTCGAAAAAAATTAAGAAAGAAAGAATAATCGAAGAATTTAAAGAAAATATGTATTATGAAAAACCTTCCGAAGTTAAAAGAAGAACAGCCAAGAGACGGAAGAATACGATAGATAGGGCAAAAGAAAAAGACGAAACTACTTAATATTAGCAAGCTAAATTGAGGTATAAAGATGGGAAGTCATAAAACTTGGGGGGAAATGCAGGCAGTACCACGTCGCTCTGGAACGCAATGGCAACAAGGTATTGGTAATACGTCAGCGTACATGGTGTCCGGGTACCCTTATATAACCGGATCAGCTAATCATTTGAACGACCAAGAGATGGAAATCAAATTTCCGTATGTCACAAGAAGAATCACAGTTATCAATCGAGCGGATAAAGAAATAAGAGTTCATTTTTGTAGCAAAGGCAATACAAATAATGTGATTGGCAATCTTCATTATATCACTTTAGATACACACGAAGATGCTTTTGACGCCGCTGTCAAAGTTGATAGAATGTATATTTCTGGCGATGGTTCTTATTCTGGAGACGCTGCCTTTCAAGTTTTTGCTGAGTTGACCTCAATTCCAACTGGATCACTAGGTCGCCTCTACGCCAACGAGTCGGATACCGATGGTGTCGGCTGGCCTGGAATTTCTGATTAAAACTAGTTTTGTCATTTACCTGTATAACATACTATTTATTTTTAGCTAATAATGCCCTTGGAGAAAGCTAAATGTCGCAAATGTTGGAACAGGCTATCGTCGATGCAGAAGCACTGAAAGAAGCTGCGCTCAAAAACGCAGAGCAAACTATTATTGAGAAGTATTCTAAAGAAATTAAAGAAGCAATAGAAGTTTTGCTCGAGCAGCCTATGCCAGGAGAAGATCCCATGGGAATGGGCATGCCGCCTGAAATGGGGATGGGCATGCCGCCTGAAATGGGAATGGGCATGCCGCCAACCGCACCGCCTTCTGCCCTAGTTGATGAAATTCCTTTAGCTGCAACGGAAGGTGAAGAACTTTGCCCATGTCCGGATGAAGAAGAAAAAGTAGATATTAGTTTCAGTCAGCTTCGAAGAATGGCCGACGAAGATCAAGTAGCGGCGGGACAGCCACCAGCCGGCGCGCCCATGGGCCCTGAAATGATGGGTGGCCCACCAGGAGAAGAAATGATGATGATGGAACACGAACTTGCCGACGATGAAATCTTTCTTGTACTAGAAGATTGCCCGCTGATGGGTCCAGAACCAGAAGAGTACGATGAAGAGTACGATGAAGAAGACGACGAAGAAGACGACGAAAACACAATTGAAATTGAAGACGTGGATCCCGAAGATTTAGCTTCTCTGGCCATGGCTGCAGTACATAGCTTAGCTGTGCAAGCCGGTGCAGAGGGTCTTTCCACTACGGTTGATACCAACGACGACGAGGACGATATGGACTTTGAGCCTGTTGAAGGCGGTGACAACCCATTTGATAATACTGCCACTGTCGACGATGAAGACGATGAAGAGGGTGAAGAAGAGGAAGAAGATGATGAAATGCAACTTAACGAGTCTGATTTGGCTGAAATTCTAGAAGCACTCGCTGTAGACGTTCAAGCTGTTCCGACCGGTCAACCTGGCGGCGGCAGCAATCGTGCGCTCGACGAAGAAAATTTAGATATACTCAATGCGCAATTAGGAAATGAAACTCCTTCAAGATTGACACCAGGCGTTGGAACTAATCTTGAAACACAAATTACACAAGAAAATACTAAACTTAAAGAATCTTTAAAAAGATATGATAAACATTTTAAAACTTTAAATGAAAAAAATAAACAATATGAAAGCTTGCTTGTTAAATTGAAGAATAGACTTCACGAAGTCAATCTTACAAATGCAAAATTGCTTTACACGAACAGGACTTTGAATAGCGACTCCATGAATGAGCGGCAAAAAAACAAAATTGCTGATGCGATTTCAAAAGTTCAGTCAGTTGAGGAGGCGAAAGTTATTTACGAAACTCTTCAAAGCACGGTGCGGGCCACTAAAAAAGATCGTGGACCGGAATCACTTAGCGAAGTAGTTAGACGCCCCTCGACACTTTTGCCACGTAAACAAGACGTGACAAAACCTTCAGATCCGATATCGGATCGTTGGAAGATCTTAGCAGGTATTAAATAAAAAGGAGATTAATAAAATGTCTGTATTACAAAAGTTAACTGAGGGTATCGTTAACCGAGATCTCCAAAAGGAAGGTACTGCCCTGCTTAATAAGTGGGAGAAGACTGGCCTTTTGGAGGGCATCGACCAAGATAACCTTCGAACAGGAATGGCTGTTCTCTTAGAGAACCAAGCCAAGGAGCTTCTTCGAGAAGCTTCAACAATGGCCGCGGGCGACGTCGAGGGGTTTGCTGCTGTAGCATTTCCGCTCGTACGACGCGTATTTGGCGGCCTCATCGCTAATGATCTAGTAAGTGTTCAGCCCATGAGTTTGCCCTCTGGTCTGATCTTCTTCATGGATTTTCAGCACACCAACACTCGTCTAGGCTATACTGGCGGCGCTTCCGGAGATTCACTCTACGGCGGCGGAGTTGTAGGTCAACAGGTTACTGGTGGTGTGAGTCTTACTGGCGCTAATGCCGAGAAAGGCTTTTACAACCTTAACAATGCCTATTCCTCGCCTACTGGCTCAATCGTTCTTGCCGACAGCGACAACCTCGCGCTGCTCGCTGGTGGTGTCGTAGGTGTGGAACCAGAACTTCACACAACGCTGAATAAGCTTGTGCGTTTTGATCCGGATCTTAGTGGCTCCGTATGTGTTGTTGCTAAAATGACGGGTAGTTCGCACCTGGCTCAGCTTAACCTTGACAATCTTGTCGGGCTTTCGCTGACTGGTTCAACCACCATGGGTGGTGTTAGATTGATTCGTCGACTAACTTCGATTCATTCTGGCTCTACAGCTCCGGATGATCCGGGTAGCGCCAATTTCATGTTACAGCTTGTATTCGAAGCCCCCTCGGGCGAATATGATGCGGGCCAGGGCAACGACACGCGTCTCGTCGACACCATCACGTCCCGTGATTCGACGGATTCACTAGGTTTCACTTTCCCAATTACTGATAACTTTGATAACGTCACGGAAACTCCGGGACGCGGTCTAGGTGCTGTTGTTGGGGCTAATACTTGGGGCCTCGAGGATGATGCATTCATCCCGGAAATCGACATCAAAGTCGATAGTGTGTCTGTCACGGCCGTCACCAAAAAGCTCAAGGCGAAATGGACCCCTGAACTTGGTCAGGATCTTAACGCTTATCACAACCTCGATGCCGAGGTAGAGCTTACTGGTATTCTCTCTGAGCAAATTGCTCTTGAGATTGACCGTGAGATCCTTGAAGATCTTATCAAGGGCGCCACTGCTGGTACCTATTACTGGTCTCGCAGCCCGGGCAAATTCTTGCATCGGACAGGTGGTCACGAAGTTGGCGCAACTACGGTTGCTCCCGATTTCACTGGTACGGTATCCGAATGGTACGAGACTCTCGCTGAGACGGTTAATGATGTGTCTGCCCAGATTCATCGTAAAACTCTTCGCGGAGGCGCAAACTTCCTTGTTTGCGGACCAGAGATTGCCAATGTCCTTGAGTTCACCAGCGGCTTCCGTGCCGACGTAACTGGCGATACTGATCGAGGCTCTGTGGGAGCTGTTAAGACAGGTTCCCTCAGTAAGAAATGGGATGTCTACGTTGACCCCTATTTCCCAAGGAATGTACTCCTTGTAGGTCGTAAAGGTGGTTCGTTCCTTGAGAGCGGCTACGTTTATGCTCCTTATGTGCCTCTCCAGGTCACTCCGACAATTTTCGGTGTTGAAGACTTCGTGCCCCGTAAGGGTGTCATGACTCGATATGCCAAGAAAATGGTCCGACCTGATTTCTATGGCATCGTCATTGTGCAAGACCTTTTGGGTTAATCCTAAAAGATAAAGATAATTCCTAAGTAAAATTAGGAGTTTGGCATAAAAAGGCCCCGAGTGAGAACTCGGGGCCTTCTTTTTCATATTGACTATACTACTTATAGATGTATAAGCGGCATGCCCGCAATTCCATTCATTTAGAGGAGAAAGAAATAATGGGTTCAAAAAGAGCAGTCAATTTACTAAGAAGGTCTATGAGGCCTGTGATGAAGGCAAATGTGCAGGAGCTTACTTCCAATACAATTTCTAGTAATTACATTAGATTCGCAACTGAAGACTGGGATGGAATGACCGTATCGGTATTAAATGCGGCCGAAACCGAGGCCGGCCCTTCCATGGTAGATGGATATATTTATGAAAGCGCTGCCATCGGCACTGAGACTGCAGCACTTACCTTGCCGGCCGCGGCTCAAGGCGCGCTGACGGTCTTTCGCTTCACCGGGCAATACGATGACGACGACGTGTTGTCATTCACCTGTGCGTCAGGTGACCTCTTGGCCGCTGGAACGATTAATCTTAACGTCTCGAATATCAGCGCTGGTCAGGTCATCACTAAGCGAGCAATCCAGACGAGCTGGACGCAGGCCACCAACTCCCATTCCGGGCTAAGGACCATGGATGGCACCACCCATAATAAAATATCTTTCACCGGCGTGGCCACCAATAATCAAACGAATAAGGACGCCGAGCTTGCGTTTTATTGTGCTGTCGATGGCTTTTGGAGAATCGCATGGAGAGGAAGCCAGCTAGGAAGTGGAGCGTTCACTAGCACACACCTCGCCATCTCCGCTGTATAATAACCAATAAACTTTTCGATTTATTAAAATTAAACCCCACTTGATTAATTTCAGGTGGGGTTTTCTTTTCCCGCCAAACTATTTAATGTGTATAGGAGAATCTAATGAATGGCAACCTCACGTTTAACACCGTCAAGCACAACAAGCGCTATAAGACTTCCGGTAACAGGTAACATCAGCAATGTCTCCTCGTCTTTATCGTTTGGGATGTATCTCCGCGTGTCAGGAGCAGCCGATTTCAAAGCAGGTGCCGTCGATCAGGTCGCCTACACATACAAGAAATTAGGCGGAGATGTCTTAGATGTAGAGCTTACAGAAGGCAACGTCTACGCAGCTTATGAAGAAGCTTGCTTAGAATATTCATACATTGTAAACGTACACCAGGCAAAAAATTCATTATCCTCAATGCTTGGCGGAACGACAGGAAGCTTTGACCATGACGGAATTATACACTCTGGCAGCATTAATATGGCCACTGGCAAATCAGTGAGCGGTTCGAATGTTGCGCTTAGATTCCCTAATGTCGAATTTACATACGCAAGACGTATAGGAGATGCCTTCTCCACAGAAGCCGGCGTTGGGGGATATGATACAGTCTATTCTGCTTCCTTTGACACAGTTGTCGATCAGCAAGATTACGACTTACAAAGTATTGTGCAGGAAAGTGCTGGTTCTAAAGTAGACAACAGTAAAATATTAATAAAGAAAGTATATTATAAGTCTCCACAAGCTATGTGGAGATTTTATGGTTATTATGGAGGGCTGAATACCGTAGGAAATCTTCAGAATTACGGTCAGTTTGCCGACGATTCACAGTTTCAAATTGTACCGGTATGGCAAAACAAACTTCAAGCTAAAAGTTTTGAAAGTGCGATCTACACAAGGAATTCTCACTACTCATTTGAGCTAAGAAACAATAAACTTAGAGTGTTTCCCGTCATGACTGAAGTTGGCCCAAGAAAGATGTGGTTTGAATATACAATTCGTAACAAAAAAGATGCATGGGACCAAGACGAAGATAAGAAAACTAACACTACGGGCATTAACAATATGAACACGTTGCCCTTTGAAAACATACCATTTAGCCACATAAATTCAATAGGAAAACAATGGATTAGAAGGTTTACTCTTGCATTGTGTAAAGAAATGTTAGGATACATAAGAGGAAAGTTTGCAACAATACCAATTCCTGGCGAGGGGATAAGTCTGAATGGTGCAGAACTAGTTGGCCACGCACAAGCAGAACAAATTGCGCTAAGAGATGAATTGAAGGGAGTTCTTGATGAACTAACATATGCTAAATTAGCAGAGCTAGAAGCAAACATGGCTGATACAGCTGTAAGCTTGCAAGCAAAAATACCATTGCCTGTGTTTGTAGGATAAGGGAGGAGAAGCTGACAAATGCCAAAATGGTCTCAGCCAAAACAGCCACCGCCTCCTTTATTTATCGGCAAGAAAGAACGCGATCTTGTCAAGCAAGTAAACGATGAACTCATTGAAAGAGTAATAGGTCAGCAAATTTTGTATTATCCAATAAGCCTGGAGCATACAAACTTTCACGATCTTTATGGTGAAGCTATGACCAAATCTTTTTTGCCACCTGTCAGAGTATATGCCCTGGTAACTTTTGGCGGCGTCCAAACAACTTTTATGGGCAATGTTGGAATTGATAGCGAATCAACCATCACAGTTCAATTTCATAAAAGGAGATTAACAGAGGATCAAGATCTGTTTGTTAGAGTTGGCGACTTTGTTTTATATGGTGATATTTATTATGAAATTGTTTCGTTGGCCGAGTCTAGACAATTGTTCGGCCAGATAGATCATAAATTTGAAATCTCAGCAGAGTGTATTAAAGCACGTGAGGGCCTTTTCGATGCCAAATAACATTTTGATAAGCACCAATGTATTGGAAGAAAAATTAATTCAACCTTCTACTTTGGAAAACATAGATAAAGCGTTGTTTGAGTATATAAATAACGAATTCGATATTTCTTGTGAGACCAACAAGGGATTCAAAAAAACACCAGTTATATGGTTATCAGCTGAAAGAGCATTTCAAGTAAAAAATAATAAAGAATTACGAGATGATAAAGGAATATTAATTTTACCTATCATCACAGTTGACAGGACCTCTCTTAGCAAAAATTTGGCTAATAAGGGCATTTTTCAAGCTCATATTCCTCCGGGCCTAGATGAAAAAGGAGGTTCCATCACCATCGGAAGGATCATAAATCAAGATAAAACTTCAAATTTTGCGAATGCAGATGCACATAGGTTAAGAAAACAAGTCAATTTTCCAAAGAAAAATGAGAAGATTGTTTATCAAAATATTTCAATCCCTCTTCCCGTATACGTAGAAATGATGTACAGAGTTACATTAAGATGTGAATATCAGCAACAAATGAATCAGATGGTCACCCCTTTTATCACAAGAACTGGGGCAGTAAACCATTTTCTCTTAAAAAGAAATGAACATAAGTATGAAGCATTTATTGAAGACAGTTTCACGCCAACAACAAATGCAGCAAATTTAGCCACTAGTGAAAAGATGTATCAAGCGGATATTAATATAAAAGTATTAGGGTATATAATTGGTGAAGATAAGAACCAAGAACAGCCAAAAATTGTAATTAGGGAAAACGCTGTCGAGGCAAAAATGCCTCGTGAACGAGTTATGACTGGAGACGAACCAGAACATATTGATAAGAGAGGTTTTTATAGAGAATAGTTTTTACCTTTCAGAAGTTTTCCGACTATTTATTAAAGAATTGTTTACACACATTTATCGAGGAGAACGTATAGCATGTCCGAAAAAAAGTTTAATTTTGTTTCGCCAGGAATATTTCTAGAAGAAATTGACAACTCGCAGTTGCCAAATGTTGGGCCTGAAATCGGTCCAGTAATTATTGGTCGAACAGAGCGTGGCCCCGCAATGAGGCCTGTTATGGTCAAGTCTTTCTCAGAATATGTAGAGCTATTTGGAAATCCAGTTCCAGGTGGAAGAGGCGGCGATGTATTTAGAGATGGAAATTATAGCTCTCCAATGTATGGAGGCTATGCAGCTCAAGCTTGGCTAAGAAACAACACCCCTGCTACAATTGTAAGACTTCTTGGCAATCATCATCCAAACCGCGACACACCTACTACTCCGTCGCCTGCCAACGCCGGCTGGGACATGGGCAACGTTGGCGGCGCCGGCACGGGAGCAAATGCTGATAAAGGCGGCGCCTATGGCCTGTTCTTGATGGCCACCTCATCTACCGGTGAACAAAAATTGAATTTGGGAGCTGTATTTTATTCTGATGACGCATCCGGCGCGATTGTTTTGTCTGGAACAATGGAGCAGGCGCCGCAGCACACAAACTTAGCTGGCGATGCGGTTTCACACACCACAACTGCATCACAATGTATTCCAATTGCCGTGAGCACTGCCAATAGAGGCGCTGAATTCACTGCTCAAATAGGCAGTCAAGACGCGGTCCGCGACAACACAGCGGAAAGATTTGTTTTCAATTTTGATGAAAATTCTGATAACTATATTAGAAAAGTTTTTAACACAAACCCAACTCTAACGAATTCAGGTATCACAATTGCATCTGAACAAAAGACGTATTTCTTGGGAGAAACGTTTGAAAGGTCGTTAATGGCTGAGGAAACTTATGGTCAAAGTGGCTCCCCTCGTACAGGTTTGTCAGGTTTAAATGATGTTACTCATGGTGTTTTTGTAGGTCTTACAAACCAAGGTTCTTCGGGCGAAGAATACGCAGACCGACAGAGGGAAGCATCAAAAGCTCGCACTGGATGGTTTATCAGCCAGGATATGGGAGATCCCGCAAACTTCAAACCTGCGAATCAACAACAATTGTTTAAACTTGTTGCCCATGAGGAAGGAGAATGGTTGCAGAAAAACGTTAAAATATCAATTGAAGCAATCAAACCATCAACTAATAAACTTAGTGATTTTGGTACGTTTACTGTAGTCCTCAGAAAAATTGATGATCTTGATAAGGCACCAAAAGTTATCGAGAGATTTACTTCATGTGATTTGAATCCAAACTCTGCAAATTATGTTGCTAGAAAGATTGGTGACAAGTACATTGAATGGGATGAGTCTGAAAGGCGATATCGTCACTTTGGCAACTACACCAACATGTCAAAATATGTTTACGTGCAGATGAATGACACTGTTCACGCTGGTGGAGTCGAAGACCGATTACTTCCCTTTGGTTTCTTTGGGCCGCCGAAGCTTAAAGATGCTGGAACAGAAATTGCTGTTGCCGCAACATCGGTTGACGCACTTGAGTGCGACGACATCAACCCCGGCGGTGCAGCCGAGAATGTCAACATCTCGTTTACCATACCTACGGCTGCTGGCGGCGCAGGGACAATCACCTGGGTTTATGTTAGCCATACCAGCACTGATGGTGATGACGTTGACGCTCCGGGTACGATTGGTGTTGGTATTCAAGCCCTGGCCGACTCTGCCGCTGCTACCGCGGCGATAATTGATGCTATTAATGGTGACACAAATGTTAATGTCACAGCCGCAACGTCGGGAAATGGGGCAACTGGTGGTGTTCCTGGCGTCACCGCTGCGGAAGGGACTACAGACACAAGAATAACACTTACCATGACTACTACCGGGAATGCTGGCAATATAACCGGGACGACACCCCTAGCGTCGACCCGGCCGCTTATCGTGGCGGTGGCCGACAACTTCTCTGGCGGCAAAACCGGGCTTACAGTCGACACCGATTTGGCTGACGGTCACTTTATAGACCCAACGAAAAATCAAATCGAACCGCGGACAGCAGCCCTCAAAATCGCACATACCGATGCTATTCTCACAACACCTGGTTTAAATGGCTCGTTCTTGTTCCCCAAGATCCCTCTAAAATTACACGGAACCCAAGGAAACTTGCCGAAGCCTTCCATGCAATATTGGGGCGTGGACTTGGCCAAAAGTGGTTCAACCAAATTAGACCGCAGTCTTTTGGAAACTCTCCGACCGATAAGCACTCTTGGCCCGGACGTTTCCGATAGTCCCACCGAACTCGAATACATGTACGTTTTCTCGTTAGACAATCTTTGCGAGTCTGGCAGCATTGGAGCTTCGTATACATCTGGTTCACGAGCGACACATCTTGTTGACGATTCTAAGCCCTGGGTGCGCGGATCCGCTACTTCTATGAGCGGTTCAAGTGCGCTGTTAACTGGAAGTGGCCTAGGATACAATCGGTTCACTACCGTTTTCCACGGAGGCTCCGACGGCTTTGATGTTACGGAAAAAGACCCATTTAGAAACACTTTTATTACTGCTAATGGCTCTGATACCAACAACTATGCTTTCTACTCTATCAAGAGAGCAATTGACAGTGTTAGGGACGCAGAAGTAGCAGAGATGAACTTAGCCGTAATGCCCGGAATCACGCAGCCAGCTCTTACCGAGCACCTCATTAGTATTTGTGAAGATCGCGGAGATGCTTTAGCTATCATTGATCTCGAGAAAGATTATGTGCCTCCGCATGATGGTGAGGAAGCTGGCTTAACAGAATCAGCCAGAAAACCGGATGTTATTCTGGCGGTAAACAAACTGAAGGCTCGACAAATTAACTCGAGTTATGGATGTGCTTACTTTCCATGGGTTCAGATTAGAGATACCATTTCTAATGCTTTGTTATATGTTCCGTCTTCCGTCGTCGCCTTAGGCACAATGGGTTCAAGTGAAGCCCGTCGTGAGCTTTGGTTTGCTCCTGCAGGCTTTACTCGCGGCGGACTGTCTACTGGAGCAGCTGGAGTTCCAGTAACTGGTGTAAAACTACAACTTTCATCTGATGATAGGGACAAGCTTTATGCAGCCAATATCAATCCTATTGCCACATTCCCAGCAGAGGGCATTGTGATTTTCGGACAGAAGACGCTGCAAGTAACAGCATCTGCATTGGACAGAATCAATGTTCGACGCTTGTTAATCTTTATCAAGAAGCAAGTCTCGCGAATTGCCGCAACCACTCTGTTCGAACAGAACGTTTCGGCGACGTGGAATGGCTTTAAAGGCCAGGTTGAAACGTTCCTCTCCAATGTCAAGGGCGGTCTAGGTTTGACCGATTTTAAGGTTGTTCTAGATGAGACTACAACAACCCCAGAACTGATTGATAGAAACATTATGTATGCCAAGGTATTTTTGAAACCTGCGCAAGCAATTGAATTCATTGCCTTGGATTTCATCATAACAGATTCAGGAGCTTCTTTTGACGATTAGTTAAGAAACTTTTAATAAGCAACACTATTTAATATAGATATTTAAGGAGAAATAAAAATATGGGATTTTGGACAGACAGTACTTTGGAGCCAAAACGATCACATCGATGGCTGCTTTTCATGAGAAACTCTCAGCTAGAATCATTTGTGATCAAGTCAGTTGACAAGCCGGGCTTCTCCATCAATGAAACTTCTCATAATTTTTATGGACACTATTTTTATTATCCCGGTCAGTTGAGTTGGGATGAGCTTAGTGTTACTCTTGTTGACCCTGTTGATCCTGACAGCTCGCAAGCTTTAATGAAAGTGTTGGGAAGGGCCGGGTACAGGGCGCCAGGCGGCACCTTCGGTGCCCGGACTGAAGACGGTGGTTTATTTACCATTTCCAAGGCCGAAGCGGTAGACGCTCTTGGGCCAAAAATTCAAATTGAACAACGTGGCGCCGAAAACGCAAAGCTCGAAACTTGGAGTTTTGTTAACCCTTGGATCAAAAGTGTCAAGTTTGGAAACTTGGCTTATGATTCCGATGCGATGCTTGATATTCAGTTGACAATTCGTTATGATTTTGCCGAATTGGAAACCCATACCAAGCCGCCCGGTACAATCGGTACGTAAAAAAAAGATTTAACATATAAAAAAAATCTGTTATAATAATATTTGAATGAGGTAAAATATGACAGTCAGAAATAATGAGGACAGGGTAGGCGCTGTACAGCCTTCTCCACCTCCGCCTTCTCTTGAACAACCAGCACAAAGGGAATCAACTTTTAGTTTCACCACACCTACAGAATTTGTAGAATTGCCATCTGGTGGCAAATACTATCCTGGTGGCCACCCCTTGCATGGTACTGATACACTTGAAATACGATATATGACAGCAAAGGATGAAGACATCCTAACTTCTAGGTCTCTCTTAAAGAAGGGCGTTGCAATTGAAAGAATGTTAGAAAATATTCTTGTCGATAAAAGTATTAAAGTTGATGATTTGCTAGTAGGGGATAAAAATGCACTTATCGTCGCAGCAAGAATAACTGGCTATGGCGAGGAGTATGAAACAAAAACCACTTGCCCAGCATGTATTGAAACTGTAAATTACATGTTTGATTTAACTCAAAAAAAATTAAATTCTGGTGGAGAACTTGAATCATCTAATGTCATGGAAACAGAAAGTGGAACGTTTACGATTGAACTTCCAGTGTCTAAAATTAATTTAGAAGTACGGTTTTTGACCGGCCGTGACGAAAAAAAGCTGGCACAAATTTCTGAAAGACGAAAAAAACATAATTTGTCAGAGGCCATCTTGACAGATCAGTTTAAATTGATGATTGTCTCTGTTAATGGTGAGAGTAATACGGAGATAGTTGCTTCGTTTGTTGATGCCATGCCGGCTCAAGATTCCAGACATCTTAGACTTATGTATTCTACGATAATGCCAAACATCGCGCTGGATCAATCTTTTACATGTTCTTCGTGCGGGTACGAAGAGGAGGTAGATGTTCCGTTTACGGCGGACTTTTTTTGGCCTAGGCGATAAATATATTGAATCTGTTTATGAACAGTTCTTCTATATGAAATATTATGGCGGCTGGAGTTTCACAGAAGCCTACAATCTTCCTGTGAGAATAAGGGATTGGTTTGTCAATAAATTGGCAGAACAGTTAGACATGGAGCATGCCGAAATGCAAACCGCGACTAAAAGTAGTCAAAACAAATATAAATAACTAATTACATTTGATCACTTTTGGAGGAAAATGATGAAAAATCTTCATGAAGAAAAGCTTTCCACAACTATAGAAATTGATTTGAGTGCAGCGCGCCGCGGAAAGTTGACTGAAAATTACTTGGAATCCTTCGGCGCTCAAGTTGCTATAGCTCTCGAAAGAATACTTGCTGGTGCAGGCGGCGGCCTCAACCTCACTGGCAATAAATCAGAAATTCAGTCCTTTGTAGATGCTTTGACTTCTGAAAGTAGTTACATCGACAAGTATCAAAAGTATGGATTGAATAACCCGGGTACCTTACAAAGCGCAAGCAGCTTAAAAAACGCAATTCAACAATTTGAGACACAAACAGGCCTAGCATGGCCACTGAGATAAGGAAGAACTAGATGCCAGCTCCTCCTCCGCCAACACCATCACCAGCAGATGTTGCCGCTTTAATCGCGGCACAGGGCACGTATATGAAGCAACTCGAAGCACAAATCGAGCTGCAGCAAAAGGTTCTTCATCTGCAAGGGAAAGAAACGAGCGCTTATGGTCAAGCGCTCACCAAACTGCAATCCCTCACGAGAGAGCGGCAAGAATTAATTAGACTTTATCAGTCTGGAGACACGATCCTACAGAGTGAAGCAGATCACCTTGAAAAAATTATGACGACCGTTTCTGCGACTAGCCGTATGACTGCGGAAGAAGTCGCAGCCCTAGGGGAAAAGTTAAATTTAATTAGATCGCTTTTAGCTGTTAACGAAAATGTACGTACACAGCAGGCGAGAATACTTTCAATACAAGTACAGTCGACCATTGAATTAGGAAAGCAGGCCGCAGCATTTAATGGACTAGCTAGTAAATTAGGAGGGTTGGTTGGTGTTGGAACTAATTTTAACCAAACTGTTCTTGGCGGCATGGCCAATGCTGTTGGCGGTATTGCTTTTCAATTAAAGAATATAATAAGTAGTTATCAAGGTATTGGAAGTTTGGCTGGGCCATCAGTTGCAATTGCTAACAAGGCTATGGGTTTTTGGGCTTCGACCACTGAACAATTGATGGTCGTTCAAGACGGTCTACGTGCTAAATTTTTTGCATCTACAGGCGCGGCCGATAGGTTTGGAGGTTCTGTGATACAAACATCTACTGCCTTAAAAAACTTGGGTTTAGATGCGCGCGCAGCAGGCGCCGCCCATGCAGAACTTTATAACAATATGACAATGTTCAAAGGAGCATCAGAGTCAGCTAGAACAGAGGTAGCTTTGTTTGTTTCAAAGCTAAGCGAAGCTGGCGTTGATATCCGGTCAACAACCAGTTATATGCAAACAATGACACAAACTCTAGGCATGAGTAGGCAGCGAGCAATTCAAGCTACAAGTGCTTTTGTCAATATGGCTCAGTCTTTACAGTTGAATGTTAATTCTGCTCTGCAACAAGCCAATGCTTTAATGCCTCAACTGGCTAAATATGGACAACAAGCTACAATCGTTTTGACTGGCCTAGCCAAACAGTCAAGAGCTTCTGGCTTGGCAATGCAGACACTTTTTACAGTCGCAGCTAATTTTGATACTTTTGATAGCGCAGCAAACGCTGTTGGTAGATTGAACGGTATCTTGGGGGGAACGTATCTTAACAGTCTTCAGATGGTCTATGCAAATGAAAAAGAAAGACTAGCGCTGTTGCACCAAACACTTCAGGCTTCCGGACGAACATGGCAATCTCTAGGTAGGTTTGAAAGACAAGCTCTTGCAACCGCAGCTGGGTTTAGAAGTGTTGGAGATGCTGGCCAGTTCTTTGGTAACTCTCTCAGTGCGGCTACAGCCAAAATGGAAGCCGCTCGCGCCAAACAAGAAAAATTGGAAGAGGCCGGCCGCCGCACAAAGGCAATTGCTGACAGGCTCAGACTTTCGTTTATGACTCTGGCCACCAGTATGGAGCCTTTGCTTAATAAGCTTATAGGTATGGTTGATTGGTTTGCTAAATTTGCTGCAACTACTGAAGGTCGAACAGTCGTAGCAGTTATGGCTGGAGTAGGAGCCTTTGTCAAACTTACACAGGTGGTAAGATCATTAACAGTTGCATTAACATCATTGAAAGTACTAAGTACTGGTCTCAATGGCGCCCTTACAATTTTAGCCGTTGGCGGAATAGCGATGCTTTACCGTAATATGGTAGAAAAGAAAAGTTCCCCAAACCTTGTGGACGCATCCCACCAGCTTTCGAGCGGCCTTCGTCAACTTGGGGGGTCTGCCACTACTGCAGCCATGAGTATAGCAGGTTCAGGCTTAGTGCCACAGTTATCTCATCTAGCTAGCGCGATGAAGAGCGTCGGCGGCGCAACGAAAGATTTTGTATTCGGTATGCAAGTTTCAGGGTACGAGGAAGTGATAAGAGCGACCGAGAGGCTGGCAGAAGTTGGTCCAGCTGCGCGGGAGACGATAGGAACTTTTTCACAGATGGTTAACACAACCAAGGCAGTTGATTCTTCCGATTCTTCTCGCACAAGAGACATTGCAAGAGCGGCAGAAAACTATGCAAAGGCAACCATCCATCTTAAAAAAGATAGCAGCGAATCTATTATAAGATATATGATCGAGTCCAAAAGAGAGGTGGCCGGAGGCGGCGGAGGCGGCGCCGCGCGCCCACAAAAGGTTTATAACCAACCAATTAATTTTAATGCCGGAGGGCGCGCCCTCACTCAGGCTGTTTTAACTATCATGGATGACAATGGCAGGATTAAAGTGACTCCCACATAGACAAAATTTATTAAATTGGCTATTTAAGTTATAGAGTAGGAGAAAGCAGTTTTGGCAGACCCCACACCCACCGTCGCGGCACCAGTCCCAGTTGGATCCGCCACACGCACATCTGGCGAAGGTAATCCCTTCAAATTCGCGGGAGACAAATTCGCACAGTTTAGAACATGGCCTAAGCCTGACCTTGGAAAATATACAGATTATTCAGATCACCTTACCAATCAGCATGGTTTGTATCTTGATATTTATGCACTTCATGCTAAAGCCCGCGTTGTTTTTAAAGCATTCTTGACCTCATTTCAGGATAGTTTTGATACAGCTTTGGATGTCAATACTTTTGTTGGCCATGCTGAGCCGATAAGAAAAATGAGAGCTGTTGACAGACAAATACAAATTGGTATAGATCTACCAGCCAGCAACACTTTTCAGGCTAAAACTAATTTACATTCGCTGGGGTTATTGGTTAAGATGATATATCCGCTTGCCGATGAGTCTCATGTCGGCGGCGACGGCTGGAATGTTAAACGTGCCCATATCAAAACGGGAGGGGATCCAATTTTCAAGGTTAAGTTTAAAAATTTAATTACTGGTCCTAACCAAAACCCGCGTGGCCCCGCCAAAATTGACGGATTAACAGGGTACATTGGAAATATAAACTATAGTTTTGATTTGCCTTCCGGATTTTTTCATGATGAAGGAGACACCGGATTTTTATATCCCCAGCTTATCAACTTGTCTTTTACATTTTTCCCGTTTAACGAACAGATGCCAGCCTGGAAAGTATATGATGAGGGCCCTGGCGGCACAAAAGTAAAATTTACAAGACCTAACTATCCTTATGCGTATACTTCTGAAGGCGATGTTCTTTTAGAGTCTTGGGCTGTGGTCAGTACGGATCAACTTAGTAGAGTCAATGAAGCCCTTGTGCAAAGGAGCCTAGGAAGTGGATGAGTAGTAGAAGATTAGACAACAGGGTAGCTTTTAATAATGGCTCCTCCAGATACCGTGAAATATTTGCAGAGAGAGGCCTCCCACACATAATCCAGTACAACACTGCAGAATTTAAAGATGTATCCTCAGCAGACATTGCGTCCTTGAACACACGAAGTCACATATGGAAAACCGGAGATAAATTTTTTAAGCTTTCGAACGAGGCATATGGCACAACAAAATTGTGGTGGATAATACCATGGTTTAATCAAAAGCCGCTGGAGTCTGATTTTAAGCATGGTGACGTCCTACATATTCCGTTCCCTCTATCAGATGTTTTGCATTTATTTTATTCATCTAACACTCAGTAGCAGGAAATTTTATGGCGGTAACAGACGAAGACAAAGGAATTGGCCCTTACTCAGAACAGTGCTTTATAAAAGATTTTATGTCATTTTTTAGCGGAGTTCACGGGAAAGATTATTCTGATTATGATGCAAAGATTGATCGTAAACATAGTCTGGTAAGCGAGCCTGTGAACATTTTAAAAGTAGATCGGCTTGATTTAAATAAGAGCTTTGATCTTTCATCGACAAATAAAGCCAGCGAGGGTTCATTAACTTTTGTGAGCAAACTTAGTTCTCCTCACGCACAAATGATGATAGAAAGTGTACCAAAAGAATTGATGGCCAATTTACAACCTGAGATAAAGATTTTTAAAATTTATTATAGAGGTCCCGAGGACAAAGAAGGTGTTCCAATAGAGTTGCCATTTAACAATTTTTTGAACCCCTCGGAGAACAAAGGAATGGGCACTACTTGGGAAGGTGCTGCTTATTCTGGACTCAACGCTGCCTCGCCCGGGCACTTAGGAGTTGGGTTAAAAGAATTTTCTTATGATTATCTGGGTACCAATCCAGCGGAGGTTGATTACTTCATAGACGTTCAGATGAAACTTTGGTTTTCAACTGTCGACGCCATGTTTCATAAGTATCCTCTGCCGCCAGCCGTGAAAGAAGTTCTTAATGAAACAGGCGCCTGGTCCGACGGAAGACTAGAGCATGAATACGTTTCTTTCGCAGATTTAATTACAAGGCCCACGTGGGGCTATGATCCTCAACACCCACAACCTGGACATTTATCATGGGATCCTAAATATTTTAGAATCCGGATAGACATTGGCTATGCTCCGCCAACTGACGAGTTTCTGGAGTCGGCGCATAAAGAACTATCCATGTTTGGGAAAGAGACCAGCAAGGAATATGCCGAGAATCTTCGTAAAGCAATCAGCAGTGTCAAGGTGAGCTTTTTCCTTAATCTCCTAAGACACACTTTTGGTTTCCGTTCAGACGTCCCCTCTGGTCCGTTTGAACTGGATATAAAATATAATGGTGCTGTGGAGTCCGCGCTATACTCGAGAGACGCTAACATTTTAAGATCTGAAGAGCACTCGAACGAAAAGCTTGAGAAGCTTAGGAAGGAACCGGTTTACATGTGGTTGCAAACGCTCCATGAGAAGATCATAAACAATTCCAATAATGACGGCAGTTTCGATCCTTCCAAATATAATTTTTCTACTTTCTTTGAAGACAAAGAAGGCTTCGGCCTCGCGGGGTCGAAGACTTTGAAGCATAAAAAGAGCGAAGAGCTTTTTGAAATCATGGGTTCCTTTTCGGAAGCCTTTCCCACCAACCGCGGAGATTATAATCCCGAGGAGACTGGAATAAATACCAGCCGGTTTAAGTCCTCAGCGTTAAAGACCTGGGGCTACGGCGAAAAACATCCTATGGTCGATGTTTTTCATGCGTATTATATAACCAAACGAATGTGGGACAAGGAACTTAGAAAACATGGTATTAGCGATGCACAAATTAGGGCACGAAGATACGGAAGAATTCTTGAGGAATTATCAGAAAAAAAAGGCCGCCCGGGCGTTACGAATGTAACTAGGCCCAGTAGAATATATACTATTGCTCTGGATGCCTCAGCGGACATCCTCCCATGGAGAAAAATAAGCGTCGAGAGAATGCTTACAGAAGCCGAACAAGAGGAGATTAAAGAAATTGGGCAAGAGGGCGGAGGAGAAAAATCCCGCGCTAAAATAGAAGAAGTAAGACGAAGACGAGACGCCCGCGTAAACTATGGCGTTGCCGGTAGCACTGATAGTGTATACAAAATGCGAAAAAGGATCTTGAAAAAACTTCATGATAAGGTCGAGCACAGCAGCGGAAAACTCGTCCAACGCGACAAAACAAAAGCCGGAAATTACACAAATAATGTGCAAACCTACGTTGATGGAAAAAGAACTAAAGGTGCTGTCCCGGCAAAGAAATTTCAACAGGCGAAAAAAAACCTCCAGAATAAGTCGAAGGCTCCCACCCGCGGGATGAAAAACATCACTTGGTTTTATTTTGGGGACTTAATCGACGCAGCTTTAAATATAGTTCGCTCCGGAGCTAGAGATGGGATGGGTTTAGACATATGGTATGCCCCAAACTATGATAGCAGCGATCAACCGATATACAAGCCACATTCTTCCGGTGCATTAAGGGTGATTTTGGGGGATGTTACTTACCTTGACCCCATAGAAGGTAAACCAGTGACAATCAACTTAACGGATTTACCAATATCTTATGAGTTGTTTAGAGAATTTTGGTTTGCTCACGTCGTTAACGAGATGAGAGAAAAATATTCTTTTAAAGCATTTTTAAAAGATGCAATGAACGAATTAGTTGTCGCGGCCCTCACTAACAAATGTGTGCTAACTGGTGAACCAGTAATGGGAATTAGACCTCATATTGCTCACATATCTCTCGCCTCAGACGCGCCAAGGAAAGTTTATGCTGCTAGACCAGTAGGAGATTTTGTTAGTTCAGCTGCAGATAATGACGAACGCGGAGCAGATAGAGTGTGGAGAGCCCAGATACGCGACACCGTGCCAGCCGCGGGTGACCCTGCCGTAGCGCATGAAACACATCAGACTGATGGTGCTGTGCAGCGTCTTAAGGAACATGCCCACATGCTCGCGCCCCTGACTGAGAGCCAGAGCATTTATGAGAATTTTGGTAAGGATACCCAAAAAAATGCGCAAGAAATTATTTATGTTTGTGCGACTACGGACACCGCAGTGACCCTGTTAAGCGGTGACAAAGCTAAAGATATTAAAAATGGCATTCTCTATTTAGAAGTGGGTACAGATGGCACTCCTGTTGAAAGTATAAGCTTTGATAAACAAGATATGCCCTGGTACTTAGAGGCCAAAGGTGCACAATCGGGATTCAAAGATGACCCCATAGAACTAAGTGAGCCGTATAAATGCAATTTTAGTATTTATGGCAATACAGTAATTAAACCTGGTCAATATATCTACATTAGACTTCCTCATTTTGGGCTCCCGGGTACCCTACATTCTCCTTCACGCAGGCTTGGACTAGGAGGGTATTTTTTCATTACGAAAGTCAGAAACTCATTAATCCTTAGAGGAAACAAGTTTGATTGGACAACTGACGCAAATTGTATTTGGAATTCTTTCGGGGGCACAAAAAGAAGTGTTTCTATCGATACAAATCCGAATAACAAGTAAAAAATAATAATTTGTGATATTTATTTAGAGATGGCAGAATCATTTAATTCATATTCTAATTTTTTCCACAACCGGACCATTAAGGAGAAAGGTTATCCTGATGGTGTAAAGCCTATTGACTTTCAATACGATGTGGGGCTGTATGGCAGAGTCGATGAGAATCAAAATGCTGTTATGTTAACTAACAAAGAGATCCCCAAGAGCAACATGGAAGATGGTGACGTTTTTACAATAAAACAGTTAGATTCTGTGTCTCCTCCTGTTTTTGCTTTAAATTTTGTAGCGGAAGCTTTTAGAGATATGCAAAAACACTTTAGGAAAGCAACGGCATTCCAAAGGCTGGCCACCGGCGGCGTGCAAGAAATGATTAAATTAGAGCCGAAGGCTGGATGGATAGATCCTCAATTCGAATACGACAAACATCTTGAAAATGTTTTTGGCATTTTCACAGATACTTTTTTACCAGGCAGTGAAAGATATAAGAAAGTTATAAACTTTGACGGTTACATGGACCAATTTAAAAAATTTTATGACTTCTTTGGGCATGAAATTCCTTTAACAAAAACGGGCTTCTTAAAATCTAATTTAGCTTCACCTCTTATAAGCGGGATGATGATAGAACTAGACAGATTGAATCCAAATGATAGCGAAAATGCATCGAAATGGATTTCTGATTCAAATTTTAGTTTCTATAAAAACACTGCTATAAAATATGGATTTTTAGTTGACAAGTATATGCCATGGAGATTAGTCGCAGATATTTCTTCTACACAAATACAAGACCGGTGGGAAAGAACGGTGTTTCCAAGTACTGAACAGATAACGGAAGGTAGAGAAGCAGGAAAAGAAGATAAAGAAATAATGCAAACTTATGGAAAAAGAGAAAAAAGATTTGGCCTCGTGATCAACGCCGGCAGTGCCTCCAACTTGTTCAAACAGTACTACGAAAAAACACACCTCACTGATGCCGAAGAGCTTAAAGAAATTTTTTACAACTGGTATAATAACTACGTAACAAACACGCCAACGTTTTCTGAAATTGTTAATGTCTCTTGCAAGACAGAAAAGTTGACTAAAAGTTTTAAAAGGCGATATAAACTAACAAGAGAGGCGCTCGAAAGAGATTACAAGATGGGGTACTGGATTGAAATATGTTTGAGAGCAAGAATACAGGAAGAAAGCCTCACTATACAACAAGCTGATTACAAGCGAATATTAAAAAATGCAGGCTTGATAATGAAAAGACTTGACAAAAACTCAACAATGAATTATATTAATAATGTAATTAAAATTTTGAAATCACAAGCTGATACCAGATTGTGTCAAAATTATCAAGGCTGTGTTTAAACAAATGGTATTAAGGTGTTATTCCAGACATTAGATAACAAAGAAGATTGCGTTGGGATTTATTGCAATGGTAGAATATATAAAGAAAATTTTCCTGAAGTTCTTAGTGGAACTTGGTCTTATGCCCCTTACCTTGATGGACATGATATTAAATATGCTGGGCTCTATTGTGGTAGGACTTCTGCTGAAGCCGCTTTACCAGAGCACTTAGAGGGACGCTGGTCAACAATATCGGATAAGCTTAAAGCATTTTTAAGGTCTTTCGAACAAGCTAAAGTTGATTTGAATGAGAATTGTTTTTTTGATTTAGTCCCTGAGAGATTCTTGTTAGAATTTTGCGACGTCAAAAATAAAATAACAAAACATGTCTTTGAAAATTACAAAGAACCAAAAAATTATGATTTCTTGTTAGGTTTATCTAAGGTTATCTGTGAAATAGAGAACCAAAAGTTGAACATTGATCTTTCCCCTTTAGACAAGACAATCTATAAATTTAAAACTAGGCAGATGCGCAATAAAATATTAGGCATCGAACCTTATATAAAATATGACATCTTTGGCACAAAGACGGGGAGGCTGACAACAAAGAAAAATAGCTTCCCCATTCTCACACTGGCTAAGGAGTATCGTTCTATCATGAAACCAAAAAATGATCGGTTTGTTGAGTTCGATTTCAACGCTGCGGAACTCCGAACGCTTTTAGCTCTGTCAGATAAAGAACAACCAAAAGAAGATATTCATGAGTGGAATGCCAAGAATGTTTACAGGGGGTCAACATCAAGAAAAGAAGCAAAGCAAAGAATTTTTGCATGGCTTTACAATCCAGAGTCGAAAGACTATCTTTCTGGTCAAACTTATGATAGGAATTTTGTGCTCAAAAAGTACTTCAACGGGGCACAAGTGTCAACCTTCTTTGGCAGAACTATACCTGCTGATAAACACCACGCGTTAAATTATATAATTCAGAGCACGGCTAGCGACTTGTTCTTAAATAGGATGATTGAAGTGCATAATTTTTTGAAAGATAAAAAATCATTTATAAGTTTTTGCTTACACGATAGTCTAGTAGTCGACTTCACAGAAGATGAAAAGCACTTGATTCCCGAGATTAAAGAAATATTCTCAGAAACAGAACTAGGTAAATTTGTAGTCAATACTTCAGTAGGTAAAAGCTTTGGAGAGATGAAAAGGGTAAAACTATAATGAATAATATAATTGGGCTGGGAAAAACTGGATGTTTAGTTGCAGATCAATTTACAAAATATGATCAGTATAAAATTTATAAAATTGATGTCGGTTTAGAGGGTCTTAAAAAAACTGGTTATGGGGACTTCCCTCAAGACGGAATTTACAGCATGTTAAAACAAGAAAGCCCAGAAGCCTACGAAAAAAACTGCCCTGATATGGAATATTTTTTTAAAGGCATAAAAGGGGAAGCTTTGTTCATTGTCAATGGTGCAGAGTTTATCTCTGCGACTTCGCTAAGAGTACTCGAGACTTTGAAAAGTTTGAATTGCTTAATTAAAATCTTATATGTTAGGCCGGATATAGAATACATAGCAGAAAAAAACTTAATGAATGAGCGAGTAATTTTCAATGTGTTACAAGAATACACAAGATCGGGAGTATTTGAAAGAATTTTTCTCGTCGATACTCCGGCAATCGAAGATTTTTTAGAAGATCTACCATTATCAGAATACTACGAAAGAATTTATGAACTGATTTCTTCTACTATTCATATGATAAATGTATATGATCGCCTTGATTCGGTTTCAGATACGTTCTCTCCACCACATGAGGCAGCGAGAGTTTCTACGATTGGAATATCGAATCCTGAGAGTGATATAAAATTGTTTTTCTCTCTTGACAACGTGGATGAAATACGATATTATTATGCTATAAATAAAAATAAATTGCAGTCCGATGGACGACTCATGAAAAAAATTAAACAACAAATCCAAGACCAAACAGACGACGAAGTCAAAGCCAGTTACGGTATTTTTTCTACGGACTACGAACAAGATTATCTATATCTTTTAGGTCACAGTCTTGAGATACAAAAATGAAAAAAGTACTTGACAAATAAAATTAATTGTGGTACTATAAACATAGCAGAATGAGAGATTAGTCATTCTGACTTTAACCAACATGGAGATACAAAAATATGAGTATTGATTTAGAAAAAATTAAAAATAGACTTAGCCAAGTCCAAAACAAAGGCAACGGAGAATCTGTTTTCTGGCGCCCAAACGACGGAGAACAAACGATTCGTATTGTCCCTACGTCAGATGGAGATCCATTTAAGGATTACTGGTTTCATTACAACTTAGGTAATAATCCTGGATTCCTCAGTCCCAAAAAGAATTTTGGGGAGGACGATCCTCTCGACAGCTTCGTCCGCGAGCTTTTCAACGAGAACACTGACGACAGTGTAAAGATGGCAAAAGACCTCATGGCCCGTCGCCGTTTCTTTTCCCCTGTCGTAGTTCGAGGAGAAGAGCACAAAGGCGTTCGTCTTTGGGGTTATGGTAAGACAGCATATGAAAAGCTGCTGGGCCTTGTACTTAATCCAGAGTACGGGGATATCACAGATGCCGAAGAAGGTACAGATCTTATTATCGGATATGGAAAGCCCGCGGGAGCATCCTTTCCTCAAACATCTATCACACCTCGACGCAAGTCCACGCCTCTCAGTGATGATGGGGAGCGCTCGCGCGAGATGCTGGATAACATTCCGGAGTTTGACAAAGTGTTCACTCGCAAAACCCCAGAAGAAGTTGGGGTGATGCTTGATGAGTATCTTTCTAGTGAAGATCAGACAGAAGATAGTTCTGTAGAGACAGTGTATACGTCTAATTCAGAAAATGTTTCCGAAGTAGATTCTGCTTTTAAAGATCTATTGAGTTCATAATAGTGCTCAAATAGAGAAGGGGCCCTGGTCGTATTGTCCCTCCCAGGTCTGACCAGGGCCCTTTTCATATATACAGAGGAGAACATGGCAAGAACAAAAAATAAAGTGAAAGCAGGAAAACTTTCTATATCAGATATGCGTAACTTGATTAACAAAAAAGCCGGCATATCACTTGCACATAATTTAAAGGATGAAAACCCAACAGAAGTAAAGGAGTGGATTTCAACTGGTTCCCGTTGGTTAGACTCAATTGTTTGTCGTGGCCAGCTAGCTGGTATACCCATGGGAAAAGTTGTCGAAATTGCTGGCTTAGAATCTTCGGGTAAAAGTTATATGGCGGCACAAATTGCTGCTAACGCTCAAAAAATGGGCATTGACGTAATTTATTTCGATTCAGAGTCCGCAATTGACCCGGGCTTTCTTGAACGCACAGGCTGTGATTTGGAAAATCTTTTGTATGTTCAGGCACAGAATGTTGAATTTGTTCTTGAAACCATTGAGGATCTTCTTGGTACCAACGATAATAGAATGTTGTTTATCTGGGATAGCCTGGCCTTAACGCCAGCTATTAGCGATGTAGAGGGCGACTTCAACCCACAGTCTTCAATGGCTGTTAAGGCTCGTATTCTTGCAAAAGGTATGTCTAAATTAACTGTGCCTATTGCAAATAGTCAGTCTACATTTCTTGTACTCAACCAACTTAAGACAAACATCACCAGTTCGCCTTCTCAGGCGATGGTGGAACCATATATGACACCTGGCGGCAAAGCTATGATATATTCTTATTCGCTTCGCATTTGGCTTACAGGTCGAAAAGCAAAGGCTTCCTATATCTTAGATGAAAGAGGATTTAGGATAGGCTCAGAGGTGAAAGCGACGCTCAAGAAGAGCCGTTTTGGGACTCAGGGTAGGCAAGCCACCTTCAAGATACTTTGGGGCGACAGCATAGGAATTCAGGACGAGGATAGTTGGTTTGAGGCGGTTAAAGGCTCTGACCACCTTAAGCAAAGCGGAGCATGGTATTCGCTTGAGTATGCTGATCTTACTCTTGAAAAATTTCAACCGTCTAAGTGGAAAGAGATGCTAAAAAATCAGAAATTTCGTGACAGAGTGCTGGAGATAATGGACGAAGAAGTAATTCTTAAGTTTGATAAAAGAGAAGGCTCCGCAGCAGAGTTTTATGATATAGAAGAAGAACCGCAAGAAGTATAGAAATGGAAGAGAAATTTTTAGAAAAGTTACGTGAATTGTTTCCAAACATTTCTTTTAAATTGGTCAGGGAAGAAATTGAAGGGCTGGTTTTTCACGAGAAAGAAAAAGAAACACTTCTAGTTAACAAAACTCCAATAAAGCTTTCTTGGACTCCGACACTAGCCAAACTTTCAGAAGAATATTTTGAGCACTTTTGGGAACGTTGTTTACCGGCAGTCAAAAGAGTCATCGACGAGAAAAAGAAATCAAAGTCCTTCAAGATACTGGAGAAATTTAGGAGCAAATATGTCAGCAACTAAGAAAAATAGAGTACTGATAATAGATGCTTTGAATATGTATTTCAGGTCTTACATTGTAGATCCTAGCTTGTCTACAAATGGGCAACCGATTGGCGGAGTGAAAGGCTTTTTAAAAATATTACAGAAGCTAATCAGGGAGACTAAACCTGACAGTATCGTTGTTGCTTGGGATGGCCCGGGCGGGTCTCGTAAGCGGAAGGCTGTTAATAAGAACTACAAGGAAGGCAGAAAACCCATTAGACTTAACAGAGATATTAGAAATTTATCAGAGAATGAAGAACTAGAAAATAAGATTTGGCAGCAGACGAGACTAGCTGAGTATCTTAATGAATTGCCGGTCATTCAGCTGGTGCTTCCTGAAGTTGAAGCCGATGATATTATTTCTTTCATAGCTCAGCTGCCGTCTCTAAAAGGCTCTCAAAAAGTTATTGTGAGTAGTGACAAAGACTTTTTCCAATTGTGTGACGACGAGACGGTTTTATTCAGACCTGTACAGAAAGAGGTCTTAAGCAAGAAAACCATTCTTGAGCGGTTTGACATTCATCCGACCAACTTCGCCCTTGCAAGGGCTATTTGCGGCGACAAGAGCGATAACCTTAAAGGTGTACCAGGAGCCGGCCTAAAAACGATAGCTAAGAGGTTTCCTTTTTTTAAAGAAGAAGAAGATTGTACTCTTGGGCAGGTAATAGAGAAGTGTGACAACGTCGATAGTGATTTAAAAATTTATAAAAATATTTTGGGAGGAGAAGATGCGATTAAGGAAAACTATAAAATCATGCAGTTGTACTGCCCAATTATTTCCGTGCAAGGAAAACAAAAAATCAAAAGCATTGTTGAGAACTTCAAGTGCGAGTTTAATAAAACTGAAATTATTTGTATGATGAATGAAGATGGGTTCGGAGTCTATGATTGGACAGGTCTTTTCAGAACGATGAAAAGATTTTGCTTGACAACAGATAAAAAATAAGGTAATATATTATTATCAAAGCGCCTGTAGTTCAGTAGGTTAGAGCGCCACTCTTATAAGGTGGAAGTCCCTGGTTCAAGTCCAGGCGGGCGTACCAGCACAAACTTAAACAGAGGGATAATGTTACCAAGCGAGAAGGCAAATTTTTCAAAGTTCGGAAAAGACTTTCAAGAGAAATTGTGCCAACACATGTTGACTGATCGTACCTTTTGCGATCAGATGATAGAAATATTTGATGTAGAGTTTTTAGAACTTAAATTTCTTAGAGTGTTCATTGATAAAGTGCTTGCTTACAAAGAAGAATTCGGAACTCACCCTTCTTACAAAACTTTAGCTACAATTCTTAGGTCAGATTTAGAAGATGAAACTGCTGTCACTCAAAAGCAAACAAGAGATTTCTTTACCAGAATTTACAAATCAGAGATTCCAAACGACGATGCGGAATTTATTAAAAAGACATCTTTGGATTTTTGTAAGAAGCAAAAGCTTAAAGAAGCTATGCTGCAAAGCGTTAAGCTTCTGCAGACATCTTCCTTTGATGAAATAGCGCACATCATAAATGAAGCGCTCAAACTAGGATTAGACAATGATTTTGGGTATGATTATCTTAAGGATTTTGAAGAGAGATGGGTGCGAAAACCACGAGATCCGATGACCACGGGGTGGAAGAGAATCGATGACATATGCGACGGTGGGTTAGGTAAAGGTGAATTAGGTGTTGTGATTGCTCCGACAGGAGTAGGAAAATCAATGGCGCTTGTACATTTAGGAACCCAGGCTATAAAAAAGGGTAAAAACGTAGTACACTATACATTAGAATTATGCTCAACCACTATCGCTTCTAGATATGACAGTTGCCTCACGAAGGTGGAGCTAAAAGATCTTCACATGTTTAAAGAACATATTTATGGAAAAATTAAAAGTCTAGACGCAAGTTTGATCATTAAAGAGTACCCAACAAAGTCTGCATCGCCCGGAACTATTAAGAATCATTTGGAAAGATTAAAGCAACGTGGATACGATATAGATCTTATTATTGTTGACTACGGAGATTTATTACGACCTTCTGTAGTTAGGAAGGAAAAAAGACACGAACTAGAGACTATTTATGAAGACCTTCGTGCTATCGCACAGACACATGAGTGCCCTGTGTGGACGGCTTCTCAAACCAATAGGTCTGGTTTAAATGCAGAGGTAGTTACAATGGAATCTATTTCAGAAGCCTTTAACAAGTGCTTTATTGCTGATTTTATTTTTACTATTTCTAGAACAGTTAACGACAAAAAAACCAACAACGGCAGAATGTTTGTTGCGAAAAACAGAAACGGGCCAGACGGGATCGAATTCCCCCTAGCGATGAACACCTCTGCCGTTTTTATTGATGTGTTGAAACAAGAGAGTGATGAGATAAGAAGTATTGTGAAAACTGTGTCTGAGCAAAAAAAATCTTTAGAAGAAAAATATAAAAAATTTAAAAAAAGGAATGAAGATGGTGTACGCTGAAGAAGAGGTAGAGAAAGCGACTTTAGAATATTTTAATGGTGATGATCTCGCGACGAACGTGTGGGTCACTAAGTATGCGTTGAAGAATAAGAAAGGGGAGTTGTTAGAAAAAACTCCTGATGACATGCATAAAAGATTGGCAAAGGAATTTGCAAGGGTTGAAAAAAAGTTCGGCGGTAGTAGAAAGCTTTCCGAAGAGGAAATTTATAAATTATTTAAAGACTTTAAATATGTAGTTCCTCAAGGTTCGCCCATGATGGGTGTTGGTAATGACCATGTCAATGTATCATTATCAAACTGTGTTGTTGTCGCATCACCAGAAGATAACATCTCTTCTATCGTAGACTCCGGTAAAGAATTAGCTAATCTATTCAAACGTCGTTGTGGTGTGGGCGTGGATGTTTCGAACCTTCGTCCAGATGGCACAGCTGTTAACAACTCTGCAGGAACGACGACTGGTGCATGGTCTTTTGCTGATTTTTATTCTTATATTTGCCGTATGATCGGGCAGAATGGAAGACGCGGCGCATTGATGATCACAATGGATGTAAGACATCCAGACATTGAACAATTTGTTACCATGAAACATGATTTAAGAAAGGTTACGGGCGCGAACATATCTGTTAAAATAAGTGATGAGTTCATGAAAGCGGTTGAGAACAAACATGCGTTCACTTTGCAGTTTCCTGTTGGCTCCGACTCTCCAACTATCACAAAAGAAATTCAAGCAGAAGAACTATGGGAAACCATAGTCGAATCAGCAACTAAAACTGCGGAACCCGGACTCATGATGTGGGATAATATTACTAAAGAACTCCCAGCTGAGTGCTATGCAGATGCTGGTTTTAAAACTTTAACAACTAATCCTTGCGGTGAAATTCCCTTGTCTGCTTATGATAGTTGTCGCTTGATCTCTATCAATCTCAAAAATTTTGTTGTTAATCCTTTTAAAAATTCAAAATTTGATTTTCTTAAACTGTCCAACGTTGCGACACAAGCGATGAGACTGTCGGATGATCTTGTTGAGCTTGAAATTGAAAAACTCGAGAAAATTATTAAAACTTGTGATACGCGAGACGAGAAAGCATTATGGAAAAACCTTTTAAAGGCCTGTCAAAATGGCAGGAGAACTGGCTTGGGAACTCATGGCTTGGCCGATGCAATTGCGTGTTTGAATCTTCGTTATGATTCTGAAGATGCTATAAAAATAATTGAAAAGATTTACGAAACGATAAGAAATGCCGCTTACACTGAAAGCGTCGACTTGGCAAAGGAAAGAGGCACATTCCCGGTGTTTGACTGGCCCACAGAGAAATCGAATTCTTATATTTCGAGATTGCCGAAAATTTTGCGGGACAAAATTTCCAGATTCGGAAGACGCAATATTTCTATCTTGACAAACGCTCCTACTGGCTCTGTCTCTATTATGTCTCAAACAAGTTCAGGCCTTGAGCCTGTGTTCAGAAACTTTTATATACGAAGGCGCAAACTTTCTCACAACGAACAAGATGTTAATCCAGATTACGTCGATGAACTTGGAGATCAATGGCTGGAATATAAGGTATTCCACCACAATGTTAAAAATTGGTTAGAAGTAATTGGCTCGAGCAGGACAAATTCATCGGATAGTCTACCAGAATTTTTTGTCACGAGCGATCAGATTGACTGGAAACGCAGAATAGCGGTACAGGCAGCAATTCAGCGCAATATAGATCATTCTATTAGTTCTACTATTAATTTGCCGAAAGGTACAGAACCTGAAGTTGTTGCTGAGCTTTACTTTTTGGCGTGGAAGCTGGGCTTGAAGGGCGTTACGGTATATGTTGATGGTTCGAGATCTGGTGTACTAGTCACGGACTCTGAAAGGAGTGGAGAACCGTTTCCGCAAAATTTGGCTCCGGATAGACCCGAGGAATTAGAATGTGATATTCATCATACCACAATTCAAGGAGAAAAATGGACGATTCTAGTTGGGAAACTTGATGAAAAGCCATATGAAGTTATGGGCGGCTTGTCTAATTTGATCGAAATTCCGAAACGCCACACACAAGGGCATTTATCAAAAACTAAATTTAAGACAAGAAATAATCGCTATGATTTGCGATTTGGTGACAATGGAGATGAAGTGCTTATAAGAGATATCGTTAAGGTTTTTGACAACCCAAACAATTCCGCTTTTACCAGAATCATTTCTCTCGCTCTTCGTCACGGATCTAAGCCAAGTTTTTTAGTGGAACAACTTCAGAAAGACAAAGACAGCGATCTTTTTAGTTTCTCTCGTTGTATTGCAAGAATTCTTAAAAGCTATATCAAAAATGGAGAAAAAGTATATTCGGATAAAATCTGTCCAGATTGTAGCACAGAGATAGGTTTGATATACCAGGATGGCTGCGTGACATGCCAATCATGCGGCTATGCCAAATGCGGATAAAGGAGGTATTATGAGAATCAGTCCAAGAAATCGTCACATTGTGGTAGAGATAATTGATGACAGCACACAAGAAGAGCCTAAATCGAATGTGCTTTTACCTGAGTCCTATAAAAAAGAAGAAAAATCTTATACCGTTGTTAAAGTGCTAGAGAGTTCGCCTACTTGTACAATTAATATTGGTAGGGGTGACAAAATTATAGTTGAAAATTCTATGGTTCAAAAATTTGAAATTGGCGAAAATGAGTTCTATTTAGTATTAGAGAACTATGTTTACGGAGTTTTAACTAATAGATGAATAAAAAAACGAAACATCTTATAAGAAAGATGGTCAAACGACAATTAAATGAAGGTGGGTTTTTGAGAGTACACAGAATGCTTTTAGGTATGGTGCCGCAAGTTGATGAAGTGGGAATCATGACGGCCTGGAATCCTAATTCAGAACAATTGCCCCGTGATGAAAATAACCAGCGAAACAAGGAGTTGTTCAGAGATTTAAAGACCGCTGGCTATGGTCCCATAAAAATTAAAGGAAAGTTTGGTAACTTCGAAAGATCCTTTTTGGTACCCAACATGAGCAAGTCTAATGTTGTAGAGCTAGGTCAACAATATGGCCAAGATGCTGTGATTTGGGGGTCTAAACCTGAAAGCGAAGAAAACGACGTCAAGATGGTATTTCAATATCTTGAAAACGGCCAAGTACAGGACGCAAGGGATGTTGTGCTGGTTGGAACTCACGAACATGGAGAAGGTGAAGTAGAAGATGTGCAAGCGAAGAAAGATTATTATAGTGAAAAAGCAGGAAGAAAATTTGTAATTCCATTTTTTGATGAAAATTGGGAATTTGAACTTGATGCGGGTAGTGTAGATGAGATATTGCTAAAGGAAAGTGTTCCGAAAACACTTTTGGCTAAGGAGCTTTTACAGAAGATAGAAGAAAGAAAAAAGAAATTGGCTGTTCCGAATGCATCTAAAAAATACTACTGGCATCACAGGTGTATTATGAGAGAAAACGTACGAAGACTTAAAAAGTTAGTAGATTCGTACAATTCACTAGTCTAAAAAATAAAAAGAGGTTATAATGTCATTAGCAGAATTACTTTGCATGGCCGTACTTTCAGTCGGTATGCCAAATGCAGATTTTGCATGTTACCACATGCACACAGTAGTAGAAGCGGCTGAGCAGAGTGAAATAGATCCAGCTATTTTTGTTGCATTAATCTATGTTGAAAGCAGGTGGTCTCCAAAGGCGGTTAGCAGGTCCGGCGCCTGCGGTCTAACTCAAATTATGCCGCGTTGGTCTACCGACAGAAAAAGAAGTATTGGCAAGCGACTAACTTGTCAACAACTTTTTGAACCTGAAATCAGCATTAGAAGAGGTGCTAAAATTCTGGCATATTGGTTTCACAAGTACGGTAAAAAAAGGTATAAAACTGCGCTGTGTGGGTATAATGCTGGTTTTCGATGTAAGGGGAAAAGCCCCTATCCACGAGGTGTCGCGTACGCTAAAAAAGTTTTAAGGTATGCAAAGAAGATAAAAAAAGAAGTGAAACTCCTACGGAAATACGAAGAAGAAGAGGTGCCCGGGTGTATGCTTTATGAATAATCATGCGTATGAATATGATGAGTTGGTGGTTGGCAGCGGTTTAAACGCCTTGGCATATTCTTATTTGAATTCAAAGCCTTTGGTTTTTAACACTTTTAAAAGCCCGTTTTTTTTTGAGTCATTTCCACCCGGCCTGGAACTGGCTCACCTCTTTTATAAGAATGTGGAAAGAAATTTAAAAGGACTTAAAGAAGACAAGCAAGTAGGCGCATCGAAATCTGAACTTTGGAAGCGACTTCTATTTGTGCATTCGTTAGCAGGCTTATCGCCGTTATCAACCTGCGCGGCGTCCATAAGAGTTGACAAAAATTTTATTAGGGCTATGACACAAGACTTTAAATCTATCTCCATGAAGTTTGACAAGTTAAGAATTTTTGATGACGAAAACATTCTTGGCCTAGACCAGCCATTGAAGGGAGGCAAAAAATACAAAGTTATTGATTGGATTGATGTCAAGTCTGGAATGGTCCATCCATATGATTTTCTAAAATCTTCAATTGATTTTGTTAGAGAAGTATACTTTTATCCCTCTGTAAGAATCGACGGCAAGTCAAATAAGAAAGATCTTGTATCCGTTTCTTATCTGGACGAGCAGCAGTTGAATGATCATGATTTTTCTGATACCATGGCCAGGTTTAAGATTTTGAAGATGATGAAACGCGCAGGAATAAAAGGCGCAAGAAATGGCAGGGACGTCCTGCGCCCAGATCAATATAAATATTATGCCTTAAACATAAAACCTAAAAAAAGAGAATTAAGAAAACTTCGTCTACTGAATCAGTATGAAAATAAAGAAAATTTGATTTTTGACTACAGAACAGATGAACAAGTTGTGAGTGACGAAGATTGCTTGGTTAATGACTACTGTTTTAAATTGAGCAAAACAATTTTAAAAGATGGATTCAAAGAAGAATAAAAACTATTTTCACTTAGCAGGGATAATACCAGTAGCAGGTCAAAAATTAGATTTTAATTTGCCATGGCATGATTGCTGTATGCCTATATCGGCGAATTATTTAGCAATTGAAAGGGCCGTTATTGAGTGCGCATATGCTGGCTGCGAAACAATTTGGATCATTTGTCATGATGATATGCAACCGTTAATAAGGTACAGGTTGGGTGACTATGTTAACGATCCTGTTTGGGTTTCTCGTATAAAGGATATAAGACCATCAGAAAATAAAAAACAAGTCCCAATCTTTTATGCCCCTGTCCATCCAAAAGATAGAGACAGAAGGGACTGTTTGTCTTGGAGTATATTATATGGCGCACAGTCTTCATATAACGTAGGCCTGCAAATTAGTAAATGGGTTACACCTGATAGATATTATGTCGCTTTTCCGTATGGCGTTTACCCTGTAGAGTTTTTGCGAGAACATAGAGATACAATCTCCAGTAAAAAAGGATTTTATTTGTCTCACGACGATAAAACTGTTAAGGATGGTGAATATTTAGGATTCACATTTAACAGTGAGGAATTTTTAGAACTAAGAAAACAACTTCGAAACAAAGCCACTGGCCTCTTCACTTCAGAACTTAACGAAGACGGCCTACCAAGAAAGAAATATCCAGTTGAACAGAGATACTCAGCAAGGTTTTTTACTTTGAACGAAATTTTTGAGCCATTAAAATTAGAAGACAAGTATTTAGCGAAAATTCCCTGGTACCATAACATCGATAGTTGGGATGGCTATTGTGAGTTTTTAGCTTCGAAAAACAAGGAAGAAATTCGAAGACCATCTAAGGGAATCTTATCTTATCATGAGTTTAATAAGATCGGCGAAGAGTGAAAATAATATAACATCACTGATTAGTTAGTTGTGTCTTTTGTTTGGACGTCGGACTATTTATTAGTGATCGAATTTAGGAGAATTTAAAATGGGATATAGATCAGGGCCAGGAACGTCAGGTGATGTAACTTTTGGCGATACTACAGCAGATGAGGTGAAAGTTGCTGGAGACTTACACTTAGGAGGCGACGCAACCTACCTTAAAGGCGTTCGTGGAGGTACTGCTCTTAGCAATCCGTGTACTGTCATTACGACTGAAACTATGGCCAATACTGATTTTTCTGCCGGGTGGACTATCGGAGCTGTAACTCTCGGAGGCAATTTCGAAACTGGCGCAATTACTATTACTGAATCAACCTGTGACGATGCGGTACCTATGTGGGTGATTAACACCACTCCTAACCCTTCTACACTTACGTTTACATGGAATGACGACTGTGACCCAGAAGACCCAGAAGACCCGGTAGACGCTGGTTATTCGTATGCTTCGCAAACCATAGCAGTTGCTAACGCTGCGAATACTACAGATTTGCAAGCCAGTACTTGGTATAAATTTAGTTGTTTTGTCGCCGAGACCGCTCCCTTTGCTCAAGCGGACGATTCATCGATTACCTTCGCAATGTCTTTCGCCGGCGGCATTGTCGACATCAACGGTTGGCCACCCAACGCGGACCCAGCCCCCAATCCACCCATCACCGCCGCCTCCGCAACATCTCGTACCGCAGTTTCGGGCTATTTTAAGACACCGTCAAATTTAACTACCGGCGGACCCAGCGCGTCATCTGCTACTGGCTCTCCTTACGAACTTAAATTCGTCGCGGATCATCACGATGCATCAGAGAGTCAAGGAACTTATGTTATTGATACGCCGTCTATTTTGGATGCAACACTGGTCACGTCAGTTGGTCATGGCCTTTCAGCTAGTGATCTTGTCGCACTTCCTACTGGTGCCGATGAGGCGCTAGAAGTATACACAGTGGCTACTGTGGCCACTGATTACTTCACTATTGACAGAGCCGCGTCGAATACGATTGTTGGTAAAACTGGGTATTCTGCCCCTACTATTTTGGATATTGTTTCGAAAGATGGAACAGGTAATGCTGCCCCTGTTCTGCAGGCTGATGGTACTAACGTTGCAATCGGTTTAGGCGCCTCCGCGGCAACCAGAACGGTCGCCGCCGCCGGAACTACTGCTGTTGGGGCCTTTGCTGGAGCAGCTATTACATCGGGTGAAAAAAACACAGCGGTTGGATATCAAGCACTGAAATCAGAAGATGATGGCGATCACAATACAGCCGTTGGATATCAAGCTTTAACTGCCCAAACAGGCGTTACAGGTAATGTAAAAAATACCGCAATTGGTTCTTTGGCCGGCGATGCTCTTTTAACTGGGACAGATAATGTGTTTGTTGGGGCAGGTGCAGGCGGAGCTACAACTACTGTCGACGACGCCGTTATAATAGGATCCAACGCTGGTGCAGCAAACATGGTTTCCGTTTGTGATGGCACAGTTGCCATTGGAGCGAATGCTCTACAAAATCTAACAAATGGTAATAATAATATTGCCATAGGCCCAAACGCACTCCAGAGTCTCATTAGCGCTGACAACAATATTGCAATTGGAGCACAAGCTCTTTCAAGTATGACTATAGGTGATTTTGCTTTTGCAACAATTACAGTGAGCGCACACGGATCAATCGTAGGCACTAACTCATCGCCCAACGACGGCTTTACGCTTTACGATTATGCTGGCACTGCCCATGCGTTCTTGTTTGAAACAGATACTGACACTGTGGGAACAGGCAATAGGATTGGTATTGACACTCCGAATTCCAACAATGACGTAGCTACACGCCTCGCCGCGGCCATTAACGCTGGATCATGCGCAAGTACCATAACAGCTGAGGCTTACAGTGCGGATGTATATTTGTGGCTGGATACACCTGGTGATGGTTTTGCTGGCACTGCTAACGTAGATGATATACCCACTGGCGTCGCAGTAGGTCAATTTTCGTATTGGAGCATGAGAGGCAAGAACATAGGCATCGGCTATATGGCCGGCCTTCGAGTTAATGGCCTCTATACTACCTCTGACGGAGTTAAGAACACCCTTGTTGGAAATCGTGCAGGCGAAGCCATGGAATTAGGCTCAGGTAACACATTTATCGGAGACAATGCTGGTCAGGGTGATCGCGACGATGCTGATAATTATCTCGATGGCGATGATAATACTGCTGTAGGTCGAAGTGCTGGTGAAAGTATGATAACCACTGCCACATACAACACTCTTATTGGAGCTAATGCAGGCAACACCATCACAACTGGCACTGGGAATGTTATGGTTGGTTACAACACCGATTGTACAACTGCTACTCACCTCAATCAAATAGCTATCGGAAATGGAGTTGTTACGAATGCCAGTGACCTGTTAAAAATTGGCGACGCCGCTAACTCTCTTACATTTGATTTTTCTAGTGGCGGTGGTACAATATCTACCGACTCAGATGAAAGAATGAAGAAAAATATCACTGATACTGATTTGGGCCTTGATTTTGTCAATGCACTAAGACCTATAAAGTATGTATCTAAAAATGAGTTCGATTATCCAGATGAGTTTGGTGTGCCCAAAGACGGTCCCCGCCCTCCGGACCCTGTCACAGTTCAGGACGGATTGCTAGCTCAAGAAGTTAAGTCGGTAATAGATAACATGGGTGTTACATTCTCAGCATGGTCAGAAGAAGAAGCAACTACAAGACAACGGCTAGAATATACCAAGCTTGTAATCCCGCTCATTAAAGCAGTCCAAGAATTGTCTGCCAAAGTTGCAGAATTAGAAGCTAAACTTGAAAATTAAATAATATGGCATTGTGCAAGAAATTTCTTGACAAGAACAAATAGTTATGTTATCTTAGATACATACTAAATTTGGAAACGAAAAATGCCTAAAAAAATATCTTTTGCTGGCTTGCACGCACATAGCGGCTTAAGCCTTAACGATGGTCTGGGTTACCCGCAAGACCATATGACCTTTGCCTATGAGAACGGCGGAGATGCCCTTGCATTGACCGATCATGGTCACATGAATGGTTTACCCCATCAAGTGCTACATGCGAGGAAAATGATGGCTGACGGCAAGAACTTCAAGCCAATTTTTGGTGTAGAAGCATATTTCTTACCTTCCCTCGAAATGTGGCGAGAAGAGTATGAAAAGGCAAAAAATGAGAAAAAAATAAAAAAAAATGACATCTCTCTAAGTATCGAAGATGAAAAAGCTTCTAAGCAAAAAATGAAGGATATCCTCAAGAAAAGGAACCACCTGATCCTTCTCGCGCAGAACCAAACGGGGTTGAACAACATATTTAAGCTCATATCGGAGAGCTACAAAAATGAAAACTTTTATCGGTACCCTCGTCTTGATTATGATCTTCTTGAGAGTTGCAGTAGTGGAGTACTTGCTACCAGTGCTTGTCTTGGCGGTGTGTATGCTGGCAATTATTGGGACCATAGGGATGGCGGGGCTGCTGCTGTTTTAGATGCCATGCGCCAGACCACTGAGCGCATGCAATCCATTTTTGGAGATCGGTGGTATGGAGAGTTGCAGTGGAACAACATTCCGGAGCAGCACGAACTCAACCAACACATAATTCAAGTCTGCAAAGAGTACGACGTAAAACTTATTTCAACAGCCGATAGCCATTACCCAAATCCAGATGCTTGGAAGGATCGTGAGTTATACAAAAGAATCGGTTGGATGGGCAAAGGAGGCCTTCCGGAGTGGATGTCCTCTGACTTGCCAATAGATGTGGAAGAGATTGGGTATGAGCTATACCCGAAAAACGGCGAGCAAATGTGGGAATCGTACCACAAGTATTCAGATGATCTGAAGATAGATTACGATGATAACCTTATAAAGGAGTCTATTGAAAGAACGGCATACATTGCTCATGATAGAATTGAAGATTTCATGCCGGACAATGAAGTACGTCTCCCGAAGTTTATTGTGCCAAAAGGAAAGAGCGATGTTCAGACGTTGACAGAGCACTGCCTCAAGGGCCTAAAGGAAAAGGAACTCGAGAAGAAAGATGAGTATGTTGATAGACTGAAAGAAGAATTATGTGTTATTCGGGACCGCGGCTTCGCAAAGTACTTCTTGACGATGCACGCCATTGCAGACAAGTCAAGTTCAATTCAGCTGACCGGTCCTGGCAGAGGTTCAGCCGCAGGTTCCTTAGTTGCATACGTACTTGGTATTACGCAAATTGATCCTATCAAGTATGGCTTGCTGTTTTCTCGATTTTTGAGAAGAGATGCGGTGGACTACCCAGATATTGACTATGATGTATCCGATCCGATGCAAGTAAAGGAGATGCTGATTGATGAATGGGGAGAAACTACAGTGGTTCCCATTTCAAATTATAATACACTACAACTTCGATCTCTAGTCAAAGACATCGCAAAGTTTTACGACGTTCCTTTTATAGAAGTGAACAACGTTACTGGCAGGATGATAGCTGAAGCCACCCCTATTGCTAAGAAAGCGCACGGGATCAAGGCTGGTGTATACGTTCCTACCTTTGATGAAGTGATGGAGTATTCTGAAAGCCTCAAGTCCTTTCTTGTTAAATACCCTCAAATTAAAACACACATCGATGCTCTATTGGGCCAGGTTAGAAGTATATCAAGACATGCTGGTGGAGTAGTTATAGGTGAGGACCTCGACAAGTGGATGCCCTTGATCAATAGCGGAGGTGTGAAACAAACTCCGTGGAGCGAAGGTCAGAACGTTAGACATTTAGAACCGCTTGGCTTTATCAAGTTTGATATTTTAGGACTGGCTTCCTTGCGAATGATCGAAGATGCAATTCGACATGTTCTTAAACGCCACCACAACGTAAGTGAACCTACGTTCGAGGACGTCAAACAGTTTTACAACGAACGCTTGCATCCGGACAAGATCAATCTTAATGATCAAAAAGTGTACAAAAACGTTTTTCACAAGGGCAAGTGGGCTGGAGTCTTTCAGTTCACGGAATCCGGAGCGCAAAGCTTCTGCGTTAGAGCGAAACCAAAAAGCATCATCGACATTGCGGCGATTACTTCAATCTACCGCCCGGGCCCGCTAAGCGCCAAAGTTGATCAGCACTATGTTGATGCTAAGAATAACCCGCGAGACATTCACTATATTAATAAGTTCGTTAAGGATGTGACGAAAGAAACATATGGGTTCTTAATTTTTCAGGAACAGATTGCGTTACTGGCTCATGTACTAGGAGACAACGTTTCTTTAGATGAGGGCAATGCTCTAAGAAAACTTTTGACAAAGAAAGGAACTGGTAGTCACGAAGAAAAGAAAAATAAGATTTATCAAAAGTTTGTTAGAGGATGTGAGAACAAAAAACTAACCAGGGCTCAAGCAGATAGATTGTGGCAAACATTTGAATACTTTTCAGGGTATGGGTTTAATAAATCTCACGCAGTTAGTTATAGTGTTCTCAGCTATCAGTGTGCGTGGTTGTTCAACTACTACCCCGCAGAGTGGATGGCCGCCTTCCTCGATAAGGAACCAGAATCGAGGAAAGAACGCGCAGTCAATATTGCCAAGTCTATGGGCTTTAAAATCGAACCGGTGAATATTAATACTTCTGGAGAAGTTTGGGAAATTTCACAAGACGGCAAGACCCTTATCCAACCTTTGACAGCAATTAAAGGATTAGGCGACAAAGCTATTGAGCAGATACTAGCGCACAGACCTTTTAAAATAATTGAGGACTTATTGTTTCACGAGGAAATAGTTTATAGTAAACTCAACAAAAAGGCTTTAGATGTTATGTGCAGGGCAGGCGCTTTGGATAAACTTGCTGACGAAAGGTTTTTAGGAATGAAACACTTCTGGTCAGCAGCTATTGTGGATCGTCCCAAAAATTCAAAAAAGTTTCTGGAGAATATAGAAGAGTACAAGAATGAAAAAGAGTTCTCAGTCGAAGAAAAGATTGTTCACTTGTCAGAGCTTACGGGATTGTTTCCCATGCACTTGGTTTTGAAAGAAGAAGTGAGACAGAAACTAGAAGAATTGTATATACCGCCAATTTCAGATCATGACCCAGATTTAGAATTGGTGTGGTTCATACCGAGAAAAGTTGCAAAAAGAAAAACAAAGAATGGAAAAGATTATTGGGTTATAGATGTTGTTGATTCGAACAATATGTTGACGCAAATAAAGTATTGGGCGCCAAGAGACGGTGATAAAGTTTATATCAACCGACCATACATGGGAAGACTTGATTATGATGAAAATTGGGGATTCTCTACTCGCTCTCTGCGCCGTAGTTTTAGGATAATAGGATAGTTTTGACAAAAAGGAGTTATGATGAAACTTAAATTTTATAAAATCAGGCCAGCAGCAAAAATGCCTGTTCGAGCACATTCGACTGATGCAGGGCTGGACTTGTTTTATTGCCCGAATCCGGATCCGGAGTCTGATTGTTATTGGAGGCCGGAAGGAGTGTATAAAATTCCGCCAGGAGCATCTTGCCTGGTTCCAACAGGACTTCGTGTAGAGGTGCCGACCGAACATATGTTAGAAATTAAAAATAAGTCTGGCATTGCTCATAAGAAAAAGTTGATTGTTGGTGCCTGCGTTGTCGATCCTGGCTATACTGGAGAGGTATATATTAATCTTCACAATATTGGCGGTTCGACTAGAACAATAGAGCCCGGGCAAAAAATTGCACAAGCAGTTCTAGTACCGATTGTATCGTGTCAAATAGAAGAGGTGTGGGACGATCCTTCTGAGGTGGAAACAGATCGCGGCGCAGGCGGGTTTGGCAGCACGGGGTTGATCTAATGAATAAAAGTACGCAGAAAACGATGTTCTCATCAAAGTCAGCAGAGTGGGAGACACCTCAAAAATTGTATAATATGTTAGACTCAATATTTCATTTTACTTTAGATCCTTGCGCCACTCCTGAAAATTCAAAGTGCAGGAAGCATTTTACGAAAGAGGAAAATGGCTTAAAAAGAAGTTGGAAGGGCCAGACTGTCTTTATGAATCCGCCGTACGGCCGCGATATCAAAAAGTGGATCAAAAAAGCTTACGATGAAAGCAGGAACTCAAACACGACTGTTGTGTGCCTGTTGCCAGCAAGGACAGATACGAAGTATTGGCATGATTACTGTATGAAATCTCAGAGAATTTATTTTGTGAAAGGGAGACTGAAGTTCGGAGACGCAGTGAACTCTGCTCCGTTCCCATCTGCAATAGTTGTTTTCAAACGCTCCTGGTTCGGTCTTAGAAAGCCAAAGGTGTATACGCTATGTCAAAATTAGAAAGAAAGATTCGGAGAAATGCTGCAAAGCAAAAGAAGAAGTCACTTGAGAAGGACATGGTGCAGAAGGTTGCATTGTTTGGCCAGATACCAGAGAACTGTCTTGTCTGCGAGAAAGATTTCGATAAGAAAAATAAAGAGATGGTACAATCCTGGTACGTGATTGTACGAGAGGAAGAAGAAAAAGTTAATTTGTACTGTCCTGAGTGTTGGGGCAGAGCAAATGAATTAATTTGTAATTTACAAGAAGAGGACTTAAATGAAAGAAAATCTTAGTTTCGATGACGTTTTACTAGAGCCAAGGTATTCAGAAATAAAGAGCAGGCGCGAGATTGATATTGGAAATCACTTAAGCGCAACTGCATATTTAGAGTTGCCAGTCATATCGAGCCCGATGGATACGGTTACTGAATCTGAGATGTCGTATGCCATACATAACGAGGGCGGTTTAGGTGTTATACATAGATATAATACCATTGAAGAACAAGTCGCTCTTATCAAAAAGACAATTGGTTTTACGGCTGCAGCGATTGGAGCGACTGGAGATTACGAAGAACGCGCTCGCGCCTTATTTGATGCCGGCACAAATTATTTATGTTTGGATGTGGCTCACGGTCATCATATTTTGGTTAAAAACGCGCTTAAGACATTAAGGGATATTTTTGGAGAAAAGGTTCATTTGATGGCTGGCAATGTTGCGACTCTTAAAGCTTTCGACGATTTAGCAGATTGGGGAGCAGACAGTATAAGAGTTGGGATCGGCGGCGGCTCCATCTGTAGCACAAGAATTAGCACAGGCCACGGAGTGCCGACTTTTCAATCAATACACGAATGCTCATATTCAAACAATAGAGACGTTAAGTTAATTGCTGATGGTGGAATTAGAAATAGTGGAGATATTGTGAAAGCTTTGGCGGCAGGAGCCGACTTTGTTATGCTTGGCTCAATGCTAGCTGGCACTGACGAATCACCAGGAGAAATCTTCACAAGCGGGAATAAGAAGTACAAGGTCTACAGAGGAATGGCCTCGAGAATCGCACAAATGGACTGGAGAGGCAAGTCTTCCTCGCCAGAGGGTATATCAACCACAATTCCTTACAAGGGCCCTGTCGCCGATATACTTCGTGACATCGCAGGAAATGTTAGAAGTGGTTTTTCTTATTCCGGAGTAAACAATTTACGAGAGTTGCAATCGGAGGCAAAATTTATTCGACAAACACCAGCCGGTCAGTATGAAAGTTCAACACACATACTAAGGAGATAACACGATGATTCATGGTCAAGAAACGAAACGAATTATTTTCGAAGAATTAGACAAAGTACATGCTGATTTAAAAATAAGATTGCATGCCGATGATTTAAAGCAGGGTGAATTTTTTAGTTTGATGATATCAGGATATGTCGAGAGAGATGAGAGGATTGTAGATTTTGTTGAAGAGTATAGAGAGAAAAATAATATTCAAAGCAAAGAGAAACGAGCCAAATCTAAAAAATTATATGAACGATCAAATGAGACTAAAAATAAATTTGCTTTGAACGAAGGAGAGGTTGAGAGCATATTTGATTTATTAGAAAAGGAGTGTCCAGAACTATGAGCTTAAGAGAATGTTGCAATTGTTGCATCAAAAATAAAACTTCTTGTCCAGTGAGCGATTGCGAAAACTGGCTTGATTATGAGGGAGATTTGAATTGCATGATGATTGCAATGAAAAAAAAGAAGACAATGACGCTGAGAGAAATCGCCGACAGACTTGGTCTAAGTTTTGTGAGAGTTAAACAAATTCAAGATAAAGCAATCAAAAAAATAGTTAACAATTGTCCAGATTTTAAAGAGTTGTTAGAACACTATTACGATTGCGACGAAGCTAAAGCTAGGTTTTTAAAAGAACACACTAAAATATAAGTCTTTTTAGTGCCTAAGCGACTATTTACATGTGATATGCTAATTAATCTAATGCATTAGGAGTTTAACTATGGCTAGAAAGAGAAAGAGAACTAAAAAGTCCAACAAGGCTGTACTCACCGAGGCAAAGACAGAAGATAAAACGCTTCTCAACGAAGCAACAATTCGTCGTTTTCAAAAATTGGCAAATATGAATGTTTTGTCGGAGTTAGACAAAACCGGTGAAGAATATGTACAAACCGATCCAACGGTATTTACCAAAGGTAAGAAAACAACTGGCGGCAGTGAATCTGGTCTTAAGAAAACCGGTGAAGAATATACAGAAAAGAAAGGAACGGAAACAACTGCTCAACCGGTCAAGGAACAATTGGGCGAAGAGGAAATGGAAGAAGAGCTACCCCCTCCCATGGAAGGCGAAGGGGAAGAGGACCTAGGCGAACTTGAAGATCTCGAGGGCCTCGAAGGTGAAGTGGACGAAGGAACCGTCGAAGACCTGGTGTCTGCAATTGCTGATGCTATTACAGATACAACCGGAATTCCAGTCAATGTTGAAGGAGAAGGCGGGGGTGAAGAGGAACTCGAAGATCTCGAGGGCCTTGAAGGCGAAGAAGAGCTGCCTCCTCCCGACATGGGAATGGGAGAGGAAGAAGGACTTGAAGGACTTGAAGAAGGTCAAAGGGCTAAGCAGCTTAAAAACTACCTCATCTCTGAAGTGTCCAACAGGATTAAAGCAAGAGTTTACTACGCACAGCAGCAGCAACAAGTTATGCAGGAACAAGCATACCGCGAGCGTGCTTACTACGCACAGCAGCAACAGCGAGCCTTGTATGAACAACAACGTCGCCAATCCGTCGCGGGCCATGAAGACAGAAAACAGCAGCTAGCAGAATCTCTTGCGGATCGCATCTTTACCAAGCTGAAAGGTAAAAAACAAAAAAAGTAAGGTGTAACACATAAGGAGGCAGAGGATGTCAGCCATGTCTCTTAAAGAATTACAACACCTTAAGAAAAGAGGAGCGATCCTGAAGCACATTCAGGATCGAGTTCCGAACTTTAAGATAGTGCAAAAAAAAGACAACCTCTTAATGAAAGCACTATCTTTTTTTCTGTTTTTCAACAAGAGGTTCATGACAGGCCAGATCACAACGATATATCCAAATATCTATGTTCCAAGTTGGTGGGGCCGCCGCCATAAAAAATGGAACAGCATAGAATTAGAGACATTAGCTCATGAGTATATACACCTTTATGATAGAAAGAGACTTGGCTGGCTTTTCAACGTTCTTTATCTATCGCCGCAGATATTTGCTCTACTAGCATTTGGGGCAATTTGGAACTTGTGGTGGCTATCATGTCTATTGTTTTTATTACCTTTACCAAGTCCGGGCCGCACTTGGCTTGAGTTCAGGGCACATAAAGTTGGTTTGTTAGTCAGATACTGGATATTGTGTGATTATAAAAACAAAACTGAAGAAAAGTATTGGAATTTTATTAATAGAGATGGAGTTGGTTGGGTTGTAAAACAATTTTCCTCAAGTGTTTGTTATTATATGTTCCCCTTTGAAGGTTTTCTTAGAAAATGCTTTATAAACTCTTTAAAAGATGTTAAAATAAACAATAAATTATCTTTTGAAGAGAACGAAATAAAAAATATACTTTTGGATTGATATATGTTAGAACAATATAACGAAGTGCTTTGGTTTTTTGCTGGCGTATTCTCGTATAGAGTTTTGTCTGGTATGCTCACATATGGTCATATGGCAAACCTTGTTAAGTCAATTAACGAGCAAATTTTGATAATGTTAAAGTTCGCTGTCGAAGAAATTGGGTTTGTGAGAGGGATAAAATATGTTACCATGTCGGAAGCTGGAATGGACGACGATCAAATAAACAAAATAAAAGTTGTAGACGACAAGTCTTTTTATGTTTGGCGCAGTTCCTGCATAGCCAACATGTTAACCAGCTGTCCAAAGATTTATAGGTACACGATGAACTATTCGGACTGGGATGGGGCAATAAAGGAATTGGAGAAAATCTATAAAAGAGAAATCAACAAAGGAAAAGGTTATAAAATTGAAAAATGAAAAGGAAAAAACACCGGAATCAGAGGAAGAAAACAAAGAGGAGTTAGATCCATCGATTTTATTTTTGAATTCTCCTTTTGAGGTGGGAGATTCAGATCCAATGTCCAAGCTCCGCGTCTTGAGTTTATATGGCGAGGTCTCGGAAGAACGAACAGCTGAGTTAATTTATTCAATGCTTTATTTGAAGGAAACAGGTATGCCTCCCCCTCCTGAAGAAGGTGAAAAACCAGAACAGTGTGAACCGTTCAAATTGATAATTTCTACATATGGAGGTTCAGCAGCAGAAATGTTTTCCATGTATGATGTTATGCGCATGGTTCGTGGTGAATGCGAAATTCATACAATGGGCTTGGGAAAAGTCATGTCAGCTGGTGTACTATTGTTAGCCGCTGGAACAAAAGGTAAAAGAAAAATTGGTAAAAACTGTAGAATCATGCTGCATAGTGTTGTGGGTTCAAGTCACGGTTCCATCGACAACTTGGAAAACGAGATGGACGAAATAAAATGGTTGCAAGATCAGCATGTCAAGTGTCTCATCGACGAAACAAAGATGACGAAACGTTATATCAAAAAACTTTTGAATAAAAAAGTAAATGTATACTTGACAGCAGAAGAGGCAATTGAATTAGGGATAGCCGATATTATCATTTGATAACTATTTATAATCATGACGTTAGAAGAAAACATAGAAAGATATTTCAAAGGGAATAAAGAACCGTCTTTTAATTTCGATTCTCTTGTTGCACTAGTCGAGCGTGTAGAGATTCTCGCAGGTATGAAGAAAAAGAAGACTAGCCTCCTCGAGGCCACGGCAAAACCCGGAGAGAATCAGTCTATCGAGCTGGTCTGGGAAGGAATTCCATTCTTGTCTGCAGACGAACTAGGATGGGGCAAGGCCAGTACTTCAGCCGGCGCCAACCCCGCGGACTCAAGACAACAGATTCAGCGGTTTTTAAGCCAAATTGGCGCCCGGAGATATGATATTAAATCCAAGCTAAGGTACTTGGAAGCCTTCTTTTCCAAGTCAGAGAAAACAGGCGCATCAAAACAGAATTTAAAAAGGGCCGGCGTCAACTTGGATGATCCCAGGCAATCAATTGCAAAGATCTTAAGTTACCTGACCTTTTATAAAACATTGACAATGATCCTCCAACGTTTTAATGCTTCCTCCGCTGGTTTTACTTTTGAATCTTTCATTGCAGTTTTGCTTGGCGGCGAACAAATCCCGACCGGCAGTAAGACAATCGCCGATTTAACTTCTAAGACTGGTAAACCAATTAGTCTTAAGCTGCTCGACGAAAAGAAAAATGCAGTTAAGGGCTCATTCCGCGAGTTGGTAAATGATCTAGCAGGCGCGGGCACGACTAAAAAAGAAAGTATGGAATATATTGTTGTCTTGAAAGATCTTGAGGGAGAAGGTACAGAAGTCGAGGGCGTAATTAAGTTTTTTAGATTTTACTTTACCTACGATTCGATCCTGCATTATTTAGGTCAAATGGGCGGCGAAAAAGCAGATTACTTGAGACTTCCAGTAGCTATTGTGCAAGGCGGCGAAGAGGAAGCGATAGAAGGTGTATTACCCTTTGGTGAATATTTTCTAGAACATTTTGACGAGATTTTAAATACAACATTGGAAACCGTAGCACCACCAAAAGAGGGCTGGACTGAAAGTGTCGGTGAGGCTGTACTGAGCGGCTTTGAACAAGACACCGGAAGTATGAAACTCTTTAACAAAGGCAGCAGAGAAAAACTGATCCTCGATATTCTGGGGGTCGAGTCAACTCCTGAATCTCGCTCTGCTATAGTCCCATATTTACAAGCGCAGAATGGAGTCCGGGCAACGCTGTTCGATCTTTATCGTGAATTGATGTCGCAGCACAAAGCGGCAACAAAAGAACGAAAAGTGGCTCATAAAACCGTCGGCAATTATGCTTCTATTGAAGAGTCTCTGGCTTATATGAATCAAGTCAAGCAAGAAAGTGGGGAAGATGCATTTTGGGACATCATGACAAAGACGTACGGGTACCGAAGCAAAGGCGAATGGATCCTTTATAAGAGCGCCATTGAAAACGAACCGCCAGAGACAAAAGAGCAGGCTTATCTCGGCCGTTTGTTTATTGGTTCACAAGCGGTAGAGGCGATGGCCAATATGTGTCGCGACGTCATCAACGACAAAGTCTTTGAAATCTTTAAAGAACTTAGAATATTGACTGACAGATTGCGCGCTTATTTTGCTGAGGGCATGGAGAATCAAGTTGCAACTGAAGCAATCGATTCTTCCCATAGAATTGGTGAAAAAACCAAGAAAGTTTCAGAGGAAATTTCGGCGCCAGCTGAAAAAATTTAAACTTTACATTTTTTGAAAAACATGTATAATACATAATATGAGTAAAGAATTTGATTCTGGATCGTCTTTACATAAAAAAGTATTAGACGGCGTTAACATTTTAGCTGATAACGTAGCTTCCACTTTAGGCCCGCGAGGCAGAAATGTGATACTACACAAAAAAGGTACAGCACCTATCATTACAAAGGACGGCGTCACCATCGCGCAGTTTGTAGATTTGGAAGATCCATTTGAAAATGCTGGCGTACAGATACTTAAACAGGCATCCGCACAAACAAATATGGACGCAGGAGATGGAACTACAACAGCGACAGTGTTGGCTCGCGAGATCCTGGTTCACGCACAAAGATACTTGGTTGCTGGACACTCTCCGATAGAATTAAAAAGAGGCATTGACAAAACCGTTTCCGCAATTGTGGTCAACCTTGAAAGCGCTTCCGTCCCTATAATGAGCGAGGATGATATAGCCCACATTGCGACCATCTCTGCTAACGGCGACAAGTCTATAGGAAAACTTATAGCCACAGCTGTTGATAAGGTGGGAAAGGATGGTTCAATTACAATAGAAGAAGCCAGGTCAATAGAAACTTCTCTTGACCTTGTCGAAGGGTTTAGATTCGATTCAGGATATTTATCTCCTCAATTTATCAACGATGAACGGAGAGGGACGGCTAGGTACACAGAGCCATTGGTACTTGTTGTGGACGCGACCATCGAATTGGTTGAGGACTTACTACCAATACTTGAAGTAGTTTCAAGGGAGAACAGACCATTTGTCATTGTGGCTGAGAATATCGAAGGACAGGCATTAGCGGCATTAATTATGAATGCTATCCGCGGCACAATGAAAATTGTGGGTGTTAAGGCGCCTAGGTATGGCGAAGAGAGGAGAAATATAATGAAAGATCTTGCCGTTTCTGTTGGCGCTTTTTTTGTATCAAAAGAAACCGGATTAAAACTTAAAGACGTCAAACTCGAACACTTGGGTGTTGCAAAAACTATTGAAGTTGTCAAAAATTTGACAACCGTTGTCGGAGGGGCTGGAGATGCTGACGAAGTTGATGACAGAATTGATTTGCTGAAAGCGGAACTTGAGCAAACAGAGTCTTTGTACGAGTGTGAAAGAATCCAAGAAAGGATCACAAGACTTGTTAGTGGCGTAGCTATTATTAGAGTTGGCGGCTCTACTGAAGTGGAAATGATAGAGAAGAGACATAGGATTGAAGATGCCTTGGAAGCCGTCCGTTCAGCGCAATTGGAAGGTGTCGTACCGGGCGGCGGAGTTGCGTTACTCAACGCTTCGAAAAACCTAGAGGTAGAGTTTGAAAATGAAGAACAAGAAGTTGGCATGAAGATTGTATGCGAAGCAGTGAAAGCACCGATAAAGCAAATGGCACTAAATGCTGGCGAGTCTCCTGATGTGATATTAAGTACGATTGAACACGAGGTAGAAGGCTATGGATTTGATTTTGCAAAAGGGGAAGTGGTTAACATGCTAGAAAACGGAATTATTGATCCTGCGAAGGTAACAAGGCTGGCTCTTCAAAACGCAGCGTCAGTTTCTTCTGTTTTGTTGACTACAAACCATGCAATTATAGAGATTTAGCTCTTGGTCCTACTATTTAAAGTACATGCTTTTAATGCGTTGGAACCAGGAAAATGGATGATAATACAACATTGGTGGCGGAAGTGCTTGAATTAAATGGCAAACTTGAAAGAATGATGGATGGCATCGAAGCTGTTAAGGAAAAGCAGAATGAGATGGCTGATGGCATAGATAAGATTAAGGAGGCCGTTTATAACCCAGATGAGGGGATTTATGCAAGGATTAGAGAATTGGAACGTTGGAAACATACTCATTCTAAAATGATATGGATGATTATCGGTAGCACAGTTATTTTGATAACAAGGGCACTTTGGCTCACAATGGGTGGTACCGGATGAAAGGGCGTCGACGATGTTGTATAAACCATATAAAAAAAAGAATAAATTAATTCAAGAGCCTGGTGTTGAACCTCGCATTAAAAAGCTTTTAGAAGAATCTAATGTCTCGGAGACAACAAGATTATTTTTAAAATCTTTGCAGACTTATTATCAGGAACATGGCGGCCTTACAAGAAGACAGCTTAGAGCACTAAAAGATATAGAGTTTATAAACTTAGAAAAAGGCTCCGAAAGACATAGCAAGTGGGCGAAAGAATACCTTGAAAATAAGAAGCCGATTGCAAAAATATGCGCAAAATATTATAAGGCCAACCCTCCATACTTTGCCAATCTGGCGGAGAAAATCTTAAACGATGATAAGTTTGTTCCTGTCAAAACTCAGTACTTGTCGTTGTGTGAAAACAAATATGCAAAAAAAGTATTGAGTTCTACTTTTTCAGAGCCCGTGTTTGAAGTTGGCGAGCTAGTGCAAGGAAGAACAAACGCCCCTGAAGATATTAAAAATAAAATTGCGGTTGTAGTTGAAGTTAATGAAAGGCCGGTTGTTCGAGCCGCAAAAGGAACAAAGCCTTATTCAATCTTACCGGTAGGCGAAGAAAGATCAGTGGAGTGCGAAGAGAGGCACTTGAAAAAAATAAAAAAGTCTTGACAAATTTTTTATAGTGTAGTATAGTAGTGTATGGAGGTATAGTACAGTGAGAGTTGGTATAACTTACAACGTTGAAGTGGAAGAAGTTCCTAAAGTGATAACTGATTTGTTGCGCAATGTCACAAAGGAATTAAGAATAGACGCGCTTGAGTCTCTAGAGAGAGCAATGAGGTGCTTAGAAAGCTCTAACGTAAAAAAAGTGATGGAAGGCGCGCGAGATATGGACAAAGCAAGAAGAGCTTTAACAAAAGTGGATCTTGCTTTGTCTGATTACATTAGTATTTTGGAGGGATACCTTGGATTGTTTCTAGAACAAGAAAAAAAGTCGGCTGACCCTTTAAATGAAAAAGAAGTTGAAGAGCCCACTGTGGAGGAAGCCAATGAATAGCTTTAAAAAAGGCGACCTGGCTTTTATTCCATCTGATTTGACACTTTTGCAGTTTGCCGACAAGACCAGTGTTAAAAAGTTCATCAAAACTAAAGCCCCATCGTCCGCTATGATTGTGGAGAATGAGACACATAGCCCGTACTGTTCTATTCTATACAACGGGGAACGATGGTATGTGCCCAAAATAGACATTTATCCGATACCAGGAGGCAAAGGCGATGGTTAAATTTATTGAAGTTTATGAAGCAACGAAAACACATACAAAAAATACACAGAGGAACTTTTCCCTGCGAGAAGTGTTTATAAACCCCCAGCACGTTGTTTGTGTTAGATCGGATCCCACTTTTAAAAGAAAGTTGTTGGAAGGATCGCTTCCGGAAGGCCTTGATAATAAACAAGAATTCAGTCGAGTTTATATGAATCGCGGCCAGGCAGGATTAGATGTTGTCGTCATCGGCAACCCAGCCGTAATTGAAGAAAAGCTCAATGTTAGAAACAAGAAAATTTTAAAAGGTTAATTTATCATGGCCAACGATTTGCCAACTCACATCAGTATGTCTCGGGACACGTGCAAACAACAAATTCTTGAAGCTAAATCAACGAGAGAATTGTTAAAGTTTTTAATAACTGAAAATGCCGCCGATGAAAAAATGTGGAAAAGCTCACTTGTACCTCTCTTATGTGAGTATTACAGCACCCTAAACCAGTATGTAAAACTGCTATTAGAAATTTTCGCTTCTGCAGATCGCAGCCCAGAAGATCCTGAGGTTTTAAAAATAAAGCCACGGTATGCAGATCTCTTAAGATCGCAAGCGAGCTTAATGTTGTTAAACGATCATGATTTGCTTTATAAATATAGAATTTCTTTGACTGTTCACTGATGCTTTTAATGGTGCATTACGACAGACAGTCATATGAAGAACTTCGTGAAAATATACTTTTTTTGAAAAAGGGTCTTGACTTTTGGTACAAAGTTATTATATTATCAATTAGAAACCTATTAACTAAAAGGAGATATTAATATGGGTAATTTACTTGCACGACGCACTTTTACAGATCCGTTTGACGACTTCATGAAGGATCTTTTTCCGACGTCACTTTTTACGGACTCTAGACTTCCACGACTGTCTAACCGCTCACTGGAACCAGTAGCTGATGTGTACGAAACCGACGATTCTCACGTTGCTGAACTTGCTGTACCAGGCCTGCAAAAGGAAAACCTTTCAGCAAGATTGGAAAACAGAGTTCTTACAGTTTCATATTCATCTGGAGGTACTTCGGAGGAGAAAAATAGTCGCAGACATCATTTCAGTTCTTTCACTCGTTCGTGGACTGTGCCAGAAGGTACGACGGCTAAAAGCGTTAATGCAGAATACAAGGATGGAATTCTCACTATTAGTGTAAAAAAACCTGAGGTGGAACGTATTCCCGTTCAAACAATCGACATTAAATAATGTAATTTAAAACACACTATTTAGAAAAAGACCCTTGTAAGGGTCTTTTTTGTATTTTGATTGTAAAAACAACTAATTATAATGATACAATAAATAAGGGGTTTTTAATGAACGTGAATAGACAGCAGTTAACAGAGATTGCGAAAAAAGAAGTTTTTAAAACGAAAATTAAAAGTATACTTCTCGAGCAAGAGACGATCCCGCCAGAACAGCTTGTACCTATGGTTCAACAAGCCCTCGAGATCGTGGTTGGCACTCAACAGGCCGCCCAGGCTATTGGAGGGGCCATGGAAGGGCTGCAGGCGGCCATGGAAGGGCTGCAGAGTACTCCGCTGGCACAGGATATATTACTGCAGCTTATGCAGCATTTTCAGATCGAGCAAGCGCAACAAGCGCAGGTAGCATCTCAAGAACAAAAACAAGAAAAGGAACAAAACCGCCTGGAGACGCAAGCAGAGATTAGCGAATCGCTCGAGCAAAATATTGATAATGTGCTCGGGGATTCTTTGTTTGTAGAAAATTCAATACTTCAAGAACAAGATCTTGAAGTATTTGAAACAGAAGCACATTTTGTGGTTGGTAAAACAGTTAATTACGAACATATTTTCACTAGAATTAGAGCTATTGAAGGGGTTACAGTCGTATCTATTCAGAGTACAGCACAGGAAATAGGACCATCGCTGGACAGGTTGTTTCTCAATATTAAATATCTTAAGGGTGCTAGACCATCACAGTACTTTTTGTCCCTTTTAAAACGCGCCCTGTTAAGAATTTCCGGAGTAAAAAGCGTGAGATTTGTAGCAACAAGAAAGCTTGGCCAGCAAGAGATATAAAAGGATATAAATCTTGACAAACTTTTTTAAAAAATGGCGAGAATATATAAACGAAGAACCTGTACAGTCGACAGGTGAACGTTCACTGTTAAACGAAGAGCGTTTGGACGGCACTTTGATGTTGAACGAAATTAGCCAGCAAAGAGCGGAAAAGGTTATGGCCATACTGTATAATAACACTGATACAGATAAATCACTGTCGTTTAGCAAACTGTTTGGAGGTGCTCTTCGTGCCTCCGAGCCCATGAGAACACAAGCAGAGGGCCCGGTTGGAGATATCATAACGCTTTTTCAAAATTTTGGATTCGATGTAGATTTGGGAGAAGGCACAATATCAAGGACAGACACGATTAACTATGATGAAATAGCAATGAATATCTTTAATGGCATGCTCAAGAATCGATCTTCTGATAGTCTAAGAAATAAAGTAAAGCTTTTAGCAGACACGTTTAATGAGGGACCATATGCTATGGATTCGAATCGTATTGGAAAAATGTTTTTCGGTTTTAACCAAAGCAACCATTCGCTTCCTGAGCGACTAGCCAAGCCAGAAGCATTTCAGCACAGTGGTCTGGAAGGGCGGGTCGTGGTTGAGAAGCTGAAGGACGGCCGTTCGAGGGAAGACGCCGCCCATACATACGTTCCGTGGCTAAGAAAATCAATCGAAAAAGTTATCACTGATTCTGCTATATCAAAAGCAAACATGACGCGCACAATTGATGATCGATCCAGAACAGGCCCCGAAGCCAGCCGCGATTACGCCCTCCAGTGGGTCCACCCAGAAATTGGAGATCTTAGAACTGAGCTTTTTGAACAAGAGGATCTCCAAGAAGTGATAAATATCATGTTAGCCGTTGCCGACAAAGCTCCTCCACCAGGCACGGAGAAAACTACAAAGCTTAAGATTGGTAAGGCGCTTGAAAAAATTCATGGCTTCGCGAATAAGATAGAACAACTTTTGGATAGGGCCAGGGCAAATCCTGGAGAAGCTAGCCCTGAAGAGTTAGCAGTCATGCCCGGGCAGGTTTGGGATCCAGACTTAGCTTCGCACAATTTTCAAGAGATCCGTTTCCTCAAAGACGCAGATTGGTTTGGTGAAGCCCGGGCCATACTTAAACAACTCAGCAACCTATTACCTTATAGCGACGGCTTCCCTTCTCAAGGTTTAATTGAAAAGGGCAAGGAAAGCGAGTGGATACAGAAAGATCTGTTAAACTTTTGGAATAGAAAATCTCAGTTTTATAGAGAAAATCCCGACGAGGCATATGGCTCACCATATACAATAATCTTTTCTCGCCACCCTATTGACGTCGTTCGTATGAGTGATTTTGCCGCCATCTCGTCTTGCCACTCTGAAACTGGCAATTACTTTCATTGTGCTATTGCTGAAGCCAAAGGCCATGGCCCAATTGCATACGTGGTAAGAACTGATCAGCTTGAAGCTGAGCTTGAACGTCATGGCGTCGAGAATATTAACGAACTAGACGACGAAGAAATCTTTAACGATCCTGAACGTAATGTTCGAGGCATTGAACCCATTTCCAGAATTCGCCTTCGTAAACTCGTGAATATTAAAGGAGATTATGAGTTAGCAGTCCCGGAATCCCGGGTGTACGGGAAGAAATTTCCCGGCTTTATGGATGCCGTGCAAGGCTGGGCAAGAGAGCGACAAATAGACAGGTTTCGAGATCCAGAGGATCCCGACGGGCGGCTCCTTTTTCCGGAAAAAGATGAGTTTGCCATGCATGGGGGTTCTTATACAGACACTTCCGGAGGTAAGATGCTAAAGAACTTTTTCGAACCGTATTTGAAGCCTGGAGATGATGTGACATATACCTATCAAGGGAATGTGAGATGGGAAGGTGTCGAGAACGAGGAAGAAGATACCACCATGCAAGAAATATATGATGAGTGGGTTCATGCATGCGCGAACCTCCAGGATAGTGCTGACTACCAATTAGAATACTCTGAAGTTGAACACTATGTGGAAGCCGATGCAGGCTTCGATGGCGAACCCTCTGTCGGTTTTAGTGGTAAAATTCTGATGGAGTTCAAGGATGTGCAGAGGGGCTTTGATTACAAGGAGGACGTTGCCCCGGCCGCAAGGGCCTTCGCCGGCCCAAACGAGAAGCAAGAGGTCGAAAAAGACATAGAAGAAATTTTAGATAGCCAACACAGCGTACATCCGGACGATATAAATATTAGAGTTGCCACGCATATTGAACATGTAGCCCGTCAACTGCAGGATGTACTCGGGGAAGAGGTACAAGATCGCTCCTTCGCTGCATCGTTTAACGAGCCTCAAAGAGTTGACTCTTACAATCAGGATTTCGGAATACCAGAGCCGGAGGGACCACCAACCGTCCCAAAAGAAGTTAAAAGGTTTTACATTGAAGGCCCCTACGAGTATGCTGCCAACGACTACGCCAATACACCCGAAGGCTTCAGCGACTTCATAGATTACATGAAAGAACAGGATGCAAACATGGAGGCGGCCAAAGAAAGTGTAAGGAAATATCTTAAGGGAAAGGGGTTTTTAGCTAAGACTGAAATTGATAAATATGCAGAGGAGTTTCAAGACGAGACAGAGGCCTTCAAGAACTTTGACTGGGATTACGACGAAGGCTACCTCACCGTAAATACTAAACCTCCAGGACTATATCTAGGAGTTGTCAACCCTGATTTGGACACAATATCTGATTTTTGGATGGATGGCACATTCCAGACTGCCAGAAAGAAACTTTATGATGAGTACGGAGGAGATATTCTTTTCGGACCTGGCTTTCAGGGAGCGATAGAGAGTGGTCTTAGAGAAGTAATTGCTGCTGCACAAAAGGAGGCACGGAGACAACTAGAATTAGATCTAGACGACGAAAAGGAAGCGACATCGGACTGGGGATCCAGCCCCTCTGGCAATGAGTATATGAGTTTTGAGCATGCTGACGTTAAAATCCACACCGACAAAAAGTCGGATGGTTACGAGCATATATATGATGCACATCTGAGCATAACATTCAAATTCTCCACTAAGACTCCCAAAGAAGAATTGAAAGCAGCTATTGAGTTTATCAAAGTGTTGGATCACCAATACATACCGCAAATTGTCGACGTTGCGCAAGATTTACTAGCCCGCATGCAACATGCACACAAAGCGATTATGGCTGAAACCAACGAAAAATCGCAGGACATCTCCTCAAAATCTGTCGAAGAGCTAGTAGCCTTCGCCATAAACTTGGAGGATAAAGAAACACGCACAGGCCGAATAAGACAGTGGGGAATTCAACCTAATCTTGAAAAGAATGTTAATATCGAACGTGAACTTCGAGTACCTGCTCACGGCGGAAGGCGAAGCTTCAGTCCTAAATTTTGGGCAGAACTAGCGACAACACAAGAAGATACAATCATTGTTAACGTAATGAGTCGCACTACCAATCAATGGGTTGGTGAAGAAGTACCAGTGACCCCTCTCGCGCAAGCATATGCCGCACAGATGTTGAGATTCATTTATGCTAGCATGCAGCACGGGATCAGCGTACAAGATTTTTCCGAGACACTGGGATTTAAATTTGAAAAGGATGTGTTAGAGTCCGGTACCGGCCGAAGCTGGAAAACAACCTATGGTCGCATAGAAGAATCAACGATAAGAAACATTATCAAGGTGCTGATCAGCGAGAGATTAAGGAGGGAAAACTAAGATGTGTTTAATCTGTATTGATCTTGCAAGAGAGAAGCTTACCGCAGCAGAAGCCTTTAGAAATTTGGGGGAGATGTGGGAAGAGATGGACGAGGAACACCTTATGAAACTAGCGCACAAGATTTACGATCTTGAACAGAAAGAGAGAATAGAAAAGAGGAAAAATGAAGAGAATTCTTAAAACTTGGAGGAAGTTTTTGATTGAAGAAAAGGGTAAAAAATTTAAAGCAGCGATGGCTGTGGTGCTCAACGATAAAGGAGAGGCATTGATTTTGAAAAGATCGGCGGGCCCACACTGGATGCCTGGTAAGTGGGCTTTACCAGGAGGTCACATAGAGAAAGGGGAAACTTCGGCTGAAGCTGCAAGACGAGAAACAAAAGAGGAAACAAATTTAAATCTTAATGACATGAACGAATTAGACGAAAGAGAACAAGTTAAACTATATTACACGGATTCATTTTCCGGAGACGTAGAAATTGACTTCGAGCACACAGATTGGGCTTGGGTTTCTTATGAGGAACTAGATAGTTATGATGTAACACCCAATTTAAAAGGCGACATCAAGTTGGCTTTGGAAAAGAAAAATCAGGAGAGTGAAAATGAAGTGTAAAATTTGTAAACAGGACGCGGACTTTGTTGTCCAATGGGGCCCGAAAGCAGAGAATAAAGAGTGTGCTTGTGAGAGGCATATTGGAGATATACTTAATGCTGTAAACGCAGGAGAGATGTGGGTTGCAAAGGTGCAAAAAGCGTGAAACTTATAATGGAAAATTGGCACAAATATCTCTCCGAAGAGGAAGAACGAAATTCTGAAGGCATGTCTGAAGAAGAAGTTCAATCTATTGTGAATAGAGTATATCCACAAATATTAAAGGACAGAGGCATACCCATACGAGAAGGGAAACCAAGTAAACCAAGTGTAGAGCTATATACAGACATTTATGCACGTTACAGTGACACACCAGGAATGGAAGGAGAAGTAAGCGGAGAAGCAAAAGCAGAATTTGTTGATAAAGATAATGCAATCTATGTTTATCATCCTAACATGGAGAATGAAGAAGATGTTATCAGATCTCTTCTACACGAATTTGAACACGCGCATCAAGACCCAAAGGAATATGAGAAGTTTAGAGAAGCAGGGTTTGATGGCTTGGATAATCCATATGAAAAAGCAGCTAGAAAGGCTGAAGAAACGTGGAAAGATTATTTAGTAGATTGGACAGGAGAACCACCACAATGAAACTCCTATTTGAAAATTGGCGTAAGCACTTGAAAGAGGGTAGTGGCAAGACTGTCCTTTACCACTCCACCCCCCCATATCAAGCGGAGGCAATAGAGGCGAATGGTATAAAGGCTGGCTCTGAAGGAGTTGGATTTATGATAGGCGGTAATTGGGCTGACGAAGTTTATGGTACTCGTCCTATATATTTGTCTGCCAAACCTGGCGAAGGTGGCGGCAGGGAATATGAGGGAACAATATTCGAGGTAGACGCGACTGGGCTCGAGCTTTACCCTGATCTCCCTACGCTTGTGGACTATGGGGCTTATACTGAGGAAGATGGCATGTGGTGGGATTATGACGAGGTGCCACCAGAGATGGAGAACGTTGTTGATAGTGATGGTTTCATAGAGTTTGAGGAGTTTTTAGATCCCGATTCCCCAGCAAGAGGTGCTGCGATTCACCTTACCGGAACTGCTGTTGTGTTAGAGGACATACCACCTGAAAGAATAAGGAGACTGTCGTGAAACTCCTATTTGAAAACTGGCGAGGGTACTTGAAAGAGGCCATAGAGGACACGTCGAATACAATTTTTTTGGTGCGTTCAAAATGGGGTGTTAAAAACAAAAAATGGGATCACGTTGGATTCCTTTTAAAAAACGGAGAAATGAAAGACATGTCAGGACATAGGTCTGAAAATTCACCACCGATTATTAGTACCTGGGAAGAACTACGCAACGATCCTCCATTTGCACATTTACCAGAAACATCAGAAAAAGCAGAACACAAAGATTTGTATAGGACAATAAAATTAGAAAAAGAAGTGAATGTGCCGGATGGGATTGCTTGCAGATATGATGATCCCAGCAACAAGGCTGAAAATTGTGGCTCTTTTGTTAAAAACGTTTTATATAACAGCGGCATTGATCCGAGCTTTATTAAAAATGTGCCGGGGATAATGGTTTGAAACTCCTATTTGAAAATTGGCGAGGGTATTTGAAAGAAGCTTACGGCACTCAAACCACTTGGGACGACGTCCACATTGAGGATGTTTGGAATATTATAGGAAGAAGTTGTGAGGAAGGCAGCAGAGAATGTATACCATTTAAACCATCAGTTCTAAAGTCAAAGTTAAAACACAAACCCAGCGTAACTTTAGATCCAGAAAGAATTAAAGGCGCTTCGTTGGCATATCCATTAATCGTAGTGGTTAACCGCGATACAGGAGAATACCAATATATCATGGATGGGAATCATCGATTCGCAAGGGCTATACAATCAGATGCTGAGATTCAAGTTAAAGAATTATATACAGACGAATATAATCAATTATTTGGAGGTACACCATGAAGTTTCTATTTGAAAATTGGAAAAGATATCTAAAGGAAGGCAACGTTGTCAGAGGTCCATGGGCTGGAACACCAAGCCCTATTCAATTCGATTTTGATGGCCTTGTTGATGAACTGGAAGAAATAATAGGTTCAAGATTAGAAGATCTGCACGGACAGTCCCCGATAGATATCCCTCCAGAAAAACTCGAGCATCTGGGGCATATTAAGGAAGTAGTAAAGAACAGGTTGAGAGACGAACTCGTTAAGCTTTTCGATCCAGAGTATGAATATAGAGGAGATGATTAATCATGGCGAAAATTAAAGGCTTACATGCCACTTTAATAAAAGAACAGTTTGAAAAGGCTTTCAAGAAAAAAGGTTATGCTTTTTTTGATGGCAAGAAGAAATATAATTTAAATATCATCGGAGTTAGAAACGATTCTCACGACTCGTCTAAATTTGATGACACACTCCTTGTAATTTACAGGGACGACGAAAAAGAGTGGGAGGTATTAACATATGAAGTTACCACTGAACCTGGACCAGCAATTCTAAGAAGGCCGATTAATCCGGATGGCACAGCAATCCTTGTACCAGGTCAATATCGCGGAGTGTACCAGGTTGGATTGCACGGAGGTTCATACCGACACACAGCTTTGGTCCAAAGGAATGGTACCGTTAAAGTTTATAGGGATCAAAATAAGAATAGCACTATGGAGATTGACGAGCACACACTGATACAGGAAGGATTATTTGGTATCAACATACACAGGCACTCCAAGCCTGACGAGAGAGATTATGTCAGAGGCGTCTCTGCTGGTTGTCAGGTGTTCAGGGATTCCAGACAATTTGCTCAGTTTTTAGAAGTCTGCAATATATCGGCAGACAAATACGGAAACGCTTTTACTTATACTTTAATTGAAGAAGGAGATTTATCATGAAGAAACTATTTGAGAACTGGAAAAGGTTTTTAAACGAAGAAGAGCTTGTTGAGGCACCCGGTCATGACTGTGCTAAACACGTTAAAGAGAATGCGACCGGTCGAGAAGGCCGCTGCGTCTTTCATAACTGGAATGAGACACTTCAGGAGGTAACAGCTTACGACGTGGACTTTGGCGGTGAGATTGTAAAGAATATCCCTGTTGTTGACCTTACGATTTTAGAAGCCAGTCTCAAAGAAGAACACGCTGGCCACATTGCAAAGAGGGACGATACAGATGAAGAGACTGAATAGAATAACCTTGCGTGGCTCCACGCTTGCATCAAAAGATTACTTAAAGGTGCATAAAATCATTCTCACCAATAGCGCACCAAAGCTTTTTTATAAAGTTTTGTTACCCTATTTGTTACTTGCAAGTTCTGTTGGGTTTTTAATTGGTTCGAATCTACATCTTTTAGACTATTTATGTTAAGGAAAGGACAACACAATGAAACTAACCAAACCACAATTAGTTGAGATTATTAAAAAAGAGTTGAACGCTCTGCTTAACGAAGCCGAGCAGCCGGAGGAACAGCCGCCGCCTGGCATGCCTGAGTTTATTCTCGAAAGACCGATTACTGGCATGGATGCAAAAATGTCTTACATGTTGTTTGCCCGGATGATTCAGTCGGGCGGTCTTGGGCCGAACCCGCCAAGAAACATGGAAGAATTAGAAGATGCTTACGACGAACTTCATAAGATGACGAACCCAGACGATAGGAGGCCTCTCAACCCGAGATGGCGCCCAGTATGAAACTTTTACTTGAAAACTGGCGGAAGTACATGAATGAGGAAGTTGAAAGAGTCGGTGATTATACAATTATTACGAGAAGGGATGGCAAAATTGTACTTTCATCTAAAGAAGTTTTCGATCACATTGGCACTCACGGCGATTATGGAGTTGGCTCTGTTTTCTCGGGCGCGATCACGCCAGAGATGATTATAGATTTTATTGAGAATAGAGCAAACCTTTCAGATGCCGGCGGGTTTGTATCGGGTGATTTCCCTGGTGGTGGTTATGAGCTTGTAAAGCCAATGTCTTGGGTGAGAGAAAATATACCAGACGCTCAGTTTACTACCACTAAAAAGCAGGAGTTTAATAGAGAAGCGGGAAAAATGGTTGATGTGCCTGTTTTGGCAGTTAAAACAAACATGCCGGTACAGGAATTTGCTACTTCCGAAACCTCAGTTGGAATCTTTAAGTACGACCCATCACGCTCTTCCTCGGAACAAAATAATTTTATTGATAGTAATCAAAAACTGTCCGCAGCTGCCAGCGAGGAAAGACTCTATGCCTTAGCAACTGCTTTTCCGGGCGGATTTGAAATAGAAGGACTCCCGGTACCTAGAGTTACTGAATGGGGCGGCGATGATCCAGAAAGCGCCCAATGGGCTGTTATAATACCTATGGGATAATATATGAAACCACTATTTGAAAATTGGCGAAAGTTCCTTGGTGAGGTTGTTGAACCTGATTTGCCACCAGATGAAGTTGAACCACCCTCCAGAAAAGAATACACAGATCCTCAGGGAGAGATTGTGGGGATAGAAGATCCAGAGTCCGGTATGTCCAGAATCCCCGATGAGCGACCACCACAACCTGGAGAGCATAGATTCGCGGTACAACAAGGAGAAGTTATTGGCGTGGAAGATCCAGAACTAGGAGCATCGATGCCTGTCTCGGAACCAACACAAACTGCGGCAATGCCAAAAGCGCAACTTGATAAACTGGGCAAGGAAATGGTAGGCGTCGAAAGCTCAGACATCGATGACCTCGGCGACGATCCTGGCCCTCCTATGGAATATTTTAAAGATGAACACGGAAAGGATGTTCTTCCCACAGGCAGGTTTCAATCCCTAAGAGAAAAGTGGTTACACGCATATGCTGCAGGAACTAATAGGGAAGTTTGGATCAACTTTTTAAGAAAAACGCGCGCCCAACCCGGTACGTCAGATGAAGTGTTAAACGCCTACTATGAGAAAAATATTTTACCGCGGGCTCGAGAAGCAATACTAAACATGCCGGTGCATCTCACCGATGAGAAGCACTCTGAATATGTAGATGCCCTCTCCGGTAAAAGACGGTCGATGACGCCAGGAATATACTTGAGAAAGTCGATGGGCGAATACGACGCCGATGATGTTTTTTCTCATGAAATGGGCCACGCCATTGACGATAAGCTGGCAAAGCATTTCGTCCGCCCCCACAAGCCTGATGAAAGCGAAGAATATCAAACTGACCGCGAGTACGAAATGTCCATGGATATGTCAGATGACCAGTGGTCTGAGTTAGCCCATATTTTTCCAGACATGGATAATCCGGAGGCCATCGATGCGGCCAGAGCTTGTAAAGAGAAAACCGAAAAGGGCTCCGAAGCGCGCAGTCAATGTCCTGACCCTCACTCGTTCAGATCAGGGGAAATATATTCAAACATAATAGATACACGAAGGCATTTGGGAAGGTTATTTACAGCAGAGGATGTTGCACGACTGGACGATCCTGATATCCTGTGGTTCTATTCAATCAAGGGCGCGTCGAAGGGGAAATGGAGCCAGGAAGCTGATCTGTCTGATGCTCTTCAGAGAAATCTCAAATTGGAGAAAGATCGGCGCCTCAAACAGCTCAAGGACAATTATCGCCCGGGCGATCCCCAGGTGCGTGATCAATATCAAGAAATGAAAAAGAAACTCTACCAAGAAGTGGCAGACCAGCTCAACACAATTGCAGATCTTAGTGCCCCACAAGGCCCAGGCGGCGAAGAAACCATAGACACTGACACGGCGGCTCCCGAGCCTGAGGTGGCGCCTATAGGTTTCGGCGAAGTTAAGAGAAATAATAATTTAAAACCCATTTTCGAAAACTGGCGCGGATTCTTAGAAGAAGATTTAGAGAGTTTTGACAGAGGAACTCTTGAAGCAAAGCATGGACTCAACCCGGAGCTTTGGCGAGAAGAAAGAATTAATCCGCAAATAAAAGAAACTCTATTGCAGATAGCAACTGATTTTTTTGATGGACTAGGGCTCGAAGACGTTGATGTGTTGGATATCGTCGTAACTGGTTCACTAGCTAATTACAACTGGTCGAAATATTCCGATATCGATCTTCATATAATTGTGAATTTTAGTCAAGTAGATGAAAATATAGAATTAGTTCGCAAGTTTTTTAATGCTAGAAAATCTGTGTGGAATCGAACGCACGATATAAAAATCAAAGGCTACGAAGTGGAGGTGTATGTAGAAGATCAACAAGATACTCATTATTCCAGTGGTGTCTATTCTTTGTTACAAGATGGTTGGTCTATTCTTCCCGCAAGACAACAATTTGACTTAGACTGGGAAAACATAACAATAAAAGCAGAGGCCATTATGAGTGAGATTGATGAACTTGAAAAAATACATAATTTAGGCTACTACGAAGAAGTATTGGAAGGTTCAGAAAGAATCAAAAATAAAATTAAAAAACTCAGACAGTCTGGTTTAGAATCTGGTGGAGAATATTCAATAGAGAACTTGGCTTTTAAAGTTTTAAGAAGAACTGATTATATCGGTAGACTTTTAAGATTGAAAGTCAATGCTTACGACAGATCGCTCTCTATCGATGGCGAGTTGTGAAAAAAATAAGTCCTGGCCCGACGCCGGGAGAAATGCGACGACCACTTTATGAAAAGCTTGCGAGAGAAGTACTCGAAGATAGATATGTTAATTTACGCTTGCGGGGCAGCTTTAAAATTGAAGAAGATTTGCGGAGCGATACGACAAAAATTTATTGTGTTGTCGAAGCCACTGGTTCACAAAATAAAAGTACGATGGTTATTGAAGGCAAAGGAAGAGGTTCCATCGACGCGTTTTTTAAATCTATAAAGAAAGAACTGTCTAATGAATATACGTCATTAAATACTTTTAGATTTAAAGAGTTTAATGCTGTCGCAGAGTTGAACAAGAGAAGCACCAAAGCCTCCGGTTCATCGGCTTCCGTTGAAACACTGTTTATCGTTCAAAATGACAGAGGTGAAGATTTAATTTTCAGGGACAAATCAACTTCGGTAAATAAAGCTTCAGTTAAATCGGTGTTAAAAGCTGTGGAATATTTTGTTAACATGGAGAAAGCAGTTAAGTTACTGCACACGGCCATAGAAGATGCAACGAAGAGAAACCGTGGTGACCTTATCAATATTTATACTTTAAAATTAGCTGAACTAGTCATGACCACTTCCTATAACGAAGTTTTAAAAGAAGGAGAATAACTATGATAAAATTAGAAGCTGTGAAGATTGCTAACATTTTAATGGATAACTTTAAAATGCCCGTGGCCCAACGTGGCATGTTTGATTCATATGTTGTGACTGACAAGGACGACAGGAACTTGTTATACATCGGTGCAGGCGGACTAGGATTATATATTGATATTGAAAGTTTAGAGGTTGTAAAAAAAGAAAAGAGGAAAATATTTACAATCGAGGAAATTGAATCACGATCTGGCGGGGAATATCTCAGTGTCTTACCACACAATGTAGGGGGTCATGAAGATTAAAAATGTCGAGATTCGATGTAGGTGATATAGTTTCTTACGCACCAACGGAAGCCTTGCCTGTGAGTTTGGGATTTATTATTGATGTTAAGGATGAAGATCTGGTGCGAGTTTGCTGGTATATTTTAAATGCAATCCCTGTACCGAGGAAACGCCACCCTCAAGAATGGCTCCCAGCAAGCATACTGGAAGATTCAGGAACATTTAAAGTTTTGTCAAAAAAGCTTGACAATCTCTAATTATTATGTTATTATGGAAACAATGGACGACGACAAAGTAGAAATTGAATTTAACAAGAAAGACGGAGCAATCATCTTTTTTGTGGACGATCTCCCGCGAGAGGAGTTTTTGATTCCAACTGGAGAGGGCGAGGGTTGCGATAAGGTACGAGCTTCAATAGCTTTTTTCATATATGCCACTCAAAGAGAAGATTGGATAAGCGAGTTTAACAACGAAATGGCAGATGTACTTGCGAGTGAAAGGGACGCCCTTGTTGAAGAAGAGAAAAAAGCAAAAAGAAGTCACTTAAAGATTATTAAATAACAATGAGTCTGAACGAAATCCTAAAAAAAAGGCTGCGAACTTTAAAGCAGCAACAAACCATATGAAGGATACTCCTCAGTTTGAAGTAGGGGATTTAGTTAAGCCAACTGGACACCGCGTTTCTCTCATGTGTCCATCGAATGATGTCGGCATAATAGTTGAAACAATTTCTGATCAGGCATACGTTAAAACCGGGCGCACCGTTCGAGTATATTGGCAGAGAAACGAAAGGAAAGCTCTTGTAGATCCAGGCTGGTTGGAAAAAATAAAAATTTGACATTTATTTAAATTTTTGATAAAATGGGTGTAATGAAAGAAAGAATAGAAAATCTGCTCACACAACCATACCTCAGCACGTCTGAGAGTTCTTTTCTCAAATCCTTGCTTGACTTCTTTAAGAGCTATAATCGCCTTACGGAGAAACAAGAGCAAGCTCTGAAGAGAGTAGAGGAACGCTATGATGAGGAAACTTTGTCGAGAGCGGAGGTTTGGCGTCAGTCGTTTACCGACGAGCAGCGACAGATAGCTGTGATATGTGCTAAGTATTATACCGCGCAAGGCGAGTATTATCACACCCTTGCTAACAATATCTTGAGCGATCCTAAGTATATACCGAGCGAGAAGCAATATCGGTCCATGTGCGAAAACAAGTATGCCAAGAAAGTGATCGAAAACACATTTGCCGAACCAAAATATTCTATAGGGAGCTTCGTCGCCCTACGCGCCGGTGCAAGCTATCAAACGAGAACGGCGTTAGGGGCTGCCCCGGCGTTGATCATCGCCAGTGACGTGGAACCGGTCACGTCGGCTGCAAAGGGTTCTAAAAAATATTCAATTTTACCAGTTGGTTCTGCAAAAGTGTATATCGTCGAAGAACGCCATCTTAAAAAATGTAGAAAACAATAAGGAGAGCGAAATGAAATTAGTCGTAGAGTTCGAAATACCAATCGTTGCTAAAAACGCAACGGTTTCAGATATTAGTCCCGAGATTCAAAAAATATCAGAATATTTAAAAAATGATCTTGACAAAAAAATCTTGACAAAAAGCAATTTTTTTGGTACACTTATTATAAATGGTATTAAAATCACAGGAGAAGAAGATGACAGACAACTCAAACTTGATCTCGAAGATCATACAGTATGAAAACGGTGAACTAGCCGACGAAGAAGTGATTGATCTATTTCAAGAGCTAGTCCACACAGGCCTGGCGTGGTCTTTGCAGGGTAGCTACGGTCGCATGGCCGCACACCTGATAGAAGCAGGCGAGGTTGCAGATTGTCGCCTTATATAGCCGGGATGGTGGAATCGGTATACACAGCAGACTTAAAATCTGTCGCTCAACGGAGCTTGCGGGTTCGAGTCCCGCTCTCGGTACCATAGGAGCTTAGAATGAAAGTCGGTGATTTAGTAAAACTAAAAACAGATGTAGATTATGTGTCTGGTAGCTTGAAGAAAGGTCTTGTTGGGTTTGTTTTGAGCGTCGGAGAACCAACGCCGGTGCACACCGTTGGTGTTGCGTGCGTACAGTTTCTTGGTTCAGCTATGACAACTTGCAGATGGAAAGAGTTGGAGATTGTAAGTGAATCTAGGTGATTTGGTTAAGTTTAAGCGGTCTAAATCTCATTCTTACCGCGCCTCTGAGCCTTTGGGTATGATTATAAAAACGTATGCGCGCCACTACATTACTTCCGATCCCGCAGAGATTAATAAGTGTCTAGTAGAGTGGTTTATACATCCCGGCGCGCCCTCATGGTATCGCTGTGAGGAACTCGTGCTTGTGTCCTCGGCAGCAAAATAATTTTCTTGACAACCATTTAAATTTTTGTTACAATGGGAACACATTTAAAAAAGTGAAAAAATGAAGGTCGGTGATCTAGTGAGGAGTCCTATATGGGGCGTTCCTCGCAACAGAGGCATTATTGCTGAAACCAGCGAAGGGAAGTTCAAGACGACACATCTTGTGTTGTGGATGGATGGAGGGAAATCGTGGAATTTTGAGGACGATTTGGAGATTATCAGTGAAAGTCGGTGATTTAGTTGAGGTAATGTTCGAGGGTGTTGGTCTAGTTGTGACCGAGCCTGAGTTGTCGGCAGACTGTTTGCCAGGAGGAGAAGCGTATCCTCATGAGCACTATTACTTGATGGATGTGTTGTATCCTCATGGTCTAGTTCGCACTGATTACGATGACGTGACGAGGGTTATAAGTGAAAGTCGGTGATTTGGTAAGAATGAAAGTCGGTGATTTGGTAAGAATGTGGGACGAGATTTATATCATCTCAGATATACGAAAGGACAACCTGGGCAGGAAATATGCAGACGTGGTACATTCAGTCACGCTTGCAACAGGTGGGTATTTCCTCATGGATTTTGATGATAATGGCGAAAACCCTTACGTGGATCTGGTCAGTGCAAGTCGGTGATTTAGTAAGTCCAAAAAGAGGCAGGCGCACACATTGGGTTGGACTGGTGATAGAACAACGAGAGCACCCCGAGTTTGTTGAGCATGAAGGGACGACAGAATGTTTAATCCAGTGGACACGACAACCGCGCCACCCCGCTTGGTGGGCAGATTGGAGTTTGGAGGTGATTAGTGCAAGTCGGTGATCTGGTGAAAATCGATATTGGGCGTGATAGGGGCCGCGTTGGCATCATCACAGGTTTTGATAGTGATAATGATCCTATTGTCTGTTGGTACGATTTAGAACCTAAGACTGGTGCTTTTTACCACTACCATGTGGAGGTCATTTCAAAAAATTCTTGACATTTATTTAAATTTTTGATACAATGGACGTATATTAATCAAGGAATCAAATGAAACGACTATATCCGCGCAGACAGAGACTATCTGGCGATCAAAGAGCGTTGTGGGCTAAAGAAAGGCAAGCAATCGTAGGAAAATTGATAACCCAAAAAGGATGGGAAGGCTTCATGGTTGTCGAACACGTTCGCGGTTCACAATACCTCGTCCGCGATCCCGATGGAAAAGAAGTGTACGCTTCACATAAAAAGGCTAGACGACTTCCTGACGGCGCATTTACGAAAGGCGGCTGGGCATTATGGGAGGACAGAGATGAAAATCGGTGATTTGGTTACACTGTCCCAGTATGGTCGCAATCTTGAGGCATTTTGGCGTTTCCGTAGAGATGTTTGTGATGGGAAAATGGTGGGCATGCTCATTGATATTTACGACGACGGTGACTGGCATTTTAAAGGCGAGAAGTATAAGGTAATGTGGTTTAGTGAAAAATATAGTAAACTCAAACGCGTGTACTGGGTGACACCAGGAATATTTAAAAGAAACGATCTAAAAATATATAGAGTACCGAAGAAATGAAAATCGGTGATTTGATTAGAGAACGCGAGTATTCCGAAGTTGGACTCATTGTTGGCTACGCGGAGCATGATGAGATGTTTCGCACTACGACACCCTGTTATGCTATATTGACTCCAACTGGTAGTGTCGAGTGGTTTGAAAAAGAATATGTTGAAGCTGAGTGTGAGATTGTAAGTGAAAGTCGGTGATTTTGTAAGAATAGCAAGGTATCATTTTGGCAATGATCAAGTGCGCGAGACAGGAGTCATCATAGATCATCAAGAGAGTATGGGTGGTTTCGATATATGGACAGTTTACCTCAACGAAACGGGAAAGAGAGGTTGGTACAACACAGGAGAATTAAGGATTCTAGATGAAAGTCGGTGATTTAGTAAGACACAGAGACAACGGGTACTTTGGTATTATATTATGCGATAAGCCATATGGTGATCCACGTATGGTTGAAGTTGCGGTATCATGGGGCAAGATAATATGGCGTTGCAGAAGGCTGGAGGTCATAAGTGCAAGTCGGTGATTTGGTAAAGTTCGATAATATAAATGGTCATACTACCCATATAAATCGCAAGACAGCGATATATCTAGGGAAGGCTATATTGATTCGAGGAGATGGTGTAGTGATAGAAAACCACAAGGTTTTGCTGTTGGGCGATGCGAAACCCACTATCATTGATGCGGCACTGTTGCGGTATATGACGGTGGTTCAATGAAAGTCGGTGATTTAGTTCAGTGGATCTCTCCTTTCATGAAAGGCTATCCAGATGAAACCCCGTTGCTCGTACTCGATGTGAATCCGCCGACAACTCTCGGCGCTGAGAACGAACCTTTTGTACGTGTTGTTAGCATACCGTCTGGTTGGGTGCGCACGATAGACGTGTCGGATTTAGAACTTGTAAGTTCTCAGGATCATTGAGATTTTTTAAACTTGACAACAATTTTTTATTGTGTTATAATGGTCATACATTTAAAATGAGATAGAAAGTGAAAGTCGGTGATTTAGTGATAGTCCCTGAGTGTTTGAGTGCTTCTGGCAAACCACCCGGTCGTCGATGCGAATGTTTTTTTTGTGGCAGCAACAGCAACCGCATTGGACTGGTCATGGAAAAGCTAGGAGATGACATACATGGGATTGGCTGGCTCACCGCGTTTGATGTAGGCAAGTGGGCTTTTTGGCCGCCGGACGTTAGGGAAGGCGATGTGGAGGTCATAAGTGAAAGTCGGTGATTTAGTAACAAACAAACTGACAGGCAACACTGCGCTTGTACTCGAGTTGTGGGGTTTTGGACGTTATGCACAACTCACCAACGGTGAGAAAGCCGCCGCGTCGTATCTTAGGGTGATAAATGAAAGTCGGTGATTTAGTGCAGGCAGGAACTCTTAGGGATCGGTACGGTATTATATTGAATATGAAAGAATCGATTCGCCCAGGGTTAACCTGCAACTCAGAGCTAAGATATGAGTGTCATGTCAAATGGTTCAATACGGGCCGCCCTGACCTTGATCTAATGGGGCACCCATCTAGCTGGTGGGGGGCTTGGAGTTTAAAGGTGGTAAGTGATGCTTGATTATATTCCAGATGGTACGACGTTTGGGTTGCTTGATAATGGTATTGTCCTCGTTGGGATGTACCTCGGAGTGGATATTGAAGGGTGGGTAGCTAAAAAGCTAGGCAAGAAATCAGATCCGCTCCTGGGAGCAGTTGTGGGTGCTACAAGTTTCAATATGTTTTCTGACGGCATCGCCGCTATGGTTGATCCGTCGATGCACGGAATGACTTTCGGCATTGTTCTTGGCTGCGCCCTGATAATGCTGGCTATCCCATTTGCCGAGAAACTACGAAAAAACAGAGGTTCTAGTGAAAGTCGGTGATTTGGTACATTACCCACTCCTTCCGATCAGAGCGACACACGATGAAGAACCCTTGAGAAACGGCATCGTGGTAGGATTTGACCATGAAAATGATCCTATCGTTTTTTTCCCTTCGAGGGGTGATTCAGCCGCATATCATATGGAGGACATTGAGGTTTTGAATGAAAGTTGGTGATTTAGTTATAATGAACTTCGATGGCTGGTCCGGTGAAGAGATTGCTAATTATGGTGGATGGCAAGGGTGGGGAACCGGAGTAATCATAGAGCTTCCCCCTGATGATAGATATGATTATTGTCACGTCGTATGGTCCAAGGTTGGCCCAAGTTGGGAGACGATAGATCAACTGGAGGTTCTAAGTGAAAGTCGGTGATCTAGTAAAAAGTAAGGTTTCTGGGTCTGGATACGGTCAGATGGGGATTGTCATAAATGAGCCAGACGAAGATTTCATACGTCCATTATTGGATGTCCATTTTTTTGGAAGCGGCTACGAATCAGTTTTGATGATGCCCGAGGATTTGGAGAAACTGAACAAATGAAAGGTGATTTAGTAAAACTCTCAGCATATGCCTCGAGGTTAAAATGGTGTGAGAGACTTAGAGATAAAGTTGGTATAGTTCTTGACACGGTGGTAACTATTCCGGGCAATATGGGCTATGAAATTTTGTGGAGCGGCGAGACAAAACCATCTTATATGCGGTGCAGAGAAGTTAAGTTCGTTAAGTAGCTGAAATCATTGAAGAAAATAAAATACTTGACAATCATTAAAATTTTTGATAGTATAGAAAAATGAACAAAGATGAAAAAAAGATTAAAATGCTGTTTAACGACCATATTACCCGTGTCGGGAAATGGCCCCCTAGCTGGTCTGACATCGAAGATGCCATCCGAGAGGCTTACTGGGCTGGTACTAGCTCGGACGACGAGAGCGAAGATATTTTTGAGGACGAAGATCTTTTTTCTTGACAATCATTAAAATATTTGATACACTACATATACAAACTTAAAAATGGAAAGAAAACATGGGATACCATTCACAGGTGGTACTAGCGGTGAGCAAGGAACTTCAGCCTTATTTTTTGGCGGCTCTCGCTTCCTCCCCGAACGCGACCTCCTTGGTGTTTAAGGAGACGGATCATTTCGACGAAGATGCTTACAACAACGGTGCTATGTTAATGAACTGGAGCAGCATTAAATGGTATGATTCATACGAAGAAATCAATGCCATCGAGAAGTTCCTTTGCGAATGTGAGAGCGAAAGCCTCGAAGGTTGGGATACTGAACGAGACGAAGAACATGGCTATGCTTACCAACACTTTCGTTTTGTTCGTATAGGCGAGGACTATGAGGACATTGTGGACAGAGGCGAGCACTGTTATGACGATATCCAGATCAGCAGAGAGATACAGTTTTGAAAGCAGGCGATTTGGTAGTTTATGCTGCGGAGGATTGGCATCTGGCTTATGGAGTCGGGATTGTTATTAGAACAAACCCAATGTACGCATTTGTTACGTGGGCATCGAACCCTCGCGAGCGACCGTTCATAACGAATAAAAAGCACTTGAGGTTAATCAGTAAAAATGGCTAGTGAAGCACTCAAGAGGTCGCGGAGTAAATGGCGCGAATATCAGAAAAGACGCCAGGAGACAAACTGGTCTAAAATGTCCTACTACGACAAAGTTCATCCCGGTGATCTGGTCGAAGCGACGGAATGGGATAAAGGAACTGGCAAGTTTGGGTTGGTGGTCGCGACAGCCGACACTGTTGATTATTCTGTGGAGTGGGGAGACACTCACGTCCTGTGGAACGGGAGTGCTGAACCTACGTGGGAATTGAGTGGAGCATTGGAGGTGGTCAGTGAAAGTCGGTGATTTAATAAAACTTTATGAGCCTCTCTGTGATGTTTTCAGTATCGGGCTTGTTTGCGATATTGAACCTCTCGAACCTGCCTACGCTGCTGGTCTGAACGTGGGAAACAATAGGTATTGGACTATGTGGAGTGACGGTGAATATTCATGGGTTTGTGATAAATCTGAAACGGTGGTGATAAGTGAAAAAATATGAAGAAATAGGTTTAGAAATAGGAAAACTCGTACAGGAAAAGAATGAAGCCTATGGCAACTCTTTCGGGGAGTCCTGTAAGATAATAGAAGTTTTATTCCCCAACGGTGTGAAACCAGAGCAGTACGGTGATTTACTAGCAATCACACGAGTTATTGATAAACTGTTCAGACTGGCTACAAAGAAGAACGCTTTTGGAGAAAGCCCCTGGAGAGATATATGTGGCTACGCCTTGCTGGGAATAGCACGGGATGAAAGCGACGTAAGTGCTGAAGATCGTTAAAGAAAAATAAAATGGTTGACAACGATTTAAATATTTGTTACACTGGAAACAGAAACTTGAAAAAGAGGAAAAATTAAATGTCGTGGAACGGAACAGTTAGATGCTCGTATTGCTATGAAAAAGGACATAACAATCGTACCTGCCCCAAACACAAAGAAGAAGCAGAAAGGCTCATTGCAGATGGTGAGGAAGAGAACTGGACAGTACGCACCTACAACAATAAAAAGCAAAAGGTTAAGCGTCAGTGTTCTTTCTGTCAAGCCTATGTCGATCTATATAATGATGACGACAAAATGGAAGAGTCCTACAACCATAACAAGCGTACATGTGAACTCAAAAAGAGTGCAGTTACAACGCTTCACAAAGAAAATATAGCGCACCGTAAAAAGGTGGTAAAGTATTTCAACAAGATGGGGATCGCTCCCGGCGCTCTAGTTAGATGCGAGCGTTATGGAACAGAACAAGTATATTTCATCACCGGGATAGAATGGGATCGGATTTTTCTTGTAGATGATGGAGCTACTGGCTACAGACTCCATAATCGTGGTGGACGAGAACTAATGTGCGCGCCACTTACTGACCTTGGACGAGGCCACTTTGCCTTTGATATTCCACTCCATGAAAAGTATTATCGTAATGAGAAGGGTTACTACAAGACTACGTTGGTTTCGCCCCTTAAAAACAAGGTAACTCCGCCGAAAGGTTGGCTGAAAGACATTGATTGTGTGAAAGCGTGTTTTGTAAGTTAGCTCTTGAAATCATTGAAGAAAAATAAAATACTTGACATTTATTTAAATATTTGTTATACTGGTAACACAATAATCGAAAAACCCCCTGAAGCCGAGGAAGAACAATGGCAGTAGATTTTAAAACATTTCTTGAAGTAGTACCTTTTGTGACTGACATTACTAAGCCTGTTCTTCTCCGTGGTCGTCATGGGGTTGGGAAATCACAGGTGGTCTATCAGGTTGCAGAAGGTATCGGACTCCCTGTTGTGGAGCGTCGGGCTAGTCAGATGACTGAAGGCGACCTTGTTGGATTGCCAAAGACTGACGGCGATGTCACCTCGTTCTGCCCCCCTGACTGGTTCAAGACGGCTTGTGATGAGCCTGTGATCTTGTTCCTCGACGAAGTAGACCGCGCTACAATCGAGGTCCGTCAAGGTATCTTCGAGCTTACTGACTCTCGTAAGCTGAACGGTCATAGACTTCACCCTGGTACTCTTATCTTTGCCGCTATCAACGGTGGCGAGCACGGGCAGCAGTATCAGGTTGGAGAAATGGATCCTGCCGAACTTGATCGGTGGACCGTCTTTGATGTAGAACCGACTGTTGAGGACTGGCTTGATTGGGCGAAAGAACGCCTTGATTCTGTTGTATGGGATTTTATTAATCAGAATCGCAATCACCTTGAGCACGCTACGGACTTTGAACCTAATAAGGTTTATCCTTCTCGCCGTTCATGGGAGCGACTCGATGAATGTCTTGCGTCAGCTAAGTTGTATGAGCAGGGCGCTTCGCCCATTCTCTACAACCTGGCGTCTGCCTTTGTAGGCTTTGAAGCTGCGGTTTCGTTCAATGATTTTATTCAGAACTATGACCGACAGGTCACAGTCGAAGATATTCTTGTCAAAGGCGAGATCGATAAGACGAAAGACTTCTCTATCAACGACCACACTGCGCTGGTAGAAAAGTTGGAAGCTGTCGAATCCTTTAAGGAGGAACTTCCAGAGGAGCAGGTCCAAAATCTTGCTAAGTATTTTATGACTCTGCCCTCTGAAGTGGCTATGAAGTTGTGGACTGTTATGGGCGCTGCCGATAACAATATCACTAATACTATTCGACTTCATCAGTCCAAAGTTGACGGGGTATCCGTTGCGAATAGAATGGTAGAAATGCTGAAAGCCAGCGATGACGATAAATAAGGAGAAAACAATGGCTAACAAAGAATCTGACTTGTATGAACAAGTCAAAGCAAACACGACTACGCTCGCTCGCGTAGAACAACGCGCAAATAGAGTGTCTATACTTGTTGATGAACTTCACCAGCTAAAACAAGCAGTTGCAGAGCTTCAAGAAAGAGTTGTAGAACTTTTAAATAAATAAGTTGACACACAACGATATTTATGTTACAATAGGGTGTATTTAAAAAAGGATGAGAGATGAAAGCGTTTGACCTTAATACGCATGTCGCTAGACTGTTGCTTAATGAGCCATTCTTTGCGGCTTTAAGTCGTAGGGTGGATAAACGAGAATCAAAAGCTATCCCGACTGCGGCTGTCATGGTTAACCCTCATACGGCACAGTTCGAGATGTTATATAACCCTGACTTCTTTGAGAATCTGACGGATAAAAACCGTCGCGATATTATCAAGCATGAGCTTTATCATATTATCTTTGAGCATCTTACAGGTCGCAGGCCGGACGGTGAGAATCCTCGCCTTTGGAACTTCGCAACGGACTTAGCTATTAACTCCCATCTAAGCGATCTCCCAGAGGGGTGTCTTAAACCCGGTCAGGGTCCGTTCGCAAACTATCCTTCCGGCCAAACAGCAGAATGGTACATGTCAAAGCTAAAGAAGGATAAAGAGAAAGGCGAGGATAAGACCGAAGGCGAGGAAGGCGAGGGAGAAGGTAAAGGAAAGGGTCAAGGGGAAGGAGAGGGCGATTCGTTGGGCGACAACGGACAGTTTGACTCACACGAACACTGGGGCGACGTTGATAACGTCACTAGGGAGATCGCGAAGGAAAGACTCAAAGAAACTCTCCGCAAGGCAACCGACGAATGTTCACGGGGCAACAACTGGGGTTCTGTTCCAAGTGATATACGGAAGGACATCATGAAGCGTCTTTCTAGCATGGTTGATTGGAAAAAGGTTTTGCGATACTTCGTCAAAACCTCACAAAAGGCTAACAAGTCTACTTCGATCAAGCGCATTAATCGTCGTTATCCATATATTCATCCTGGTCGTAAAACCAGCAGGCAAGCCAAGATCGCTATCAGCATTGATCAGTCTGGTTCAGTTAGCGATGATATGCTCGCACAGTTCTTTTCTGAGTTGAACAAACTCTCAGAACTTGCAGAGTTCACGGTGATCCCGTTTGACTGTACGGTCGCCGAGAATAAGGTTTTTGTTTGGAAGAAAGGAGAAAAGCGAATATGGGAGCGTGTGCGTTATGGAGGAACAGACTTTAATCCTCCAACGGACTACGTTAATACGAATGGTTTTGATGGTCATATTCTTCTTACTGATTTGTGTGCTCCGAAACCTAAGCCCAGCAAGTGTCAAAGAATGTGGTTGACAACGGAATACTATGCGAAGCACCCTTACTTCCAAACCAACGAGCGAGTAATCGCAATCCCAGAACAATAAGAGAGGTTAAAGATGAATGATGAATGTTATAGCGTGTTGTTAGAAGCTGATACAATGGAGGGAGTTTATATCTGCGTGAGTGTTGATAGGCGCGGCAAGGTGAAACATGAGTTTTACCTTGAAGATGGCGAAGCCTATAGCGCGCTGAACCAGAAGCCAGGTAATCCTAAGATCAGCGATGATCCTACATGTCAGTCTGCATACGCCGGTATATTTGAGTAGGTATATTATGGCGGCATCACCTTTTAATGACGCGCTAGCAGCGTTAGAGGAAATCAGGGCTTATTGTGAGAAGCGCGAAAAGGACTACGAAGGCTGGGGAAAGGTCGCAGAGGCGTTTGATTTACGGACAGTCCGTGAAAAAGCTGAACGGGCTATTGGCGCACTCACACCTTGCCTGTCGATTACAAAAAAACTTGACAACGATTTAAATATTTGATATAATAGGGGCATGAATAAAAAGAAAAAGATCAAGCTGCGTAACTGGCTTGCCATTCATGCTCACTTCCGCAAAGGTGCGGGCAATCATGGCGACAAGAGGAAACAAGACTCTAGGCGCGCCTGTAGGGGGTACAAGTGGAAATAGCAGACTACATGTTCATATTTGCGCTCGGCGCGTTCGCCGGTTCATTGTTAACTTCCTGGGCAAACTTGCTTTTCCTCAAAGAAGAAGTGCGCGAAGAGAAACAAGAACAAAAGATCATTAGTAGATTTGATAAATATCTTTAAGCTGGTCAAGGACAAAGCAATGGCGTTGCTAGGTTATATCTTCTGTGCACTTTCGTTTCGTTGGTTCGACGCTGTTGAACTTCCTTATGGAGATGAGTGGAGTTGGCGACATCGTGCATCTTATTTCATTGGAGAGCAACTTTATTCTGTGGGACGCTTTTTTTATGACTTAGATACTAGAAGGGAAAAAATAGAATGGTGAAAGTAGGAGATTTAGTAAAGCATATCGGGACAAGACTAGAGATTCTCCCGCTCGGTATTGTGCTCGATGCTGCCCCATCCAAATCAGGAGTCTTAGTTGCTCACTTGGACGGAGAGCTTATAATATGGCCGCACACTACGTTGGAGGTAATCAGTGAAAGCAGGTGACTTGGTAGAGATTACACGTCGCTCTATTGGCGTACCGTCAGGCACGATTGCCCTGATCACTGACACGGTGCACACAGACCCCTCGGACCAGCACGATATTATAAAATACCATATTGTTCGGTTGGTTTGCACAAAATGGGCTGGCAAAGAACGACGCTTTCTTGAACGAGATTTAGAGGTGATCAGTGAAAGTCGGTGATTTGGTAGTTTACGTCTGGAAACCAGGATCAGGGTTGCCCTCAATAGGCGAAGAATACGGTCTGGGCATCATACTAGACGAGAATCCATACTATTATTTTATTAGCTGGAGCAATATCTGTAGTGATTCTCCGATGTTAGCTACCATCAAAGAGAATGTAATCCCCGCGACAATCGAAAATGTTCAACAAATACGCGCAGTTGTCGAGACTGAAAAAGAACTTGACAAATGGGCGATTATTTGATATTATTAATATAGAATCGTAAAAGAGAAGAGAAGAAATGGTTGGGAGTTTGGTAAAGTGTCTGGGCGATCTATACGTCGTGCTGGGTACGGAGAAGGACAGCAAAGGAGAGACGATGTTGAGCGTCTTGAGTTTAAGCAAGTCGGGTTGGCACATGCTGGTCAAGCTCGAAAACAATCCGTGGGTGGAGGTCATAAGTGAAAGTCGGTGATTTGGTAACAAACACACGAGCAGTCTGGGATAACCCCGCCGTCGATGGCGGTCCATATCCTGCCGGTTGTGTGGGTATCGTCGTCGCCGTACGCGCCGACGTGTGGAATAAACACCTGAGCAACTACATTGACGTTATGCTTTCCCATGAGGGCGAAAGCGTGTGGTGTGGCAACTACACTCAGGGACACTTCGAGGTGATAGCATGAAGCGCGGCGATTTGGTAAAGATCAAATGGCTCACTGGTGATGAAGTTGGGATATTCTTGAGGATTACAGACAATAGTATTCATGCCGATCTCAGGCGCGCCGATGTTTTCTGGGATGGCGAACCTACTTCTCTTCCCTGTAGCCAGTTGGAGGTGATAAGTGAAAATCGGTGATCTCGTAAACCCGATACCTGGTAGGATGATCGATCCAGGCACAAATATTGGATTGTGTGTATATCTTGGCAGCGATGACGAGAGCGAAGAGTTTATCCATCATACTCTTCTGTCCAATAAGGGAGTGATTGAGCTTCCCGAGTGGCATTGGGAGTTGGAGGTCATCAGTGAAAGTCGGTGATTTACTAAGATTCAAAGAGACAGGCTGCGTTGGTCTTGTGACTGAAACGATATATGATTATGCTGTCAGAGTCTTTGTTCAATGGACCGACGAAGAAACAAAACAGATCAGTTTAGAGGCGGGTGTCTGGCAAAAGGATTATCTTCTAGAATGCACAGAGGTCATAAATGAGAGTCGGTGACTTGATAAGAATGTGGGACGAGATTTATATTATCTCAGACATACGAAAGGACAACTCAGGCAGGAGATATGCAGACGTGATACACTCAGTCACACTTGAAACAGGTGGATATTTTCTTATGGATATTAATACTCACGGTGATAGCTGCGATAACCCTTATGTGGATCTGGTCAGTGCAAGTCGGTGACTTAGTAAGGCCGAAGAGAGGCAGACGCATAGGCTGGATTGGACTGGTGATAGAACAACGAGAGCACCCCGAGTTTGATGTTCATGAAGGAACGACAGAATGTTTAATCCAGTGGGCGCAACAACCGCAAAGCCCCGCTTGGTGGACAGATTGGAGCTTGGAGGTGGTCAGTGCAAGTCGGTGATATAGTCAGGTACAATGCCTGTAACTGGTCCGAGGAGTACAAACAGCAGTATTGTGCTCGTGGGTTTGTAGTGGCAGTATCAGAGACATTCGGGCAAGTTCTGGTCAGGTGGTTTTCTCACGATAGGAATGATCAAAGTTGGCGCGAGCTTAGGGACGTGGAAGTTCTAAGTTCCCGAGACTCTTAAAGAAAAAAAAAGTGCTTGACTTTCATTTAAATATTTGCTATACTGGTAACAGAAACAATCGAAGAGAGAAAGGAAAAAGCGCTAAATGATGATTAAACTGCTTAGTCTACTATTTATGGTCGCCGGTCTTTCCAGCAGCAAGCCTGTGAAGGAATACCCCAAAGAGGGTATAGTTTACAGTTTTACTGGCTGTACCATCAACTACGATGCGGATATAGTCTGGTGCTTGGCTTCAAGCCAGGAGTCGCTACAAAAGGAGTTTGAAATATCATAATGAAAGAAGCAAAGGAAAGAGTAAACAGGATCATTGTTTTAGGCGACGGCGAAACGTATGACCTTGAAGGCTATGTAGTCATGTTAACGGATGAAGAACTGTTGCAGGTCGAGTCAGGTTCTAAAATCAGTCATGTCGTCGGCTGGAATCGACTGCTTGCCGGGTCGGTCCCCGGTACGCTATTCTCGCCAGATGGTGACTCGAAAAATATTTTGCCTGAAGGATAAAGCAAGTGCGTATTTTTATTGAAGTTGTGGCAATATCCATTTTAATGTTCCTCCTATATACCTTGTTCCCCGATAGGGTTGAAGCCTTGGTAGAAGGAGCCTATGAGTATATTTCACACATTTTACCATTTTGAAAAAAAGTGCTTGACATTTATTTAAATGTTTGGTACTATATAAACAGTTCTTTAAAAATCGAATCGAAAAAACGTAGTGTGTGGGTGGAGCCCTGACAGTAGCCAGGTGAAAACCTGACCACCTCAAAGGTCGAGCACGCTGTTAGTCGGACTTAGAATAAAATGAGTCCGTAGCACACTACGAAAGCCAGAGGCACCACCTAAGAGCAGAGTTCAACTCTCTGCCGGGGCAAGCCGCGCCTGATTTGGCGGGTCTTAGGTGGCGATCTCCGCGTCTTAGTCAACGTGAGGGGATAAAGTAAGGTTAGGTCTGACTCCCTAACCTCACCCCCTCTGGCAAGGAGAGGGAGAAGGTGAAAAAGCACAGTTGTGGTCCTCTTTCAATGGGCACAGAAGGTAGCTATATGCTACCCGAAACCATGTGATCGAACCCGCCTCTCTCTCTACGGGGTGAAGGGAGCGCCAGTCCACCGATAGGAGGCATCTTATCACCGGGCGTGGAGTCAACTTAGATTCAGGCGCTCCCTTCCCCCTTTCCAAATACCCCAGGGCACAAGGCTCAAGTCCAGGCTGGGCAACCCGCTCGAAGAAGGTTGCTCCCTGGCAGGGTAAATGCCCGAGATCATTGAAGAAAAATAAAACACTTGACAACTATTTAAAAAGCTGCTATACTGTAATAGTAATAATCGAGAAAGAGAAAAAAATGGCTTTAAAAATCGAAATACAAAAAAGCAACAGCAAAGGCAATCCTGCCAACGTGAAAGTTGCAACAGGCAAAGCCAACAACCGCGCGGCAGACGAAAAGAAAGCCGCCGCGTATTCATATCAACTGACAATCACGCATTTCGGGTAGGATCATGAACAAACGGTTTAAAACAGGCGACATGATTCAGATAGGCTCGAAAGAGAACAACGTTGCCCTTGTCCTGGGTCCAGCCTATACAGGCGGGAAATCAGGCGGCATGTGGTGGGTTCAGCGTGTCGAATCAAGCGCGCCCATCATGATTTTCCAAAACGCTAGTTTAATCAAGGTGATCAGTCAGGGAAAATAATCCTTGACTTTCATTTAAATATCTGATATACTGTAAGTATGATAATCGAAAAAGACAAAAAAACGTTCCGAGTAGGCGACCTAGTGAGAGTGTCGCACCCGAACGGAGCAGGCGCAAAGGGTTGGTATTGCCAGCCTGGGACTCTGGGTATTGTGACCCGCACTCCTGAAGATCACGGGCGAGGTTTCCTCGAGATGGAGATCTCTGCTGCTTCTGTCGGTGTTCGTCGGTTCCACGTGGAAGGCTGGAGCGTTATAGAGCAAGACAACCTGTTTGCGGGAGTATAAAAAATGGCTAAGAATCTAACAACAGTGATGAAATGGGCGCAGGCAGTCTCAGACTTCAGAGAATATTATATGCCTGGAATCGTGTTACAGGAGCAGGCTAACGGGTTCACAGAGTCCCCTGATTGGCCGATGCGTCGAGAGGCATGGAACAACTATACGGACTACCTCTGCAAAAGCCATCATATTTCAGACTGGCAATATGAATGGTGGGGACAGCCCGCGTGTGTTGATCCTGGCGACGATTAAAAAATAAAAACCTTGACATTGATTTAAATATCTGTTACACTGTAAGTAAGATAATCGAGAAAGAGAAAAAAATGAGCTTCGGCAAAATCAAATATTTCGCACACCGCTTAATCAAAGGCGATGCAATCCCCTTCTTTGCCGACAATAAAATAAACCGTCGCATCGAAGATCACGTTTCACGTATCCTGGCCGCGCGGACCAGGCGACGAAAATAATCCTTGACAATCATTTAAAAACCTGTTATACTTAGAGAGTAACAATCAAAAACCCATGAGGGAAACAGCAAAATGCTGCTAGTTTACGATTACGAGAAAAATCAATGGTATGCCCCATGTGCAGACGGTACGCTTGAACCGTACCAGAAACGCGCATCGGCAGAGGTGCCCGCACGCATCGCGGAGGATTCCGGCCTGGATCTCGAACTGCAAGAGGTGGTAGCATGACCCGCAAAGACTATGAAAAGATCGCAAAGATTCTCAAGACAACACACCTCGAGGACCACCAGCGAGCGAGTCTGTCGGTTTCCTTCGCTAGTGTGTGCAGAGAGGACAACCCCCGCTTTGACGTGGATCGGTTCCTCCGAGCTTGTGGCGTGAAAAATAAATCTTGACAACCATTTAAATCTGTGATATACTGTAAGTAAGATAATCAAGAAAAGGTTAAACATTGAAAGAGTGAACACAGGGCGTGCCTGCCATAGATCAACACTAGCGCAACCAACAGAGGGCGAGCAACTATTGCAGCCCGAGCAAGTGGAGATAATGGCAAGCCTTGAACCGGACTTCGCCCACCGGAATCGAACGAAAAATAATCCTTGACTTTCATTTAAATATTTGCTATAATAGTAATATAACAATCAAAAACCCCTTAGAGAAAGAGAGAAAATAAATCATGGCAAAGCCTGAACTTAAAGCAACCGATCTTAACGCCCGCATTTCTGCCCTTGAAGCTGAACTGAAGGAAGCTAAACAGAAGAAAAAAACTACCATGTCGATCAAAGTATCGCCAAAAGGTGGAGTTTCTGTCTATGGTCTGGGGCGTTTCCCCACAACCCTTTATAAAGGACAATGGGACAAAATCCTTGACCCCTCCTTTGTGAAGGAGTTGAAAGCCTTCCTGAAGGACAACGAAGGTTCTTTGACAGTTAAGTCCTAGCACTTAACGTACCCGAATCGGGGTAGACCTGGGCAAGTCTAAAACTGCCCTCAACCTATAACATATAACCTGAACCCATCACTTAAACCGTAAACCTTCCGAGAGTTAATAAATATATAATGAGTGAAGTAGTACAAGTACCTTTAATAGTACAGGAAGTAGACGGATCGTGTATAGTACACTTTCCAGCCGGTCATGGCGTTGCAACACTTAACCTTGATGATGCACGTGAAGCGGTTAACCAATATCTCGGCATTGAATCAGAAGATAAGCCAAAAAGAAAGATCGGCTTTAATACTTTCAGTGGGATAAGGTAGCCCCTTTAACCGTCGTAATATATAGTTAAGATATAAGGTAGGAAATAAAAGGTTCATGATATACGCTCTAGCAGTAATACTATTAAGCACATTCTCGAGAATATGTCAACCACTCGCAACCTGTCAGGCTATTGACACCCCCAAAACCTACCATGACATTCAGATCACCTGTCATATAACCGACACTGACAATACGTTGACAGGCGAGAATAAAAGTGCAGTCAGTGAAAGAAAACCCTTGACAAGTGCTCGAGGATATGAGATAATAAGTTATAGTCAGTTGAGAAAACCCCTTAGAGAGAGAGAAAATAAATAATGGCTCAAGTCAGTTTTTATAATGGATCCTGGTACGTCGTGTATCCGAACGGCGAAACCGAACTTTGCCACAATCACGCAACCGCTGCTTATCTTGTCAAGGCGCATAACGCTAGCGCATAAAGGAAAACGAATGAACGGTTTATTTCTTGCAGGCTCGAGCCTTGATGATATATTTGATGGCGCTTACAGTATCTTTGATGATGTAGCAGAAGGCGGCGGATTCGATCAACTTAAAGATCGCGCGTCGGATCTCGAGGTCGAAGAAGTGGTAAACGTTACGCCACAAAAGGTAACGCGCAAAACTTCAACGCCCAAAAGAAAAAAGGTCGAGGGTTATAAAAATAAAACTGTTAACACTTCCAGTAAGAGAGGGAGAGGCAGACAATCAGGCGTAAAAGGTAAATGTGGTAACTGTGGGATCACAGGTCATTATAAAAGTACATGCCCTAAGTATCTGCCATAGCTTATAACATATAAGGGGAGGGGGAAACATTAACAGCCGCACCCTGTTTGTCTCTTGAGGGTATATAAGAAAAGGGGATAGGTTAGCACACCGAGTAAGGTGCACACCCCCTCCCCCCCTCCTCCCCATCCCCGGAATCTATGTCCTAGGCTAGGGCAAGGGCAGAGCGCGCCTTAGTACAAGCACGATATAGCGCTCAGAAAAAATTCCAGATTCTGTATACTTACTGTAATGCGAACCATAATATTATTAATCGGGTTAACAGTCTTGAGTGTAAGCTGCTTCGAAGAGTTTGCGCAAGCTATATATTCTGTAGAAGAATGGGTTTCATGTAAATCAAGTTGCAAAAAATCCCCAGAAAAAAAAACAGACCTTATAGAACGCATGCCAACTATTTATAGAAAGTAGCGGAGATTCATATTGAAAATAACCAAGCAACAATTAATTAACGTTATAAAAGAAGAAATTAACAGACTCTTGTCAGAGGGTGGTGCAGGCGTGGAAACTTCCGAGGGCCGGCAAACAACAACGAACCTAGACGACGATTGGAGAAATATGTCTGCAGGAGAAAAGTGGAGAGTAATGGGCACAGAACTCGAGACCGATCCCGGATTGGGCTATGGCCTAGGAGAAGAAGAGTTCCTAACCTACGATGGAAAGCCAGCATATGCGCGCATGCACGTACCGTTTCTTACTGATTGGGAGTTTGCCGGTGTACCACAAGAACACTGGCCTCCAGGTACCAAAATGCCAGACAACCTTAAATATGCAATTGATTCTGGACAGGAAGTACTTCTAATGCGTCCAGATGCCGGCCTTACAACAACCGAACTCGAAGCAGAAAAATGGGAAGATCGCGCGCACCCACAAGGTCTTTCGCTGCCAGGTGGTCAACGTGTGCCTACTTCTTTCGGCACACAAATTCAAAGTAAAGAATCAGGAGGCAAGCGTCACGTAGTTGCAAGAGAGGCGCCCGGATGGACGGAAAAAATGGCAGCTGATTTGAGAAGGCGATTGGATCTTAACTTGCCTGAAGATGAAGCTGCAAGAAAAGATCGAGAAGCCGCACGTGTTGTAAAAGGCGGTGACGTCGATACAAAGAGAGCTATCCAAAATGCCTTACACACTATTACAGGCGGGTGGGTTCCAAAATGGCAATCCCATAGGCCATTGAAGGGTTCAACGTTGCCTGAATTTTATGAGGATCTAGAAAAATACAATCTTTCACATGTTCTCGGCACAAAAGGCGAGGATTATAGTTGGGGACCTTCGCATGCCGAAGCGCTCAGACAATTAAAAACAGTCAAAGAAAACCAGAAAAAAAATTAGACCTTATAGTGTGCGCGCCAACTACTTATAGAAAGTAACAGGGATTCTCAATGAAACTAACCAAACAAGAACTAGTGCAGATAATTAAAGAAGAGCTTGATGACCTTTTGGGCGAGGAAGAGGCAGCTGCTATAGATTTTGGCCCGCGGCCAAAACTAGATCGCCCCGGGGATGCAGCGTACGCGCCTAGGCGACTTCAAAAAACTAAAGCCGGGATCGATCCAATGGCCCGGGTCAAAGGTATAGCAAAAACGGTCCAAGACTTTCCTGTGGAAGCCGGCGTCAAAAGCGGCTCGCCGTATGTTGGTTTAAAAGGAAAGTTCAATACTTAATTAACTACTTATAGAAAGTAACGGAGATTCTTGATGAAACTTACCAAACAACAGCTCATTAAAGTAATAAAAGAAGAGCTAAACACTTTACTGCAGGAATACGAGGGTCAGGAATCCCTGAACCTCCTCGACCGCCCGCGGGGGCCGGATTCGGCGCCCGAAGGTTCTGATCAGCCATGGCCAGGTTATGAGCAGCGAATGGCCGAGCTGGGTACCGCAATTGCCACTATGGGCGATATATACGACACATTCCCAATCGCAGACTGGGCAGCCGGAGGCCCGGCCGGGCTTCCTTCGCCATCATGGGAGGAAGCGCATGAAGCTGATCGTGCGCGTACGCAGCATGCTGAACGTGAAAGAGACTACCTTGAAAACCCGCCGCCATGGGAACATACAGCGCCTTCACAACACAAATATGCGCTGCGTAAAGCGAGAGAAGCCGGAGAAACCGGTTGGGGGCCAGGCAGCCTCGAAGAAACCATTCAGCTTGAATTAGCTAGCTTAATTAAGGAATTAAAATGAAACTAACCAAACAACAATTAATCACTGTGATTAAAGAAGAACTTAATATTGTGCTCTCAGAGTACACGGCGCCTAGATCACTGGGTACGATTGACACAGCCGCGCCGGCGCCCACGCACCAGAAGGCGGCGAAGAAGACCGCGCCTACAATCGAAGAAGCGATACAAGAGGAACTCTACAACGTACTAGCTGAGATTGAAGAACAGAGCCCCAAAGGAGGGATTGACAGAGGTGAAGCGCTGAATCGAACTACCATGAAATATGAGCCTGGAGAAAAGTACGAACGTGGCAACAAAGCATATTGGGACGCCAAACAGAGCCCCA